AAGATAGGGCACCGGTGCCTAAGCTCGCGACCCCTATTTTTAGTATGTCCGACCTGTTTTACGATAGTGCCAGCTTAGGCACCGGTGCCTAAGCTCGCGACCCCTATTTTTAGTATGTCCGACCTGTTTTACGATAGTGCCAGCTTAGGCACCGGTGCCTAAGCTCGCGACCCCTATTTGAATATTCAATATGTTAAAAATTGAAATTGTAACTGACTATACACATGACTGACCTCATTGCCTACACACCTAGCGCAAAACTCGCGGAAGAGTTCCCCGAGTTCACTCAGATCACTATCTATGGTGATCAGGAAAATCCCCTATTCCCCCTGGGACAAGTTCAGGAATTCCTCGGAACTGGACAAATTCGTCTCGATCGAGGCGATTACGCACTTGGTGTTGATTATATCAAGGCCCTATGCAATCGCAAAGACGGCAGGGCCGATGAACAGAACCTCCTGACCGAGGAGGGTCTCTACCACGTCCTCTTCCGCACAAAAACTCCGGTAAGTCGGAAATTCAGACACTTCACGAAGATCGTCATGAAGGAGCTCAGACTTCGCGGCCAGGTCACGCTCGACAGTGCACTGGAAAAACTCAAATGGGAAATTGAGGATCGGGATCAAAAAATTACTGATCTAAATCAGCAACTCGATGAGGAACACAACAAGCGTATTCAGTTCCAACGATCAAGTGAAAAGTTCTACATGCAAAAAATGGATGCGATCAGTCGAGCGGCTGCTGCAGAAATGAAACTGAAACAGGCCCAAGATGTCGCGGACACGAGCCCTGAGTACTTGTTCGAACACATGAAGGCGCGATTCCTCAAGCGCGTATACGTCTATCTCGTCAAACCGCCCAAAGCGATTGAGGATGAATTCCCCACTTTCGAAGACGGAGACCCCACCGATGACGAGGAGATCTGCTTCGAAGTGAGTTTCCGAGCTCGCGATCAACCAACGTGTGCGGAATTTTACATGATGAAGGACGTCAAGATGGAGACGTTCCATACTGAACTTCACGCTCGCAACTTCACGGTCATGACCAACGATAAGATCCATGCATCTAAGTTCCGGGGGAGCATCGATGAAATCCGCGATCTCGTGGACCACATGCTCGCGAAAGCACTTCAGTAACTGAAGTACTTCTTATTTTTTCTTAGATGGTAGGGGAGTTGTATGTAACAATGTCCCTTACAAAGCTCGCAGCACTCTGCACCAAGATGGATACGAGTGCGATTGCGAAAGAAATGAAACATTATCAATCGGAAGTCAATGTCACCACCGTAACAATGGGGGCTGGTGAAATGGCACGCCATGTTGTATCACCACACATTCTCAGAAATCATATCGAATTCGGATTCGAATCCGACAGCGATATCGACCATCTCACCGAAACCGGTCTCGTGATCTCGGGCAACTATATCGCGCAGGTACACAACTGGCGTGTCAAAAGTATTCTCGGCGGTTCGACAAAAACAGACGGGATCACGTGGATACCGTTCAGTGACCTATTCTTGGATACCCCCGGTACCCCACTCATTACCGACCCACATTTCGTAATGAAAAACTCGGGTGACAGCGAGCTCCGAGTTCACATCCGGACGACCGGAACTTGTCTTAACCGGGACATGGCGCGTGTTCCCATTATGACTGAATGTCGCACCGTCATACATGCCCATGAAGAACAAATGCGGTTCGTCAGCCATAACACGGGACTACTTCACGGTATGCTGTACATCCACACATCGAATTATGCGGACGACATTCGCAAAATCAACGTCGTGCTGGATGGTGTGGAGTGCCCCGTAGATTTGAACCGGACACGCCGTACGGTTGATGGACGGACGATCTACGTCATTCCCTATTCGGACAAATGGGCCTGGGGCAAGCCACCTCCCGCATGGATCTCCCGGGTCGATATCGAAGTGGATCTAAAATTCACTGGGCCCTCGGAACAACGCACGGTCACCATCGGTACATACAGCAATAACGTATTGGTCAGCCATGCCGGAACGGCTGCTCACGCGTTCTCTGTATAAAAAATATGAAACTCTCTCGACCGCTTTATTTTTTGTTGTGGTCGGCGGCCAGTAGGGCGATGGCGCGCTCGAGGTTGCGGCGACCCTCCCGGTACACTTCGATGTTGTGATCGGCGGACACACGTGCTTCCGCCGCAGCGGTGAGAGCGGCCTGGTGCAGTTCGGGATCGTCCGCCTCACTGTACTCGAGCACGAATTCCATGTCGTTGAGGCGACGCAAAGTGTTGAAGTACCGGTGGCAGCACCGGTGGCAGATACCGCCGATCCAAACGCACCGCGACCGTTTGATCACGCTGTAGCCCGGTTCGGGCGTGTCCGAGGAGTCGATCACACGACCATCCTTATCCATTGTTTTACTGTGCCAGTGGCAGAACGCCTTGTCCGTGTGGTTGAACTCGTATCGGACCGGACCCTCTCCGGTGGGTGTGACGCGAGGCATTTTTGTCGGTGAAGTAATAAAGACTTAAAATTTCAATTTTATCATGGCAAAAAAAAATAATCAGATGAGTTTTTACTCATCGTCCTCGGCGAACTTTTTCTTCGGCTCCCAATGCTTCCACCCATTGGTCTGACCAAGTTTCACGACACCCTCAAGATGGTCGAGCTCGCGAAGCCATGTGGACGAGACGGCGTCTGCTTTCAGGTATTCCGCGAGATCCGTGCGCGTGCGCTCGATCTTCTCGCTGAGCGAGTTCTCACCCTCCTCGCTCAGGTCGTCGGCGTCCATCTTGCGCAGGTATTCCCACGACGCGTTCGGACCCATGCGGACGAGATCCTCGAGAACCTTGATGCTCGTGAAACTGGGCTGATCGAGCAGGCTCTTGTCGAAGCGCGGGAAGCCGGCCGCCCGGATGATCTCGTTCTGCTCCTCTCGCTTTTTCTTGGCCAACCCCATCTTTTCGCGACGTTTGATGAACAAGAGTTGCTGCTCCATCATCTCGATGCGGAGTCGCAGCAGGATGCGCATGCGCTCCATGCGGCGCTCGTACGCATCGAGTCGCACTGTGAACCACATGTTGAACACGTCCGTGTACGACTTGCACTCCACCACGGCACCGGACGTACCGATGAAATTGAGGTTCGGAGCCATGCTCTGTCGCAAGCCGAGGGCTTTGATCACTTTGTCCACCTTGGCTTCGTCCGGAGTACGAGCAGGCTCGTTCTTGTCGGGCAGGCTCTCGATCCATCCCTCGCGACAACGGAGTTCAATCGAGATATCGGTGTCCGTTGAGACGTCCAGGGGCGGTTCTGTGACCCACTCCTCGTCCGCGACGCCCTTGCTGTCGCGGTCCGACGGGTTGCCGTTGAGCCAGTGCTCGTTCCACATGTTGCGCGGCATCTCGGTGACTTCGATAATATCGCCCGAACCAGTCCCATCTGGTTTAATGGTGTACCGCCCGATACTGTTCTCGACGCCCTTGATCCGGACGATCTCGTCACGAAAGCGGTTGCGCGTGGGGCCGAAGTCCGTCTCGCGATCTTTTAAGCGCAAGTCATTGTGGATACATTCGCGCGTCCAGGCGAGTACCTCCCAGAAGCATCGCGCCCAGACCGTGCACGTCCATCCGTGACCCGGACTGCGGTAGCTCTCGAGAATGGCCATGGGTATGATAGGGATGTAGTAAAGCGGCTCACAGCGCTGCCCGTCATCGAAGGCGTAGTCCAGGATGTAGTCATCGGCCGGCGGGAAGACGGCGTCCCCCAGGTGCCGGTTGTACTTCGTGAAGGCGTATCGTGGAGCCGCCGCGTCCGTTCCACCGTTCTTTCTCGACCCCGAGTTCGAGAGTGCCAGGAGCATCGGGAACTCGCGCGCGCCCGGAAAGTCCTGTGTCTCGCCCATGACGTTGGCGTTCAGACTGGCGTCGCCGTGGTGGTACCCCATCTTGCGAGCGATGTCTCCGGCGAGCTGGAACACCTTGACGCGGTGGTTGTTATGACCTAGCATCTTGCGCGTTCCCGCCAGGACTTTACGACGCGACGGCAGGCGGCCGTCAACCGCATGCAGGATGTGTCGCGCAATGTTATAGATCTGGTAGCTCTTGGTCTCGGTGTTGAGGTGGTTCGTGAAACTGACTGCGGTGACCAGCTCCCCGCCGATCCGCTCCTGCCGGTAGTAGTACTCCTCGGTATGTCGCGGCGGTCGTACCAGGACCATCTTGCGGAGGTCGGCATTCTCGCCGAAATAGACTTCGCACGCCGGTTCGCTCTTGCTGTCGAGCGTGAACGTGACCAGGAGCCGGTGATACTTGCGCGCCATGTTGGCCATCTCCTCGTCGCCGTGACTTCCCAACCCTTTGTAATAAATACTCTCCCACTTTTTGAGCTCGCCTTCCTGCAGCCCCGCTTCCCACTTACGATAGTCGCCCTCGGTGTAGAACTCCTGCGCCGTCTCCCGGCCCGCGCGGTGGTACGCGCGCACCACGGGCGTACGCACAAAGCGGACGTATCCCGACTTGATAAGGGCGGGCCAGAGGGTGAGGAAGAGGTTGCCCATGCCCGAGCGGATGTTGCCCTTGCCGTCCTCGTCCTGATCCGTCGCGATCTCGACACCGCCGTACGTTAGTGTCTCGCGCTCCTCCACGGTTCTATATTGACGGTTCACGTCCAGGTTGAGGACCTGGAAGAACTCCTGCATGCGCTGGCTATCCCGGAAGCGCTTGCTCAGCACGGGTACGCGTTCGCCCGTCTTAGGGTTCGTGCGAAACGTGATCTCGCGACGGATGTTCATCGTGACACCACCCAGCTCGAACAGGCCGTGCGTACTGTGGTTGATCTGACTGCCCTTGACACCGCGCATCTTGTCCATCGTGCCCGAGGCCGAAGCGCCCTCACAAGTGATCAGTCTCGACTTCGCGCGTTGCTTGGTGGCGTAATACGCGGCCGGCTTGTGGTGCGGGCACTTGACCTTCTTGTTACCAGCGTTCATCTTGCCCCCCTTGGTGTCGCTCTTGAACACGTCGAGTTCGATCCACGGTTTGAGCATGGCCCAGAAGTCGTCCAGGCGCGACTCCGGGATCCGGTACGATGTGAACTGGTCCTGCGGACTGTCGAGCTTGTCCTTGCGCTGACCCGTGAAGCTGGGCCGGTTGATGTAGCCCGACATCGCGAGGAACAGGTACTTCTCGATAACCCGCCGATCGAATTTAGGCGCATTGGCCTCCTTCTCGCGGATCTCCTTCTCCTGCGCTTTGAGCACCTTTTCGCGCTCGACGAATGCCTTGTGCCGGAGCGTTTCTTTCTTCTTGTCATCCGCAGTAATGGCGGACTTCTTGGCCTCGGCTGCTTCGCGCTTCTTCGCCGTGACTTTCTCGAGTTCGTTCTGAATCTCGGCTAGCGAGGCCTGTGACTTCTTCGCGCGACTGGCCTTCTTGGAGGGGTCCTTGAGCTCGATCCAGAGCGGGCGGCAGTGCTCCACAATCTGGTCCTTCAGGTGGTCGAGATGTGTGCCCTCCTTGACGTAGATGCCGTTCACGATGCTTATCTGCTCACACGACTCCTTGTTGTCCTTCACCGCGAGCACGACCGTCCAGCGCAGGTCCCCACCGTGGCGGAAGAGCTTGCGCTCGCGAAGTCCGCACAGCGGTGTGATCGTGAACTCCATCGTCTTCGCGCTCGCCGGTTCCGTGAAGTGCGGCAGGATGTGCATGCGAGCCAGTTCCGAGAGCGTGACGCGCACGAGCTGGTCGTTCCAATAAATTCGGGAGCCCTGGCAGAATGCGGCAGTGTGCAAAACCCGCATGTAGAAGAGCTGACGGTACTGCTCGAGCAGCGGTTGGTCCGGTGGAAACGACCCGTCGACTTGTTTCTTTCTCGTGTCGACCATCCCAAAGTCGACATAGTTGGGCCGGAACGTGACGCGCACGAACGGCACCTTCTCGGCGGGGTTCTTTGTGAGCTCGACAAGCTCCATCTCCTGCATGCACCGTGTCCATCGAATACACACGAGCTGGTCCGATTTCGGGTCGTAGGCCTCGACTTCGAACTCCTCGCTGAACGCGTTCACACCCTTGCTCCCGATACCGTTCATGCCGCCCGTGATGCGGTCGTTTTGCGAGTCCAGGTTGGTGCCCGAACGGAACTCGCCGAACGCCATCTGGATGCTCAACATCTTTTTCCCCTGCACGTTCTCGACTTCATAAAGTTCGAATCCGCTCTTGGAATTCACGACCGTGATCGTACCGTCGTCGTCCCACGTGAAGTAGATATCGGCACCAAAGCGAGTGTACTGGTCCACGGCATTCACCGTGATTTCGTCCATGATTTTGACCGCAGCCGGGCTCAGCCTCACCTGTCCCAATACGACAGTCTTGGTTGCGGCGTCGTACATGTACTCGCGACTCGTGATCACGGCCTTGCCGCCAAGATACATACCGGTTTGTTCGCGCATGTGTTGGAGGTCCGTGGCCTGCCGCATCTTCGGCTGAACAACGGCCTCGCCGTCAGCTTCAGTAATTTGCTCTTTGGACTTGTGTGCTCGAGACATGTGTTGTACAACACTTCCCTTTCAGTTTTTAAACCATTTGAAAAAATTGAAAGCGGTTCCGGACAGAACACATGTCCACACTCGGTGAAGGTACACACGGTCAAGTCGTTCTCATGAACGATCACGCGGTCAAGCGTTTCACGGATGGACTAGTCTGCACGACGATAACGGAACTCGTGATGGCGAACTCGTTACGGCACCCGTATATCATGCGCGCTGTATCGAACAACCGCTCGGACACGATCACCATAGGCATGCCGCTAGGCCGCGAACTCGGCGCAATGGATCAGGACGAGATGCAGACACACGATCGCTACCGGTATCTCGTGCACATTGTCTCGGCACTCGCCTACATGCACAGCCACGGCGTCATTCACGGTGATATCAAACCACAAAACATCATTATTGTGGACGGTAGCGCCTGCGTGGCCGACTTCGGCCTGAGCGTGATCGACTTTGGGCAACCGAAAACCGTGTTATGCACCCCCGGACATCGCGCTCCCGAAGTCTCGGATAAGGGTACTGGCCAGTACACCCCCGCGGTGGACATGTGGGCGTTCGGGCAGGTGGCACTCGGCATCATCACGTGCGACGAACAGATCGAGAGTGCGCCCGAGAAGTGGCGCGACATATTGACGGCGTGTCTTGAACGGGACCCGAAAAAGCGCATGACCGCGGCAGCCGCGCTCGCTCATCCCACCATTCAGGAATTCCGTGCGGAGTTTCGCGAGGGCCTTCCGCTCACGACGCTACCGAGCACACGTATCAAAGCGGCTCACGAGAAAATCCTGTACAATTGGCTCGAAAGGGTGCAGACGAACTACTGCTTCGCGCTGCAAACGCTAGAGGCCACAAAGAAGATCTTCGAGCAGGCCGTGGCCACCGAACCTGATATTTCAAACCAGCGCCTCCAGCTCGTGGGGTGCGCTGCTATGATCATCGCGAGCTCATCCCGTGAAGCATATCCTGCCGATGAGAGAGCTATGTATAACGTGTGCGATGGGTGCTACACCGAGGACGAGATCCGCAACGAAGTCTGGGCGGTGCTCGAGCGTCTGCAGTTTCGCGCGCTCACCCTCGTAGCAGTTGGCGCTGCTGATCCTCAAGTTCAGCAAACTGTCGTTTAAGATCCCATGTGGACGAACTTGATTTTTTTGATCGCCGGCGGATTATTGCCCACACGACGATGAAGATGAGGACGGCAACAACAATATATGCGCCGACAACAAACATTCTATATGCCTCTGACGATTATAGTTTAAAGTAATAATTTTGGAGGGCGATACAAAAAAATTAGGTATGTGGTTTATGCGTAACCCTGAGCAATGGCACCGAGAGCATCCTCGGCACGGTTCGCGACACCCGAATGAGTGGCGAACCGGCTCACCGGTTGAGCTGCCCCGGCACCAGGAGCACCCGGATTGGAGATGGGTACGCCCGCGGCCGCCTGGTGCAGGCCGACTGTCACGGTCGCCTCATTGTCCTCGCCCGTGATGGCGTTGATTTCGGCCTGCATTGCGTCGGCGTCCTCCTGACCGAGAGCGAACACAGCATCGGGAGCGCGTTCACCGAGGAAACGCGAACGCTCGGACAGGTGGCGCTGCGTGCCCGCATCGCTAGCGAACTGCGAACGGATGGCATCGAGACGGGCCTTGACCGCGAGGCGAGCCGGGTGTGGCGCGCTAGCGAAGGGCTCCGCCGTGCCGCACTGATTGCGGTCGCTGCGGCACGATCCGAGGGCGCCGTCGAGAGAGCCACCGGGGCCGGTATAGAGCAGATTGCTCTGGAATCCGCTCTTCCCGGAACCCGTAATGAGACGGAAGAGCGGAGCAATGACGATCAAGTAAACCAAGATCAGAGCGACGGAATAGCTGATGAACACAACGGGGTGCTGGCGAACGAAGTCCTCACCTGCGGCCACACCGGGAAATGATTGTCGCCAAGTAGACATGAAGTATTACCTTGGCCTGAAAAAATTAAAAAATAAAAATATTACCTTTTGGGTTCGCACTCGTGCGAGTTTAGTAGACGATAGCCGCGAGTTCCTCGTCACTCGTCTCGGGACGATGTGACGGGGTGACCTCGTCCACATGGAGGTCGTCGATGGCGTCGATACGGGCGAACTCGGTGAATTTCTCCGTGCTCACGCCCTGGCTCGGGATGTGGGCGCCGCGCTGCACCGTGGCTCGGAGGTCCTCGTCTTCAAGAGCAACTCGTGAACTCAGGAACCGGCTCGTTTGCGACTCGTCAACCCGCGGAATGTCGTTCTGTGCGAAGTGGGCCTGGGTTGATGATCGGGAGTTGTACGTTCCAAAATATTCCGATGAACACGAGTAGGCGAGGTACAACAGGGTTGTGGCAACGAGAGTTCCGACCAGCATCGTCTCCCATTCACGCATAAAGAAGGGGTCGCATTTCTTCTCAGTGCACGCTCGACCCTCATACGGGTGTACAAACGGACTTGTCATTGCTATTAATAGATAGACATCTATCCCAAAAACAAAATTATTTAATGCTCAATTTGGTTCGCTTGCGGTTCATCCCATAATATTTTTTCTTGTACTTAGTTACAAGGGGCTGTATTCCTCGTGGCACACGCCTTCGCTGTATTTCGAAGTCGCAATACAGTGACTGAGTCCAGCTTCTACGGCTTGTTGGGCATCCACAAGGGGCACAAATTCCACCATAACTCGGCGTCCGGAATTAAAAATTCTGGTATAGTTCTCGTGTGCGGGCAGACCACCCAGCATCGCCGGGAGGTTATCAATGCGTCCCGGCGACCGGAGGTGAAGCTGGTACGGGAGTCCGTCAGCGGTTACTCGAAGTACGACTTCTGGTTCGGTTTCGCACGACCAAACACGAAAACGCTGTTCATGGAGCACCACCCTTTCACGGAATGAAGCTGGTCGCGACGTGCCTTTCCGGTCGGTTGCGTAGTAGAACGTTCCCGCTTTTGGACCAGCAACGGGCATGCCCGTTGCCACGGCAAATCCTTCATGACCACTGCAACCGCACGCGAATACAATGAGGACCAAAACTACAACAAGACCGACATATGTGTATGTCGTATGCATTTATACTCGGGCGATATAAATTTTTTTTTGCCATTACGAGAGGGCGGTACGGTAACGCATGGTATTGGCCGAGACCGTGAATCCGGAGTAGCCCGAGTGGTGCGCCGCGTCCTCAAGCGATTCGCTATAGTCCTGAGCCTCGCGAGCGCTACGGTCGCAGAAGCGGCTCGCGACACCCATGGGAGCGAACGTCTCGGTACCCTGCTCATCGTTCTCCACTGCAGGCTTCGGTTCAAGAAGAAGTGCCTCGGCATTTTCCGGTGGGGGTGCCGAGACTGATGGAGTCCAGCCGACCTGGTCGTCCGCAAGCGGTTCGGACGGGCTGATACCTGAGTACACGCCCTCCTTGCCAATCCAGTTCGGCACACCGTCTGACGTGATGTCAACCGTGGTGGGGTCGAGACCCACGAGAGCGCTCTCGTCCAGAGCACAGAATTTGTACGCCTCCTCGCACGACTGGCCCCATCCCGTACCGCCGCGCTTGAACATCTGCTTGCCGGCCAGGTCGTGACCCGCCGGGTAGACAACGGGCTGACACTGGCTGTCGTAGATCCAGCGACCGTACTCGTTCGAACCGTCAGCGCGTGTCACGCGAGTGCCGTCCTTGTAGTGAAGACCGAGCTCCACGTTGGGGTCCTCCTGGTCGCCGGCGGCATTGCCGATACCGAGTGCGGTATCGAGACAACCCTCGAACTTGCGGCCGAGATATTTGTGCAGTGTCTTCTTGTTGATCGCACTGATGCTCCACTCGATCTCCCAGTGCGGCCAGCCGTCCCAGTAAATGCCGTTGTTACCACCCGCCAGCTCCGGGTAGTAATTCAGCAGGGTGGTCACGTCACGGCAGTCGCGACCGCGCAGGACGAAACCGTAGGTCGGAGCCGAACTTCGCATGCGACAGGTGATCATCAACATGGTACCAGGATTTACCTTGAAGCTCTTGAAGTAGAACGTCTTGGCACCACCAATGTGCTGTTTGGCGAACGGCACCTGCTTCGAACCGTCCAGCTCCGTGACGGTGAACTCGCCCGCATCGACATCTTTGTAAAAAGTGTAATTTTCTCGTAGAAGATAATTGACCGAACCGTCCGGTTTGTTCGGTGTGGTCGGGTCCACGGCACGGTCGAGACGATCCCAACCGCCCCATCCGCCCGTGGGGTCTTTGGGGTCGGTGAGTTTGTCGAAGTACCCGGGGTAAAGAATGAGTGCTGCTGACTCGTCCCCAGTACCGCTAGTAAGCGAATCCGAGACGGTAGTGTCGGTGTCCTTGATAGCATCGACCGCTCGGTCCACATCGTCAGCAGTTGGCGGAACGTACTTTTCGTTCTTCGCACCGCTACTCTTTACAATCAAGTAGATAACCAAGACCGCCCCGATTGTAATAACTAGCGCTTGTGTTGGGTCCATTTGAGATATACTTGACGAAATAAAAAAATTAAAATTTAAATTCACCCGTTTGAAAATTGATATTTCTGCGGCTGGTATCAACCATCCAGAATGTCGGATTATTACGACGTGGACGAACCCGAGTACACGAGGCGAAAGCATACGCGCTTTCATCGCCCCCGCCGGAACCATCGCGACAAAAAGATACCCCACCGCTGCGGGCAGATGCGGGGCGACGTAGAGCAATTGCCGTGCGCTCGCTGTGGGGAGAGCGATACCTGCGTGTGCGCGAGGTGGTACTGGTGCCGCAAGTGGTGGATGCTCAGCAGTGACGAATTGGGGTACTAGACCTCGCGCTCCTTGTCGCCCACGATGCCCTTGAAGATGGGGCAGCGCAACGACCATTTATTTTTTTCTTCGTCGTAGAACTCCTCTTGGAAGTTCACCGAGATGATCTTGCCCTTTATCTTCTCGGGGTTCTCGGCAAACTCGAGGCGCTCAAGTTTATCAAATCCGCTTCCGACCTGGACCGGGTGGCCCTTGTGTTTGATAATGACCGCCGCGAGCGCAGGCATGCGGTCCTCACCACCCGTTCGGTTCGGGAAAGGATATTTGGGATCAATGATGAGCTTCTCGACGCGGAATTCCTCGGTTTCGCTGAACTTGTACTTGAGAAGATTGCGAGTACGCTTCGCTTCATACGGCGCATCTACTCGAACCATGAGTCCCTCGAAACTTTTTTCGGCGGCTTCCTTCCGGAGGCGTTCGAACGCCTCCGGTGACCACGGAGTCTGCTCGAGAATCTTGCAGCGCCTGGGCAGGACCCCAGCGAAATCGCGCAGTTGTTCGAGACGCTCGCCAAAGCGTTCGCCCTTCGCACGTTCCTCGAACACGGGGAGTGGCAGGTAGTCGAACAGCATGTACATGGGATTCGGCATCGTCGCGTCCTTCTTGCGCGCTTCGCTGATGGTCAGCTTGAAGTTTTCCGTACCGTCCTTGTTCAAAGCAACGACCTCCCCGTCGAGCACCCGACCTTCGCGAATTTCGTCCGCGTCGAGGTGTGGTACAAGGTGACGCAGTATGTCCTGACGTAACACATCCAGGCTCGTGACTTCGTGCCCCTTGCGCGAGTAGAACTTTACCTGCGCCAACTCACGGGCATGCCCGTGATCGTCCTTGTCCAGTGCGGGCGGCAGAATTTTGGTGATGAGACGCATGCCGTCGATCTTCTTGCTGATCCAGGCTTTTTTGCCAGCCGCGTTATACGCTTTCTCAAAATCCTTTTCGGTCCATTTGTCCGAGAGGCAGACTTTGAAGATGGTGAACATTCCCGGGAACGCCTTGAGCAGCATGGTCTCGCCCAACCGGATGCGCGGGTTCTTCTCCATGATGCGTAGGATCAGCTCCTCATATTTGGGATGGCGCTCGATGTAACACCAGACCGCGGCTTTGGCCCGGTCGCCCGTGAGCTTGCTCGAGGTCAGCGCGTCAATCAGGTCGTAGAGTGTTTCTGGTGGTGGATTGTCGAACTTGGTCTCACGTTCAGGATCATCGGGATGTTTCTTTCGCCAGGTCTCAAGACCCTTCTTCGTGACGTGTGTCTTCGTCATTGGGTCCCAGATGCGTTTGATCAGCGGCTCGAGGTCGCGGTGCTCCTTCAGAATGCCGATCTTGGCATTCGTACCCTGCGTCTCGTTTAGTTCCGTGACGAGAGCATCAAAAGCTTTCAGGATGTGGGTGTCGTTCATTGCAGATATATACCCGTGCCTTTATTTCAATTTTGCTCGAAATCGAAATTTTCGTCGAATAGGTATTTATTAGATAGAATTCAAAAAATTGAATTGGAAAAGGGGTTAAACACGTCCCACCGAATAGATAGAAATGAGTAGCGAAATCGAGATCGCGAAGGCCATCGTCAAGGCCGCAATGAAAGGTGCTACCGAGGATCACACCAATGAAGTCGAGGACATCGCCTGGCTCACCATCGAGAGCCAGAAGACTCCGGAAGAACGGATCAAGGCAATCCGGTTCGCCTGCGATACAGGTGTGGTCAGTCTCGAGTACAAATTTCTGACTACCGCGAACAGGGATTTTGCTCGCCTGCTCTGGAACGAGTTCGCGGACGAGATTGTTGATCCCGATATCGCGGCGACGCCCGAAGGCAAAGTGACCGACGAAGCGATTGCAGAATGGGCCCGACAGAATGCAAAGAGTTTTACCAAATGGAAGCACGAACTCGTTGACACTCCGCGTGCAAAGAAACCGGAAGCGAAGGCATGGCACGACAAACGTCTCAAACGGGCTAACCTGCCCATCAAGGTCGCGAGCGTGCAGCTTGGCGAGATCTTCGGTGGTAAGATCGAATGGGACGCGGAGATCTACCACGATGTCGATCTCGAGTGGGGTCCTGGGGCTAACGGTCTCGTGGGACTGTGTACCGATCTGGGCGACTGCTACCAGGGTTGGGACGACGAGCGCAAGGTCTATCTCGGCTATGACGACGAGTTCGAGAGCAACGAGCACGTCATGCGTCTCGCCCTCTGAGCCCCGGCACCATATTTTTTTGCCGAGCTAAAATTTCTAGTTTTTATCGCAACCATTTTGGGTTAAAAATTGAAAGAAACATGTGGACCATACCATATGCCTTCTGTCGGTCGAGCAAACTTCAATTCTGTGGAATTCTTCATCCTTGGTGACGAGGATGTCGCACGCGAGGCGTGCGGCGTCACCAATAACAAATCGCTGTTCAGTGAGGGAGTGCCTGTGGCAAACGGCATCTATGATCCGCACTACGGTACGACCGACCTCGGTTGGAAGTGCCAGACGTGTTTCCAGGGCAAGATGGACTGCCCCGGTCACGACGGTATGATGGTCAGCAACTACTCTCTCCAGAGCCCCATGTACAGAAAAGAAATCCTGAAGTGGCTGCGCATCACATGCCACAAGTGTAAGGAGTTCGTCATCAAGAAGGAGCTCCCCGCGAGTCTCCCCTCGGCCGCAAAGCTGGGTGAGATGGTCAAACAGGTGCGCTCGGGAAATGAGAAGCACCGCAAATGTGCACACTGTGATGCACCGCACCCGTGGATCTCAAAGGATCCGATGCGCCACGGCGTGATCTGGCGCGAATGGTTCAACAAGGGTGTTCGCAACAAGAGCGAGCAGAAGGAGATCATGTATAACCATGAGATCAAGGCCGTGTTGAGCGGCATCCCGGACCAGAACGTGCTCAAGATGGGAAAGACCCTCATGTCGCACCCGGCCAAGCTCATGATCAAGAACGGCAAGGTCAGTTCGACTGTGATCCGCCCCGAGATCCGAAAGATTGGCGGCAACCGCAGCGCCATGGCCGACACGTCTGCGCACCTGAGGACGTTCATGGAGCTCAACGGCAGCGTGCCCAAGGAGATCCCGAAGGACGTCGACGCCGATCTCCATGCTAAACTCGTGTTGCTCGACCTCACGTTCTTCGAGATGATTCAAGGGAGCAGCGCTACCACAAAGAGCTTGGCGTTGATGACCAATACCAACAAGATCAGTAACTCGATCGCGGCCCGCCTGCCGAAGAAGCACGGCCGATTGCGCGCCAACTTGATGGGAAAGCGCACCACCAAGATGGCCCGAAGCGTGATTACGGGCGACAAGGCGCTGCGCCCCGACCAGCTCGGTGTGCCGCTCATGATCGCGCGCAACATGTTCGTGCCCGAGACCGTGCGCCCGTGGAACCGTGATCGACTCACGACATACTTCCTCAACGGTCCGCACCAGTATCCCGGCTGCAACCAGATCGAACGCGCCGACACGGGATTCAAGCACTACGTCGAGAGCATGAGCAAAGACTACGTCTTGCAGGAGGGCGACATCGTGCACCGCCACATGATTACAGGAGACCAATGTGGCTTCAATCGTGAACCGGCCCTGCTGTACTGCTCGATCGCAATGCTTTCGGCCAAGGTCATTTCGGGCTTCACTTTGCGCATTAATAGCGCAGTATGTGTCTTATTTAACGCTGATTTCGATAAACAACACTGTCGAAAACAGGTAGCTGCGGCATGGGCTAAATCTAGCGCCCATGCCGAGAAACAGTGTAAGCAGATTTCTCACTACCAGGGCTTCATTCACCCGGTGGTTCGAGCATATAACTACCTAGTCTCCAAAGCTGCTCCGGCGGCGTAAGGGGCGAGACCTTCAAATTGCGGGAAACTCCTCCGCTGTCAAATTTGAAATAAAAAAGTTTACTCATACAACATCATGAACAAGTGTATTAAGTGTGATAAGATCGTTCCGGACAAGTACTCCAAGCAGAAGAGCATGTGTTACGAGTGCTTCCGCGCTCATGAACGAGTGCGTGGCAAGGAGTATTGGGAGCGCAACAAGGTTAAGATCATCGAGAAACGTACCAAGTCGAAAGCCGGGCGCCAAGCCGAGATCAACGCCTACCAGCGCGCTCAGTATCACAAGAATCACACTGCATATCGTGCCGCAATCAACAGGCGATATAACGAACGCTATCACGAAGATGTGCAATTCCGTATCGCTCGTGTATTGAAGTGTAGTATGCTCAATTACTTCAACAAGGGGGGCACTCACACGCTCACGTTTGTTGGCTGCAGTCGAGACATGTTCATGGATTGGATGCGATGGCAATGCGATCTCGACGGACTCAACATGGATGACCATGGCGACAGCGGATGGCACATCGATCACGTGGTACCATGTGCTTCATTCGATCTGCAGGACGAAATGCAACAATACGCGTGTTACAATTGGACTAACTTGCGCCCTCTGCCGGCAGTGGAAAATATCAGCAAGTCGGACCGTTTGGACACCATTGCCATGATCCAACAGGAGCATCGATATGTGTGTTATCTTCGCACACAATGTAAACAATTTGACAGAACCGACTTCACAGTCGGTACAGCTCTTCGTACTACCCTCCGCAAGCAATTGCGGCTGGGAACCCGGGGTAACGACCGAGGGTACGTCTGGCAACTGCTACAACAGGCAGCGCTGGACATAGTAACAACCGAAGAGACATGGGGACAATCCGCAGCCAAGCTTCTACAGGTGGTAATCAAGTACGCACATCAGCTCGAAGAAATTCGAGGCCTAGTGCGCGCTTGCAAACTCTAGAAGAAGGTTCAGAGACTAAACGGAGGTCGGTTGCTTGGAAGTAAAGCGGCTTAAGATATAGTCCAATCCCCCTGGAAACAGGGGGTACATGGCGATAAAAAGTCATATTTGGGTGATGAATGCAATATGCTCGGCCTCAAGGACGTAGAGTCCGTGGCCGAGACCAAGATCGTGAGTAGTATAGACTCATGGTTTGTATCATATCAGAACAGCGACCCGATGGTGGGCATGTTCCAGGACAGTGTCATCGGCGCGTTCGAGATGACCAAGGACGGCGTGGACCGGATTGAGAAGTTCCATGCAATGCGCATGTGCAGTCGCGCACAAATGAACACAGCGCCGGTGTTCGACAAGCCGTACTACCACGCGCGCGAGGTGCTGAGTAAGTACCTGCCTGAAATCAACTTCGAAGGAAAGGCGAAGTTCTATGTGCCAGAATTCGCCCCATACATCAAGTATAGCGACACCGAAGTCAACGTCAGCATCAAGCGAGGCCAGATCCTCTCCGGAGTGCTCGACAAGGGCACGATCGGCCAGGGCACAAACGGCAGCATCCTCCACGTCATCTACGCCGAGAAGGGGGCTAACGCCGCGTTCGAGACGATCTACAACTGGCAGCAGATCATCAACAACTTCCTCTACTACTGCGGTGTCACGTTCGGTCTGGCCGATGTCTACCTCAGCCCCAAGGCGCGTGAGAAGCTCGCTCGCGAGACGGCCAAGATCGTCGCGGCCTCGGAGGAGGTCACTGAGCAGCTCAATGCCGGTAAGCTCGTACCGCCGGTCGAGATGACGCTGCGCGAGTACTACGAGGAGATGCAGAGCGCGGCGCTCGAGCACGGTGACGAGTTCATCAAGCCCATCATGGAGGAGATGGACCCCGTGAACAACTGGCTCTACAAGTTCGTGTTCTCAGGGTCCAAGGGTGACCGCAGTAACATGACGGCCATTTATGCTTCCATCGGCAGTATCGGTTTGAAGGGTGGTCGTATCCCGTTTGCCCTCAATGGACGTACCAGTATCAACTTTCAGCGCTTCAGTACCGAGCCGATCAGCCGCGGTTACTGTCCGGCATCGTTCTCGATGGGTATTCCCGCAATCATCTTCCCGTTCGCGGCTATGGAGGCTCGGTATGAGTTGATCGAGATTGCGCTGTCCACAGCACTTGCCGGCACCATGAACCGCAATGCCGTGAAGAACTTGGAGAGCATTGTGGTCAGCAACTCGCGTGGCAGCATTAAGCGCAAGCGAGTGGTACAGTTCCTGTTCGGCGAAACCGGTATCGACCCGCGCAAGGTCGAGCACGTCACGTTCCCGACGATCAAGCTGAGTGACAAAGATTTCGAACAGAAGTACCACACGGATAGCAAGGTGCTCGATAATATCTGGCGTCACAAGGAGGCGCAAGTGGCCCTCGACAAGGAGTTCCAGACACTGAGCGAGGAGCGACAGGAGTTCCGCCAGATCATGCTCCGACTCGAGCGCGACATGCGCCGCAACTTTCTCATGAAGGACAAGCTCCGCATGCCCGTGAACATTCCACGCGAGATCCAGAACGTTCGCGAACTCGCGCGCGAGGCGAAGTACGAACCAAAGAAACTCAACCCGATTAGGGCAATTGCCTTAATCGATGAGTACTGCAGCTCGCTCGGGTACTGCTACATGAACCATATCGCACGCAAGGCCAAGCGCGAGATCCCGCACCACATCGAGTCCGCCGTGACCTTCCTCCGCATTCTCGTGCGGAGCTGGTTGTGCACGAGCGTCCTGATCAAGAACGAACTCGACAACGAGATGCTCGAACAGGTTCTGGAGCGTCTCAGTGCCAAGATCGGCGAGTGCTTTATCGAGTACGGTACCTCGGTCGGTATCATTGCCGCCGAGAGTATTTCCGAACCGATCACGCAGTTCTTGCTCGATGCCAAGCACCGTTCCGGTCTCAAGAAGGAGAAGACGAGTATGATCGACCGCTTCGACGAGATTCTCAAGAACAAGAAGACGGCCGACATGGACAACCCGCAGATGATCCTCATCCCGCAGGAGGAATACCAGCAGGACCGTCAGCGTGTGGTCGAGATCGCCAACCACATCGAGATGTTGCCTATGGGTCGCTTTGTCACGGCGACACGTATCTTCATGGAGACATTCGGCTCACCCGAGCATCCGGACTACGATGCCGAGCGTACGGCGATCCAGAAGTTCCAGGCCTACACTCTGGGCGATCCCGTACCCAAGGACCTGGTACCGTGGTGTATCCGATTCGACCTCGACCGCGAGGAGATGGTGCTCAAGAGCATGAAGGCGCGCACGATTTCCCAAGAGCTCAGCCGCCGCTTCCCGCATTGCTACGTTGTCTACCTCACCCCCGCGGCCGAGAGCAGTACGGCCGTGCTTCGTGTCTACATCCGCAACACGATGTTCAAGCGTGGTAGTGATATCAGCGAGACCAACATCCGACTACTTGCGGAGGAAATCAAGGCTTGTATTATTCGGGGTACTGACGGCATTACATCGTGCGCAGTAAAGGACATCACGTACTCGGACGTGGACGACACAGGCGCACTTGTCAGTAAGAAGATGTGGGCCATCGAGACGGATGGAACCAACCTCAGTCGTGTACTGGAGAACCAGTTTCTCCAACCGTACGAATGCAACACCACCAGTATTGACGAGATCGAACGCATGTACGGTATCGAAGCGGCGCGCAATAAGATCGTGGACGAGCTCCTGACCACTGAGAAGCACAAAGCAAACTACGAGTGGGCTACAATCTACGCAGACGAGATGGCATATAACGGTCGTGTCACGAGCATTCAACGTAGTGGATTGGGTGTACGCGAGAGCAACAACGTCCTGCTGCGATGCTCATTCGGTAGCCCCGTGCAGGTCATCCAGCAGGCCGCTATCAACAATCAGACCGACCATCTTGGCGGTATGAGCGCACCCATGTGCATGGGTACCGTACCCGAGTTCGGTACGACCTGGAACCAGATCTGTATTGATGCGCAGAGCGTGAAGGAACTTAGCGTGAGTGACGCCCAGCTCATTGAGGCAATCTAAGAGTTGGGCGTCATTATTTTTTTCTGCAAACAAGATAGACGTTATCAAATATGAGTTTCCTCGATAGTATTAAAGATGTAGTGAAAGGAGAAGAGTCACCGTTCTTGCCCCCTGTACTATGCGCAGACGAAGGTGGTAAATGTACAGATATACCCCCTCATGCTGTTTTGTACTACTACAAGCAGGGCCAGTTACCCTTGAGCGGGGTGGCCCGGCGGAGTGGTTACCGCAATAAAAACTGTGATACTCCAAATTTTTATAACGTGGACCCGGCTCGGGGATCAAAAAAAGCGTGCGCTTACATCCCGGATCACGGTGGAGAATGGAAGGAGTGTGCCAAGGAAGGTGGGATATGTGCAATCACAAAACTCAGTGAGGTGGTGTACGGGAGGTCACCCGTGTTGGGTGACCCGCTCGTGCAGATCCACACCACCGCAACCCCGTGCACGAGTGACCAATTTGGCGCCGATCCTGCCAAGGACGTTGTCAAAACTTGCTGGTCGCGACCAGCAGGGCCCTCGACGAGATGGGCATGGTACGAACTGCAATTCTCTAAGGGCAATGACGGCGCGGCCGTGACCACCGCTGCTGATCATCCCGAGGATATAATTGAGCTCCTGCAAAGCCCGCACGCAATAAAAGTGATCAATCAACTCAAGATCAGGCAGACTATTGTCCAAAAACTCCTTGATGGGCCTGCGAGAGATACTTTGTTGCCGTTTATTCAGCAATATCCCGGAGATTTCGATGTCACAATGGGATCGTGGTGTTCTAAAAATTTAGATGATCCGGTGTGCAGTTGCTACCGGAGTCTGCCCGACGGGTCGCCGGCCGAACTCATCGCCGTGAAATCAAAACCGCAGTGCTGGAGCGCCGGTTGTAATTTGTACGGTTACAAGAACGCAAATTTGACGGCGGACCAGAGCGCATGCAGCAACATTACCATATGCACACAAAATTATAAGTCATTGCAGAATTCGGGTAAGATCAACATGGACAACGTCGTCAGTCAGGACTGTTCGTCCGGTGGAAAGGGGGCTGGTGGAAAGGGGGATGGTGGAAAGGGGGATGGTGGAAATGAGGGTGGAAATGACGACATAATACCCGGCCTCAATAACACGGTACTTTATATTATCATTGTGATCGTCGCCCTCCTTTTCATCATGGCAACCCGCCAGAGCGAACCACCGTACCCCCAAATGTACCCCCAAAGGTACTGGTAGAAATTGTTATAGACAAAACGTGTAAAATAATGGAGCCTAATATTGGAGGACAAGTAGTGAGTTTCACACCGCTGACGAATGATGACAAGGAGGTTTGGGGACCGATATCAATTGCGCGATCTTCGATACATTCATCACCAAGGTTGCGGTGGGTAAACATGCCGAATACCCGTTTGAAGTCGTCAGCGATCTTGACGACGGGACAAGAACATTTTTCGTGATGGTCGCATCCACATGATGATATGAGATTGCGGCAAGCGCTTTGTCACGTGCTCGCACAGTGGCATACCATGGTGCCTGAAAGAGCTACGCGGCCTCTCCGAGTTCGTGGCTGAAAAAAGAGCGAACTCGGGAAACGGCAAGTTTCAGGATCACCTGCTCGTGGGGCGTGTCCTGAGATTTGATTTGACCCAGGACTGCAACATAGGGCGAGTACACGCGCCGCTTCTACCAACTTGAAAAATCAGATTCGGCTTTAAAAGCCGATCCGATGGTGCACCGATAGAGAGGTGGAAGTCATAATCGTCAAACGAGAATATACGGCGGAAGACCGTGATGTGTGGCGGTACATTCGGGACAACTACGTGCGCGAGGAGCGGTACACCAGGTCGTGTACCGCCGACCGGTGCGCATTTTTAGTTCTACTTAAACCGTCCGTATTATTTTTTATATCTAGACTGCATATGTGTTTTGTTGTCCTGTTGTGTATAGTCATTTTCGTATTGATTGCACTGTTTGTGTTCGGGAGTTACAAAGTACAACAGTGGAAAGATGTAAACGAGTACGACTTTAAACATGGGACGATGTACCGGTTCGAACCCGGTTATGTTCCAAAAAATGCGCTAGACTCATCGTGCTAATTGAATAGAATGAAAGTACTTATTGCCATCTGGGTGGTTGTCGCGATCCTGTTATTTGCACATCTCTACGGCAGTGCAGTCGGTTACGAGCGCTTATTTGCTATGCCCGTGGCCGCGGTGGGTGCATCACTTGCCACGGGCGCGGCATGGATGATCGACTGTAGCGATCCGTCCGCAGCCGGAATTTTGGGTTAGAGACATGCGAGTAGTCAGGTACATGTCCAGTTACACTCCCGTACTACCCCAGGGCGCTACCACCACCTACGCGACCATGAACGCGGGTGAGCAGATGAAGGAACGCGCACGCCTCCGTGCCTTGATGAATCCGGTTGAGAAGAACGCGGACGAGTTAGCGTTCCGGGCCGCTCAGAAGGCACAGCGTCTCGAGAACGAGCGCAAGGCAGCTGATGCGGTTCGGGCAGCTCAGAAGGGTGAGCTGAAGGCCGCGGCAGCTGCCGCGGCCAAGGCCACCACCCCGCTCTCGAAGGAGGAAAAGAAGCGGGCAGCTCAGGAGGCGGCCGCGGCCAAGCGCAAGCAGAAGTAAAAATGGGCGGACCTGCACCCATTACTTTTTTGGGAGCGAGTACAAGATGACGGATTATGAGCGCTTTCTGATATCCGGCCCGCAAGCAATATGACGGTCTCAAGTACGAGAGCGGTCACTCCGCTCTCGAGCCGTTTGTCGCGACATGCATGAGACTACTTCTTGAGGTAGTTCTGGAAACGTGCACCTGGATTAATAAGTGTCTGGTTTATTTTTTCCACCAGCTCGCGTAGGCTCTCCTTCGTGCAACCGGAACCGTGCGTGTTGAGGTAGTCCGTTAGGATCTGCAGTTCGTATACGAAATCAAATCCCAGAGCAAGATCGGCCGGTACGAGTGGCCGTTTTCCGGACCAGAACTCGCGGACGGTACCGTCCACGGGTATACCGAAGTCGCGAAGTTTGCGAGCACTAAAGTCGTGGGTGCGCATGACCCAGTTGTACCAGGCGCAGTTGCGTTCTTGCACGACTGCATCCCATGTTCCATCCGGGAATTTTGCCTTACCCGCGGGAGCATCAATAATTAGTCGTGTTTCGGCAGACCGAATTGGTGCCCAACACTGGAGGCGGACCGACCCCGCCAGGTATCGATATTCGCGCGGCGCGTCGACATGCGGGTACGGGACACGGAATTTGACCATGCTTCGATGGGGACGCATCGTGCGGATCCACGTCTCCTGTCGACGTTGATCATGCTCGACCCCCTCCTCGGTCGGGGCAGTACGAATGTCGCTCACGAAATGCAGTACACGACAAGTGCCCGGTTTATACATACCATCCTCCTGTTGTACATTACACCATCGACCCTCCCGAGTGGCGTACCACTCAGCAACCTCGTCTGTGAACCAACCATATTGCGACTTGCGTTCCTCGGTGGCCCCGCCGTAATACGGGTTGAGGCGGATATTGCGGTACCCGTCCAAGCCGCGGTAGAACTCGCGCGGGTCGTAGAGGTGGAACTCTACATGTGGGTACATGTCGACCAGAATGGGTATGTGCCGACCGTCAGCGGCACCGGCGTATACCATGATGCTCTTATCCTTGGGACAGCGATTGAGAAAGTCGATTTCGGTAAGGAGTAACTTGCGTTGCCCCCAGTGGCGTGGCGGGAGGTCAAACGAGAGGTTTTTGATACCGGTGTAGACCACATCCCGGGGTAGCGGCCCGGTTTTATCAACAAACGGGCAAACGGGGTACCCCTCGACGAGGTCGCCCGTGGCCCACCGGTCGCTATAGGGCGCCACCGCAACAGGTTTTGCGTAGTCCGTTGCGGTCAACAGTTTGATACTTTTTTTCGGCTTAGTTACACCGCCCGTTGTTAAAGCAGGAGCGTGGACGGGTGTGATCCCCAAAATGATTAGAATAATTCCGACGACAAATGCAAATAATGGTTGCAGGCAATCGAACATCTATATTGGCCGGGACAAAAAATGGACACCTGCAGAAATGCAGGTGTCCACCCAAAACCTACGAGTTCACCGAGTGAACTCGTGCATCGAACAGATACATGCCTGTCAGGGCACATCATGTGCCATGATGAGTTGCTGGATGTCCGATTTAGTTTTGTATCACGGGAGTGAGGTTGCCCTCGATATAAAGAAGTATCATCAATGTGACGAGATTTCATGACTTAGTTGTGGTAACTCCCGTTCCGTCATCGAGCCGTTTGAATAACATGCTGTTGGTTGGTTTGCTGAGGCTCGATTCCGTTTGGTTAACATTATTGTTGGTTGGTTTGCTGGATAGCCAGCTGGCACCCTGATATCACTCTGTATCTGCAGGCTTTTTGGAGTGATATCAGGGTGCCAGCTGGCGTGTACCCCGTTCATGTCACAACCCCACCTGCAGAAGGGGAGGTGACCACGGGGTGGAGGGGGAGGAGTTTTAATCTAAGTTGCTGATTGTGGCGTGTCGACACGCGAAACCGTGCACTGACTACCAATCATCTACTTCCTGTTCGCCAGAGCGAACCAGCAGATATATGAACTTATGCGTTTTTAGTTGCTGATTGTGGCGTGTCGACACGCGAAACCGTGCATCGACTACCAACTATCTACTTCCTGCCCGTACCAATGCGCCACGTCGGCGATGCAGTCACCATTGTGTCGCATCGCCGTGCCAGTAGATACATAATCTGTGCCAGCCCTTTAAGAGAAATTCGCCCTGTCGGGTGCCGAAATTTCGTCCCGCGCGTCCATATGAGGACCATTTATGCCAGGGTGACCCGGGAATATCGCTCGGAATTCAGGGTCTGCAGCATGATGTCGCGCGGGTTGGTAATGTCACCTAGTACCGAGTTGAGGATGTTCTGGCTGAATCCCGACACCATGCAGACACCGCGATCGGCCTCGGTCACCGGGAATGCCGTGCTCGCACCCCGCACGTTCCAGAAGATGACCTGCGGTACCCGGTAGCCGGCCTGGGCGTACATGCGCTTGACGTCCTCGTAGGTGCTCGCTTGGAACGCCTCGCCGCCGCAGGTGATGGCCTGGTCGAACTGCATGTCGCTGATGATAATGAGCTTGTCGGGCATTTGGGACTGTTCCAGTTTCAGATCCGCCGCCCGCTTGAGAATCTCCTCGAATGCCCGGCGCAGGTTGGTGTTGTATCCCACCTCGCTCTGAATGCGACTGACCTTCTCAGCCAGGCCGAGCCCCTTGAGATCGAAGAAGCGCGGCTGCTCCGTGAAGCTGATCACGAGGTCGCGCGCCGCCTCGCTCACCTCGCTCACGAGAACTCCGAGCGCAATGCTCACATCCATGGGCAGTCCCGACATCGAGCCCGAGACGTCACACATGGCCAGGGCGTTCTTCAACGTGCCCCGAGAGCGGACATCGGCCACGACCGCGTCCCACTGGTGCTGGGTTAGGGGGTCGTGCAGATGGCGGGTCGAAATGATCTCGTGGGGCATGAGCTGCTTCGAGTTCACCTTGGTCTCACCCCGCTTGAGGCTAGCAATGTAGGCCTGCCACTTCTCGGGCGTGTGGCGCTCGAACGCCTTGCGGTAGCGCTGCATGGCCAAGCTCGGGACCTTGCTGAAGTCGATTGCGTCCCACTTGCCCGCGCTCATGAGCGCCTCCGTTACGGCTAGGTGGTCCCGCAGGTTGCGCAGCATGTGACGGTAGGTGCGTTCCCACTTCGCGCCGAGCTTCATCACGCGGGCGATCTGGTGTGCAGCACCATGTTTCGAGTCCGCGGATCCACCGAGCGTGGGTGCCCATTTTGCCGCGAGACTCACACGCGCGACCGACCGGTCCACACCGGCCTCGATGAGGGCAGAATTGTCCCGCTCGAGTTGCTCTGCGAACATGAGGGCGGCATTGCTCGCGGCCGGGCCGGAGAAGAGCTTCTCCACGTCCTTCCAGCTACCGTACTCGGGTACATGTTCCAAGTTGATGATGGCGTCAAAGAGGTGGTGCTCGAGCACCCAATTGAATCCGAGTTCGAAGATGCGTCGTTCACCCGCGCCCTCACGGCAGTCCCGTTTGTAAAACAGGAGCTTCATAGTGAGGAGCGGGTCCTCGGCCCAGCACAGCGGCATGAGCTCGGTGATGCGGGCCTCCATGGCGGCATCGAGTTTCTTGTCCTTTCGGCAGACACCGGAGAAAAAGTCCAGAATGGAACTTCCGACCGACGCGTGCGCAAGATCCCCGTTGGTAGTGACGGCACTCGCGGATGCGGGAGTGACGAACATTGTGCGGAATGTTGACATGCTAGTTACATAGCTCTGGGAGTTTAACCGAAATTTGCGGAATAAAAGATATATGGCGAGGACGAGCTCGATTCGTTCCTTACCCGCCTGGAGGGATACTGCTTGGCACCGTCACTGGTAGTGCTATTTATTTTCGCTAGGGTCCTGCATCAAATAGGTTAAAGGGACACGGGCAACAGGGCATAACTTATGGCGGAACAATTCAACACCGTGATCAAGGATCTGTTCAAAACTTTCAAGGACCTGCCGAGCGGATTCAAGAGCAAACTGCACATCACCGAGCTCCAGAGCAAGATGATCGCGGGCATGCGCACCGAGCCGGAATACGCAATTGCGGTGCTCGGGCCGCATCTCTGGGCCGCACGCGCTGAGATTGCCCGGCGCGATGCCAATTTCTTCCTCACTCGTCGATATGAGGTCGACCTGCAACGCATGTGCAGGGAGCATGACGTGTGCTACGACGATGCAATCAACACGGTCACTTTCATGAAGGACGCCTACCGCTCGGCACCGGATGCGACGAAGACATTGGTCATGGACAAGCTCACGGAGCTTCTCAAGATCGTTGCCGCGCGCGAACTCGCTAAACGCACTCCGGCAAAGAAGTAAATCTGCGCCGACCCTGTTTTGTTGTAAAACCGTCCGAATAAAGCGCGGTGCAACCCGGAAAATAGATTAAAGGACTGTATCAACAAGAGCATACAAATGAGCACCAAAGCTGAACTAGCCGCAAAGTTTGCAGAAATGTGTAACCTGGGTATGGACAAATTCCCGAGTTCGACTACGCTCTATCTTGTCCGCAAGGCGGTCGCGATCGTGTCCGCGACCGCCCCCGGCTGGTTCATCGAGTACGTCGGTCCCTTCTTCTGGGACAAGCGAAAGGAGATCGCGGCCGAGGATCTCGGGTTCTTCATCAACCGCAGTTGGAACGAGCAGTACGAGTCATGGGGCTTTTTCGGATCGGCACTCGCGGCACCGTGGGAACGCACGATCAAGGAGGCACTGCAGCACCTGCACGATAACGACAGGGAGTCGCTCAGGACCATTCCGAAGAGCCTCGTGGCGATGTACGCCCGCTACCTCCAGCTGTGTCAGACAGAAACGTCTGCCTAGGTGAGCGTCAAAATTGATTTTTTTTGTTCTGCAAATCGGGTCCGGATGCTAGGCAAAAAGTTGACCAAGAGATTGCGCCGAGCTGCATACGAACAATTCGTTCTGAAACAATGTAGTGAAATTTGGCGCGGCTGCCTGACTCGTGTCAGGAAGTCGGGTCTGGACTCGATGCACGCCGCGATGGAGGCCACCGCACACGTACTCCACAGGCGCCGTCGTCGGGGAGAGTCTTCAACGATCGGGTTGACCGAGAAGTCTACAACGAAATCAATAGAGTTCATAGCGAACATCAACAATATGATTGCGGCTTTAGAACCGGAAGAGGGGTGGCCGGACGATTCTATAGAACAACGGCTGCTGGAACAGGAGGAGTTCCTAAAGTGTGCCTCACCGCACCTCATTCCCGATCTCGCAAAGATCGTACATGACTACATCTGATATTTTTTTGTGCAAATATACCGCTCAGGTATATGGAACTCGCGCTATATGAAACGCGACAGCAAATGCAAGCGCTCGTGCCCGGGGACATACGCCCCCATGGCAATGGCCACCGCCCCACACCGGCATACGAGTGGGGTAACATTCTCGACCGCATGATGATCAACCTCTACAACGGCGTAACGGGCGCGATGGACAAAGCGCGCGAAGAAGCTCGGGACAAACATCTCCCCGCGGACGTGGTCGATCGCGCCGAAGCCCTGCTGCGGGCACATCGAATGAAAGAAGCGGACCGAAAGGCCCGCGGTGTCAAGACGCCACGAATTACGAGCAAGATGCTCCCCGATCGCGAAACGCGCGAGATGTACGTGTTTCTCAAACAAAAATTCGCCCTTGCAAAGCTGGCGGCCGCTGCGAGAGAAGACGAGCTCACTCGGTGTGTACTCCGGTATGCAAGTCTGGGTCAGGGTGGCCAGCAGTGGGCGCTCAATCGTGCCATGATGGCCCGGGTCAAAAAGGCGGGGATTCAAATCGAGGCGTTCGCGAGCCCGTTCAATAACTATTTTCCCCGGTTCTTTAGCATCTTCCGCGCGGACGCGCCGTTCGGGAGTCTTGGTAGCTTCTTTTCGATTCCGGTAGATGAACTTGTGAAGCTGGTTAAAAAATTCGGCCTGTACGCCAACCCGCCGTTCACGGCCGCGGCGCTCGAGGCCATGAGTCTCCGGATCGAAGAGGTGGTCCAGCGGGCGCCCGACGCGCGCATCGCCGTCATTACACCGACCTGGACCGACGCCGCGTGGTACGCCCGGCTCGACCGCATCTGCAAACGCACCGAAAAACGCGATGAAGCCTACTTCAGTCTGGGTGAGGAATTCCGTCCGCGATTCACTACCTCGTTGTGGACGCACGGGGTGGATGCGGCTGCTCTACTGTAGTTCCGATACCATGTGGTCGAGTAGTGGTTGGAAAATGCTCACGGGCACTGTACCCGTTTCGTTACGGGGAGGGAGAGCGGCGTTCACTTCGCGAGGGCAGCGCTCGCAACTCACGGTCTCGTCGCGGGCGAGCACCTCGCCAATTTTTTGAATATTCTCCAGGGTGGGTGTGATGTAGCGGGGGTCGCGATTGCGGTAATAGAAGGCCTTGCTCCGCTTGAACGGGCACCAGCGGAGTTCGACCTGTTCGAGTTGCAGGTAGATCTTGGATACCGTGAGCAGCGAGGGGGTGAGATGGTGGAATGTACGTTGGCACCACAACATGATCTCGTCCTGGGAGACCGTGTGGCGGCGTCGTGCGAGGGCCTGGTCGAGAAATTCACTAACTCGCAGGATACCGCAGTCGATCGTGCTCGCTAGCCAGGGCTGCCGCTTCAAGTTCTCGACCGCGGTGTGGATCATGCCGTTGCAAATACTGCACCAGTCGCATGATGCGCGAAACGCCTCGAGGTTCTCGGGAAGGTCGATATAAAGAAATGAGACGTTGTCCGCGAGTCCCTGGAGACATCGCCTCAACGGAATGAACCCGTCACGGTAGATCATCATTACGGTTTTGAGTGTGGGTGCAATAACGCGACCTTCGTACTCGTCAGCTTCGGTCATCATCGTGCTGAAGAACGCATCGTCCCTTGAGTAATCGTGCCGCATGGCCAAGATCCCCATTTTGATTAGGGTCTTCTGGAAATTCATTATATCAGGCGTGAAAAAAAATTGGACATTTTTATGCCTTCCTCTTCTTCTGTGACTTTTTTCTGGATCGCTTCTTGCGGGCGCCTCCCGCGGCACTTTTTGCCACGACGAGGCGACCAACACCTAGACGGACCACCGAGGCAATCTCGTCATCGCGTGGGCGGTTGTTGGCTCGATACCCGCGCGTGCCCAAAGTGTGCTGCACCATCACGGGCGCGAGCGCGCTCGCGTCCTTGCTCGTTGTCATGTTATCGCGCAGACCGAGCAGGTGGCCCGTCTCGTGGTTGATGACATACCGGCGGTAATTCTCGACTGAGAGTCCGCTTTTGTCCGAACCGTGGAGCCATCGCTCGAGATTGATGAGGCTCTTCTTTCCCGAAACCCAGGCGCAGCTCATCATATCGAATCCCTCCCGCTTTAGCGCGCTGTTCGGGCTGAGACGGATCCAAAGGTCCGACCCCCGTTCGTTGGGCGCTTCAACAAACTGGATACCCGCTCGCGGCCAACCGCGCGAGTCGGTCAGTATGGCCATGACCTTCCGGCGGAACTCCGCCGTCGGGAGTGTACCCGGGTCGGCTTCGGCAAAGACTTTCAAAGTTACTTGAGACATATACAAGTGCCGAGAATTTAATCTACCGATAATAAGTCACGAGCGGCCGGATGGCTTTCGCGGTTTCCGGAAAATCCGCCTCGAACTGGTGGTAGATGCGCCAAAACACGTCTGTGTCAGGCCAGTCTGTGCCTTTACCCTGCAGGTATGGTTTACAAGTCCATTTTTACCCGATGCACGTTGTACAGGTCTGGATCATTTGAAAGATAGATCACCGTGGGTACGTCCACATTCTCTTGAATAGTCGAAATGATCGCGGTTTTCCAGCCCCACGAATTATCGAAAATTTCCTGTTGGGACATCCGCACAACCGAGTACCCGTTTTTAATGGCACACTGCATTTTGAACACATCCGTATTGGATACATCGTCGCATTTGGACCTCCAGCCCTTGACATCCCAAAAGTGCTGGCCACCATCAATCTCAATGATCCATTTTCCAACACGAAAATCAAATGGTAGTACTCGCTTACGTTTGCACCATGAGAATCGTGGTTGAGTGTCCACAACTATGCCTTCAGCGGTAAGGGTGGCCAAAAACTTTTTCTCAGTCTTATTCTTACACCGGGGGCACCAGCAGTTGTACGATGTAATGCTCTTCAGCACAGATTTAAACTCGTGTCCGTTCTCACATTTAAACCAGTACTCCCGACCGTTATGTTTGAATATTTCTCTTGGGGTCACTCCGTTCTTCTCGATCATAAATGCGGATGCCCGGTAATGCGATGCGAAGCTCTTATCGAAGCACGCCGTACATTCGTTTTGGCAAATTTGACGCCCGGCACAGTACTGGCACCATTGTCCTCCTACAGTAACATTGTTTAGACGAATCTTGAAATCATGATTACACTCTGCACATGTAAACCAACATTCGGAGTGTGTCGCTTTGGATGTGTCATTCGGCCATTTTGGGTTCTTTTCATAATTCCAATACTTACACTTGGAGTGTGATGCAAAACTCCGATCGAAACATTTCATGCAGTTCCAATCTTCGCAAAGTTTTTTCTTTGTCGCCATGCATACTCGGTCAACAAGAAGTGTACGAATACACTTAGCGCATTCGGTTGAGTCTAGGGACCCAGTTTCTCGTGTGTCATAGTTAGCAGAACAAATTGAGCAAATCATTGTTATAAAAAATATAAAGAGTATATCTAACTTATCGGTAATATGTAATAAGTGATCTGATTCTCTTGGCAGTTTGTGGGAAGTCTTTCTCAAACTGATGATAGATTTTCCAGAACGCGTCGGTGTCGGGCCATTCGGCACCAGGACCCGACTCCCAGCACTTAGAATGGTAATAGTGCAACGCGAACGCTCGTTTGAGGATGTCGACACCGGGCAACCAGTTCTTTTTCCACGGGATGGCCTGGTAGATCGGGTCGATATGACGCCACACTTGTTTTTTATTAATACCCAGGAACTCCGTAATGCTCTGCTCGTCCGCACCCGAGAAACACCCAGGGTGCCCGTACGGGCGGTCCTCCGTGAATCCACCCATCCACGTCTTGTACTCCTCGAGCACTTTCGTCCCGGGTGTGAGGAGCACCATACTTGCCGCGGCGACATTTCCCCGTTCGAGACCGTCCTCGATCTGCTTTCGGGAAATGACAGCCGTGTGTTTGGGATGGCCATATGCATCGTGAAAACCGCCCCGAGCGAACGCTGCATTGAACGGGTTGGTGAATGTGGCGGCCGGCGATTGCATACTCATGAGGAAGTCGCAGTTACGCTGGAACACGAGGTCGGCATCCAGGAACATGACCTTCTGGTACTCCGAAAGACCCATACACTGCCACTTAGTACAGCTCACTCGGTTGAAGTCACCAGCATACAATTCGGCCTGTTTCTGTGTACGCATCGGCCGAGTGTGGTACGTGAGCAGGTCCACACGCTTTGTTTTGGTAAATACCTTTTCCGGCAAATATTCGGAGATGTCATTGGTGTGCAGAAGTACGATATGATGCACGGTTCGGACTCGGCGCAAGCTCGCAGCGGCCACTACAGCACCCACAAGATATTTCGGATCGCCCCAAATTACAAATACCCAAGCGGATACCATTTTTTGTGGTTATTATTAATAGTTGCTATTATAATCTAGAAAAAATATGACGGCTCCGGGAAAGCTCATTAAGTACAATAAGTCTATTGAGACACGCCTTGCACCATCGTTCTTCCGTCCGACCAAACCGTCCACGGTTATGCACTTCATGACCGGTAGTGGGTTTGGGCACGAAGTGCTCAAGGCCCTGTACACACAGCGCTGGTGCAAACATCATGGTCTCACGTTCCAACTTGCAGACCAGTTCTGGAACGCGAAATGTAGCGAGCGCGAGGGCGTACGGTGCTATTTCAGCGACACGAGCTCGTTTGTGCAATCGCTCGAACCGAGTGCACTCGCGGGAGCGGAGCATCTCGTTTCGTATGCAGCCACGGGTGTACGGCTTGATGTCGATGACGCGAAGTATGACGAAATCAAGCAGAGGAACATCTTCCTGAAGGTCATGCGGGACATGACGACTGCCCGATTGACCGAACTACGAAAACTATTCGCTCTCGCCTGGCGCCTGCGGCCCGCAGTGGAGAAAGAGGTCGAGATTACAAAAAAACGACTGAAACTCAAACGGTACCTCTCGATACATGTGCGTCGAGGTGACAAAATTCAGAAGACTACGGCCGAGAGCGCTCCGCTTGATCTCGCCACCATGAAATCTCGGATTCTTGCTGAAGTTGGTCGCACAAAGTGTAACACGTTGTTCGTCGCTACGGACGACGCCGCGGCGGTTGATGAACTTCGCGCATTGCTACCGCAGGTGCACGTTGTGAGCACGGCGGCGCCCGAGAGCGGTGGATTCGATCAGGACCGGTTCAATCAGGAATCGTTCGAACGGGCGGCCGAGTCCACTCGCGGGGTAATCGTGGATATTGAACTGCTGCGGGGCGGCATATTTTACTTCGGTACGAGTTCTAGCGCCATTACCAAAGTGGTCCGACTTCTCGGCGTTGATAAGTGGCACGATATGGAACCCGCCGAGACTCCGGTGGCGGAAAATTGGCGTCACGTCATCGCCCCCGATTGGGTCCATCAATGAGCCGCCGGTGCGTATCATAGATCGCGGGATCTTTCGCCAGATAGTACACTTGCGTGTACTCGGTCGCGGGCATGTAGAGGATTTTCAGGAGTTCGACTTGCCAATCAAATGTTTTTTTGTAGACGTCCATCTGGTACAGACGGATAACTGAGTATCCGTTTTCTAACGCGCAGTTAGCTTTATACGTGTCCCGTTCCTGAACGTCTGTTACATCGGTTCCCCAACATTTCATATCTCGGAAATGCTGGTCTCCGTCAACCTCAATCAAATATGGACCCACACCAATATCGAACGGCAAGTTGCGGCGCCGCTTGCACCAGTTGAATTTGGGCTGTGATGTACATTGTAAGCCTGTAGCGACAAGAAAGTCAAATACCTCCCGTTCCGATTTATTTTTGCATGTTGGGCACCATTTTGTTTTTGCGTCAGCTAGAGACATTTGGAATTCATGCCCGCCGTCACACGTGAACCAGTATGGATCGCCTGCTCGTAAATAGACATCTCGTGGCCTGATATGTCCATTTTTTGTAGCGTGCCAGTTGACTGCACGTGAGGATGATGCAAAACTATTGAGCTTGCATAGTCCACAATCGGTTGATTTGCAAAGTGGACGCTTGTGTGAGCAGTACGGGCACTTATTAACTCTGAGTGCATTTGGGGTCATATCAAAATCATGATTACAAGTCCGGCAATAGAACCAGTAAGTATCATTACTATTACGAAACACTTCGCGTACCGTCTTATTATTCTTTGTCGGATGCCACATGTGCACTTTAGGTGAAGACGCGAAGCTCTTATCATAGCATTCGTCGCAACTTGGGCTATCACACAAAGCCTGACTGCTGCAGTATTTGCATGTGCGCTTTCTAGCCATTCCTGATAGCTTGCTACAGAAGCTGTGCCTGCATTTCGTACACGTAAAGTACCCTTCCGTATTTCTGAATTTGGGCACGTCGATAGGCCATTCTGTGTTCATTTCGTAGTCCCACATGTCGCACCATTCTAACGATGCCCAACTGTGCATAAAACAGTGACGACAATTCCACTTGTCACACATACGAAACTTTGTACTTCCACAAGGTGTGCGATCAAGGTGTTTGAGTAGACATGAACGGCACTCCTCGGCATCCAAGCTTCCACATTCTCGGGGATCAAAATCTTTCTGACAATATTTGCACTGCATTGTACAGTTCTATACCTGGGTTTTTATATTAAATAAGATACGGGAACTCATTATAACCAAAGATGGCAAAAGTCAAGATTGTCAAAAAAACTTTACGAGATTCTAACCTCGCAGACATGTTTAACAGCATGCTTGGAGATAACGGTGGCGATCCCGATATCATTGCGGCAAAGCTCACCAAGGTTCGCAGTCTCATTAAGACCGTGGCCACGGTCGCTCGCGAGGTCGCCACGGGCCCCTTTCGTAAGGAGTTTTCCGAGTACACGGAATGGTGCGACGATTTCCTCGCGTTCGCCGAGCGTACCGAGGCGCTCGCACCACTCGAGTACAAGGACCTGAAGGATCACAACCAGATCAAACACCTCGTCTTGGTGTGTCGCGAGCTGGTCGTTTACGCACACTTCCTCGAAGCGGGAAAGCTCCAGGACCGCTGGATCACGAGTCACCCCGGTCTCAGCTTTGAGCCGTTTGCATTCACCAAGTTCGACATCAAGCACGTTTGGGCCAATTCCGCCGTCACGGCAAAGCACAAGCAGTACCTCCTCCTATCGATCAGCATGATGTTCAACAAGTGTCGCGAGATCCACCGCGTCATCACCAGTCCGGATATCGATGTGAAGAAGTTCTCCAATGTCATTATCGAGAGTATCGAGAAGGTCAAGGGCGTGCCCGAACTCAACCGCTGCGGCGAGGCGTTCAACAAGATTCGCGACTCGGTCAAACTGCTAGAGGACAACTTTAGCGACTACTACAAGGACATGGTCCAGAGCGAGAACCCGAACACATTGATCGAGAACTTCATCGTGGACGTCAGCAAGGGGCAGAACATGAACCTCACTCTGATGCGACAGTTCCGCCAGATCATCAACTTCTACAAGAAGCAGAGTGCGGGAAAGATCAAGGACCCCAAGGTCAAGAAACTATTTGACTCGTTGAACTCGCGCATGGACATGCTCGAGAAGAGGGCCAAGGTTCGATCTGGCGAGGCCGCTGCCGAGACCACTCTGGATGACTCGAGCAGCGACGAGGAGTCCGCGGAAGCTCCCGGGAAAAAATAAGTGGATCTTGTCATTTACTCGTCGCTTTTTTTAGTCGTGAGGAGACTGAGTGCGACCAAAATCAGGTGAATAATGACCGCGGCCCACATCATATCATGCATCTCGTTCGGTTCGCACTGGAGATTGTCACGCCACAATGAAACCGCCCCGATGATGCACCATGCGATGGAGAACATGTTGTTGAGCAGTTGCAGAGTGAACAGGTGGATGATAGAGTTCCGATCATTGAGAATAATTTGTCTCGCAGCCATGATTATGATGGTCCCAATGAACGTGAGAGCCACGCTTCCCGAGACGACCAGCCACCCGGCTGGCTTGATCAGGCGCGCATTTGAGCATCGCGTGTCGTCGATGTATTTGTTCCCGATCACAATTTCCGCGACGGGAAGGGCCACGACTGCCGCTATGGCAAACAGGGCGCAGATAGCAACAGTTGCATTGGGCATGTGTGTTATGTTATGTGTTCCCAGAAATTCAATTTTGACGTCCCGAGTATTTTGCAAAAATTTTTTGGCGCGGTCAAAATATCTATGCCACAAGTAGAAATACTAATTATCGCATTCGTGTTTCTCGTTATAATGTGCATGGTGGATCCACGATGGTACTTCCTCGTAGTGCTGGCCGGTCTCATCATGATGGCTATTTTTCGTCCCGACCGGTCACGTTTCGCTGATGGTGATATCGAAGACATGAAGCTCGGGCAGGTGCTGAGTGCAGATGGAACGTACATAAACCTGAATACAGTGGGTACTACGGATCTCGACTCGAGTGCCGATATTGATGCCGTGCTCGCAAATTCCCCAACGATCACAAATGGGGATGATCTGCTCACGCAACAAATGCAGAACGTTGCCGGTCGGACAAAGGAGGCCATTATCGCGCGTTCACGTTTCACAAGTGACAATTTCCGACGATACTTCCAGGAGGAGCTCGATGCATGTGAGCAGCAGCACTGGTGGGAGGATGACAGTCTCGTCGAGGGTACGGTCCGGGACGGCCATCACCATGAGAGCGACCGGTGGGACGAGAGTGCGTGGGGTGATGAAATGGACGTATCGCATCTCGATCCGGATCTGTAATTAGAAATCCAGAGGAAATAATAAGCTGAATTTTTTTAGACACGCAAATATACTATCGTATCATGGACCAAACTAACAGGTACGATCGGGACATCGCGGGCAATCGCGATAGCCTCAAAATGATCGCCAACACAATCAATAAGCGTCTCCAGACCAAACTGACCAAACCCGAAGTTGCGGACTTGATCCAATTCGTCCGCAACCATCGGACACAGAACTGGGGTACGCTGTCTGTATCGGAAATCTGCCATATGCTCGCTCGCACATACCTGAGCAGCCGATTTACGGACTCGGGTCGTGCAAATTTGGATACGGACTACATTGACATGCACGAGGTCATGAAGGCACGTGTAGCGTCGGATGACCAGGAGACAGAATACGAGTATGCCGATAATGTCGATGCGAACGGTACGCCCATGGCAGGTGCGACTGCAATCGGTACGGGCGCAGAGGGGGCGCTTGCAGACGGGTCCACGCTTGGCGCGATCAGCAAAATCGAAACGGTGGGCACACTCAAACAGGTCACTTCAGTGGGCAACGTCGCGGGCATCCTGGGCAAGACTGACGAAGTCTCGTTTCAGCAGATGATCAATCCGCAGGCCGCATACCGCAAGAACTACATCTACCTCGACAGCCGATACCGCGACACGAGTTCGGACACGGCAGGTATGACCGCTATGAAATGGAACTTTCTGAGTAACATGGCCACGTCGAGTATGGGCGGTGTCGCGAGTGTGGGAAATGTGCAGCAGGTCGTAGCGATCAGCACGGGCACCATCCGTTTGCCGTACCAGGACAACATGCTTGATAATAGTTATAAGCGTGTCAGCATGCTCATCAACGAGTGGAGCGGTCAGGCCTATATTGGTCAGGAGGGTCGCAAGTTCCATTTCATGTTCAAGACCTCGCTCGACAGCAACATGGTGGATTGCGAGCCGCACAACAGTGATCGCGCTACCTTCGAATTTGCCAAACCCATCACGCAGATCGATACGATTACGATCAGCTTTGGCGCGCCTCTCGAATCAATCGCATTCGATCGCGACCGAATGGGGATGAGCGTGAGTTATTCAAACCCGCTCGTGCTCTCGAGCACAAATCCACACAAACTCCGAACGGGAGACAAGATCCACATTTCGGGGTTCACAACGGATAATCCCACGGCGGATGCCGCAGTGATTGCGCGTGTCAACAATGAACGAGGATATAACTGTCGTGTCTTGTCGGAAACTACCGTCGAGATTGCCGAGCTCGATCTTAGCGCGCTAGCAGCCCCAATCAATCCGCTCATTGTGCAGGTTTTCTTCGGGAGCAAGCGAATCTTTGTCCCGATCGAGCTTACCTACATCGCAAGCACGTAGAGGATGTAGTAATGACTTACTGTTTTTCAGATTAAATGTATTTTTTGTAGGAGGGGACCAAATGAACGGAGCTTACGGTGAATATACGATTGTGTGCGCGCGCACTGCGGGTGAGAAACAGCAGTCCCTGATCAGGGACCATTATGAGCATCTGGACTATATTGAAACTAACGCCATACGCGAATTGCTATTCTACCGTACAGTGCGACACCCCAATTTAATGAGTGCCGAGCAGTGCCGCGTGAGCGTCCAACGTGTCGCCATCCGCATGCCCGCTGCGCATGTGGACCTGTCGACCTGGCTCCGCCGATCCCGAAGCCGACGTGCCCGGTTGCACCACGGGCACACTATCATGCGGGACGTTGCCCGTGCGCTCGAATTCATGCACGAGAACGGCATGGCTCACGGTGACCTCAAACCGAGTAATGTCGTACTCGACTTCCATGACAAACAGGCACACGCACGACTAATAGATTTCGGTACCGTACAGTGGCAAGCTGAAATGGACGGGGCGATGCGTTACCGTCGTGCAATGACGACGTTCTGGTACGTCGCACCCGAAGACGTCGTGCACGATATTCAGGGGCCCGCTGCCGACATTTGGGCATTCGGGCTCATCATGCTCTCGTACTGGACGGGATGGACACCGCTCCGGTTTGATAGTTACGAGGAGGCCCGGAGGTGGTACAGAGCGAACCCAATTCCTATCAATCTGGACCTGGTCAAGAAATTACCCGGACGAATACTCGCTCTCATCCGACGCATGCTCGACCCCCAGCCGCAAACGCGTGCGACCGCGGCGGAAGTCCTGTCGGCGCTCGACAGCACGCCGGTGCCCGGTACCATTCGCGAGATCTCGCGATCGCACACCGAGCTGGCGGCCCTACTGGCTGCGGGCACACGGGGTCGTGCCGTGGATATCGAATGCGCAAATCAGATAGCGCGCGCCGTGTTCGACCCCTGGTACGAATTTTTCGTGAGCGACATTGCTCGTGAAGTGGAGGCTACCCCACGGACGATACGATCCGCAATCACATCGATCGTCCGAAATTTACCTTAAACGATGATGTACAGAGGATTATACCAATGGACCAACTTCTCGCCAAGATCAAGGAGGTGCAACCTCTGTACCAGGCCGCAGATGCACAAGTGCAGACGGCACGACAGGCCCTCGCTAAGAATGTGGACGATGCGTACGAGCGCCTACGGGCCCTCAACCAGGCCGAGCACGAACTACTAGTGGCTCTCATCTCGCAGCGTCAACAGGTCGATGAGCGAATGGCTCTACAACAGGCCGAGATCGAGCGCCTGCAACAACAGCTGGAGCCGGAGACCATTCCCGAGGAGAATGTCGCGGCTCCAGCTGAACCGAAGGAGCAGAAATGACCCGCACGTTCACGTCGGCGGCGTCCGGACAATATACGACGCATCCCGTGAGAGGAAATTGAGCGCGCTCAATCTCCCATGTCTTTTTTGTGTAAAAACTGAATTTCGGGGTCGGTTTAAACAAGATGGCCGATATCACGCTCAAAAACGTTACGGTTACACTCAAACGCGAAGAACTGGAATGCTCGATCTGCGCTGACATTCCACTCGACATGTGGTGCAAGCAGTCGTGCATGCACAGCGTGTGCCGGGATTGCATGCAGAGACTCGTAAATGCGCCGTGTCCGACGTGTCGCAATCAGAGCCCGTGGATGCCCAACGTGCAGATCAACCGTATCATCGGCGCCATGCGGGTCGAGTGCGAGTACGGGTGCGGTGCGGAAACAGATTACTCGGACTACACTAAGCACCGCGGTGAATGCATGCAGCGGCCATCGCTCTGTCCTCATACGGACTGCGATTGGGCCGGTACCTGGGCGGCCCGACTCACACACGTCGACGAATGCGTGTACGCTCGTCTCGAGTGTCCGCACTGCAAATTTGACGGTCTTCACCGCGGGGCGTACGATCACCACGTCGCTATGTGCAACTATCGTCGAGTCGCGTGCGATCAGTGTCACGTGCAAATGGAGGACTGGAAGCGCATGATGCACCAGTGCGTGCCGCGCGACCTGCCGGATCGGGAGTGCAAGGAGGCGGTAGATGTGAAGTGCAACGGGTGTAACCGCTCGCGTGAACAGACATCGGCTCTGCGACGTGGAGCGCACATCAAGTGCAACACCTGTCACCGCTGGCACCCCGCCGCGGGAGGAGAGCTCAACGCCCTCAACCCTCGCGACATCCCGGACGTTATCCGACGAGCCAATCTCGAACTCGAGTGGCAGGGCGTGATGAGTCAGATCGAGAGCGAGTTCCTCACAGACGAGCAAAAGGACGAGCAACACACACTCATGCGCATGCTGCTCGAAGAGGCCCGCGCCCACGTTCAGGCGCAACATATTGAGCAGGTGGCGGACGCGAGCGATGACGATGAAGGAGTGGTGGGTCCGATGGCGCAACATATCGAGCAGGTGGCGGACGCGAGCGATGACGATGAAGGAGTGGTGGGTCCGATGGCGCACATCCACCGAGATCCCGCGCTCGATGCACAACGTCCTCAGTTGGCGGCTCCGGTATTGCGCCACGTCCCGGGCGAGCACATCGCAGGACATGCACGCCGCGAACCTGTGAACAATGCATTCAACGCCGCCGAACGCGCACTGGTTCGACTTCAGGCCCCCGTCATACCGGACGATCCTCGCATTGCCGAAGATGTCAACGCGTTCGAACGCCATATGGCCGAGATCGAGGCCGCTGCCGTGAACGACGAGTAGGCATTTTCGCCACGATTATTTTTTTACCCATTATATAAATGTCTCAGAAAAAGGCAACCGATTTCATATACCTCGATAACAATGCCACGACCCGCGTGTGTGATGAAGCGCGCACATTAATGACGGACTGGATCCAGAGCTGCTCGAACATATCGAGCAGCAACAAGCTCGGTCTAGCCGGGCGTGATCTTGTCGACCGGGTGCGTCGCGAAGTGGCTAAATTGTGTCATCTTGGAGATGCCTACCATGTACTTTTCACTTCGGGTGCGAGCGAGAGCAACTGTACCATCGTGCACATGGTGGTGGACGCATGGCACCGCAATGTCGGAGGTCGACCACACATCGTCACGTCGGCGATCGAACACAAGAGCATTCTCGCGTGCCTCGACCAATTGCACGAGGCCAAGCGAGCGGATTTTACACTGGTCGAACCGGACATGTACGGTACGATCGCGCCCGAGGATGTCGATCGCGCGATACGTAAGAATACCGCTCTGGTCACGGTGATGTTCGCTAATAATGAAATTGGCAGCATCAATCAAGTCCGGCGCATTGGCGAGATTGCCCATCGCCATCAGGTCCCATTCCATACCGACGCTGTGCAAATTTTTGGCAAGCTCGCAATTGACATTCCGCGCTTCAACATAGATGCTCTGAGTATGAGCTTCCACAAACTTTACGGACCTCCTGGCGTAGGCATGCTCATCATCCGAAAGAGTTTTGTTAATGGGTACAAGTTGCAAGGTCAAATCGCGGGGAGCCAGCAGTCGGGACTGCGCGGCGGTACGGAAAATCTTCCGGGAATTGCCGGTGCTACGGCGGCGCTAATCAGCAATTTCCGCAAACGTGCGGAGAAGAATACCCGATTCACCCGACTGCGAGATATCATTCTCGGGCTAATTACGGTGAAGAACCCCTGGGGCTACGTCCTGCCCCGCCTCGACTACGATGAATTTTACGACAGCGGCACGCCGACTAAAAAAACAACAAAGGCGCCTCTCCACATGGTCCATCGTGGTGTTCCACAGCCGGGCGTGGACATGGAACGCCGGGGTCGTGCACTGTGTATTCTCGGTCCGAAAGAAAAGAATTGCTATCTCCCGAACACCATGCTAATGAGCGTGGTGGATTACGATAAGGAGTTCTGCAACGTGCGTTTTAAGAAACGGCTCGAGTCCGAGGGTGTGATCGTCAGCATCGGGAGCGCGTGCAACACAGCGAGTAAAAATGCCAGTCATGTGCTCACCGCGTTGCGCGCCCCACCCATCATCAAGCGCGGTATATTGCGCGTCAGTCTGGGGGACTTCAACACTGAAACCGATGCACGGAACTTCGCCCGCATCTTCCTGGAAGCCGTGCAGAGCATGTAAAACGTGCTTGAAAGGGCCGCACCCCTTTTGATGCAAAAATTGAACTACCGGTACTGCATATAATGCGCGTGGCCATTGTGGGTAGTCGTGAGTGGACCGATTACCTCCTCTTCGAATCACTTCTCGAAACCGTGCTGGTCAGCAACGACATACCCGTCACCGAGATCGTATCGGGAGGCGCTCAGGGAGCGGACACGTTTGCTGAAATATGGGCGGGCATACACGAGATACCGGTCCGGATATTTTTGCCCGGCGTGGGTTCGGATGGTCGATTCATACACCCCATGTCTCGCAACGGTGATATTGTATCGCATTCCGACATGATAATTGCGTTTCCCATAGGAAGCAGTCCGGGCACGCGTGACACCATCCGCAAAGCTCGCGCCGCCGGTGTACCCGTGGTAATAGCTTAACCCGAGCCGTACTTCCTTGCCATCTGTGCATCAATACTAGCGATGGTGCGTACCTCATTTCGGGTCAGGTCAATTCGCAGACAGTCCGCCCGTGATATTTTTTGTCCAGACATGAACAGGAACAAACCAACGGCAGCAAACAAAATAATGAGGAATAGAAAGCTGTAGTCTTTCATCTATATCAGGGTGGGAGAACTTACTCTAGCAAAAAATAAGCTGCGAGCCGGTTGGCTCTCAGTTTAGGCCTGGGCCTTCTTGCGACGGACAGCCGGAGCCGGGACGTGCTCAACCGACTTCTCATCCTCGGCATCGCTCTCATCCTCATCACTCTCATCGGCATCGCTCTCCTCAGTCTCCTCCTGGACTGGAGCGGGCTTGCCCTCGGCAGCTGCCTTCTCAGCCTCGGCCTTCTTGGCTGCAGCCTTCTCAGCCGCCTCCCTGGCCTTGCGCTCCTTGTTCTCCTTGCTCCAGGCCTGGTAGGAGTCGAACTTGGTGTTGAACAGGTTGTTGCTCTTCTCGGCATCCACCCCGTTGCTCTCGAGGTAGAAGTTCACGACGAGGCGGACAGTATCGCGAGACACGGTCTTGATACCGCCGGTGCGGATCTGTCCGTTCAGGAGCGGGCAGAAGCGGCGGATGAAATCGATAATGACGTCGCTCATCCAGTCACGGTACTCAGCCGAGATGCGGATGTCCTCGAACGGGTGCTTGTCCTTCTTGTCCTTGGGCACGAAGTTCTTGAGCTTCTCGTTCATGACGTTGTGCGCCACCTGGCGGACGTAGTGCCCGAAGCTCGCCTCGTCCTCCTCCTCGTCCTCCTCCTCGACGGGAGCTGCTGCAACCGGAGCAGGCGCCGCCTCGACGGGAGCGGCATCACCAGCCTCCTTGGCCGCCTCCTTAGCAGCGCGCTTGGCCGCCTTCTTCTCCTCCTTAATACGGATCTCGTCAGCGACACGCTTCTCCTCCGCCTCAATAGCGGCGCGGTAGCTCGGCAGGTTGCGGATGAGTGAAGCGAACGGCAGGAAGTCGGGATCCTCAGAGGAGAGGACCTTGCCGTTGGCATCGGTGTTGACAAGCTTGTTGAGTGCGTGGCGAATCTTGACAATCTTGAGCTCGTTATGGATGCAGTTGCGAATTGCGAAATCAGTGCGCTCGTGCACCATGGCACAGATGGTGGCCGCTAGCTGCTGACCGGCATCCTTGCTGAAGCGGATGCGCATCTTGCTCAGGAGCTCGATCTCGGTGCCGTACTTAGTGGTCTTCTTCGGACCGCGGACCGGGTGCTTCTTGGCATCGACCTTGCCGGACTTGATGTCCTCAGCGAGCTGAGCGGCCTTAGCCGCACGTTCGGCCACCTTCTTCTGCTCCTCGGCAGCCTTCTCGGCTTGCTTCTCGTTGTAGCGGGCTAACTCCTCCTTGCTCATCTTGGCCTTGCGTTCAGCCAGGGCCTTCTCGGCCTTCTCGATCTCGGCATCACGCTTCTGTGCGGCGGTCTTGGCCTCACCCACCATGGTGCGAGTGGCATCGGTGAGCTTGTCCCAAGGAACGAGATCGGTGCGATGGAAGCCGGTCACGACCTTCTTCATCTTGCCGGTGGCGTCGTTCTTCTCCAGGTGAGAGATCTCCTCATCATGAGGCTCGGCCCAGCGAAGCTCGGAGATGGCATCCTCAATGCGCTTGTTAAGTCCAGCTGGATCAAGGTAGTGCTTGACGCGGCTGGCAGGAATATAGATTCCCAGTCCCATGGGGGTCTTGAGTCGGCTTGCCTGAGCGGCAGGCTTGGCAGTCTTGCGCTTGCCGGCCTTCTTGGCGGCAAGCTTGCGGCCGCGGATGGCGACAGCGGCAATCTTTGGGGCAGCAGGTGCGATTCCAGACATGATTATGCAAATGTTGGTGGGTCTGTCTAACTAAAAAACCTTTTCAATTTTTGATCTTCGAACGTGTTACATTACATTTATGTTAGAGCCGAGCCCGTTGCGACAAAAAAAGCAGTGGTGCGGTGTCGCAACGGGCTCTCGTGGATCAGTCCTGTGGTTCCTCGATATCCTCCTGGAAACGCCAGATGTATTTCTTATGGGTGGGCTTCTCGCCGCGGCAACATGCGAGTACGGCGGCGATATCGTAGTTGGCCTGTGACACGCTTTCGTTCGTGGGAAAGACCTTGACAACACCATGCGTCGTCTTACTCACCTGCTCGATGGGTCGGTGCTGGACCGCATCCATCTTGCTCACTTCGGCATCAATGGCCTCACTGATGGCGGAGGGGTTGACCGCGTCCTCAGTAGCGCTCTCAAGCGCTTCGAGTTGTGCCTCGAGATCCCTCTCCATTGCGGCCGTGGCATCTTCATCCGGTTCACTGGGTTTGGGATCTTCCTTTTTCTCCTCCACTTTTGCGTCCTCCTCGTGGTTCTCCACCTCTTTTGCGTCCGCCTTATGATCTTCCTTCCGCTCTTCTTTCTTGTCACCAATATTGGCGTACATGGCCAATTCGTCCTCGTCAGCCGCGTTCACGAGATCGGCATGAACGCTCGGTTTCGATGTGTTGCGAGGAGCCGCAGGTTGCGGGGGTGCGGGTGGAGCGGGTGTACCCCGTATCCATCCGTACAAGCGGTCATTTCGACCCACGAGCCAGACCACGACGAGGATGAGGACGATGATAATGGCGGCGAAAATCACGATGAGTACAATCGTGTTATTGAAAAATCCGGTTTTCACGGGCTCGTCCGATTTCTCTTCAGTCTCGATTTTCTCATCATGTTCCGGGGGCGGACTACGTGGAGCAAGTTTTTCCATCTCGGCAAACCGTACGGTTTGCTCAGCGCGCTTTTCAACAGATTTAAGTCGAGGAGCAACTTCCATTGTATATTCCAAGGGAGATATTCGTTTAAGATAATATCCGGTCTACGTTATAATGGACCTCAAACTAACTCGCGCAGTTTCTGTGCTCGATGCACTAGGAAACTACTTCGAGAGTCTCGAAACGTATTTGAAGCAGACCGACCGCGATAAATTTACTCGACTCGAACGTGGACTGGCCGAATGTCGCCAGTATAAGCGCAAGCTAGAGCAGATTAAGTTGGATGATGACGGTCTGTTCCAGGCTGTACACCTGCATGCAAGCGTGCGCCGACTGCTCGAGGGCTTGTATACGATGCTCGATTTTGAACTACCCGTGGGTGAGGAAATTAGCAAAACACGCGCATTCCGACTAAGCGAGGTGTTCAACCAGATTACCAAGGTGTATCGAACTTATATTCGCGATGTCGCTGCCGAAGCGTCCGAAGTTGTGATGACTGCATCACAACAACTAAAGGTAAAAAATCCATTAGAGCTCCAAAGCTTGTGGCAAAAGTGGCCCAACTCGATCGACCTCTACACCCTAGCCCAGACCTCCCTTCTCAACCAGAGCTATCGTGACCGGGATCGCGACCGCCAACAGCAAATTTTTGAAATTATTGAGAGCGATAAACGGTTTATCTTGCGAGAACAGACCTGGATCAGCCCATTCCTGACCTTCAACTGCGTGCCGTGGGTGGGTACTCCACTACCCGTACCGTGGGATGCAGTGGTAAAAGCGCTCGAAGCGAACGAACGCGCTCGGACCCAGAAGGAACTTGCGCCTTCTCCTGAAGAGTCCAAGGAGAGTTGCGCGGCACGCACCTTTTCTCCCGACATGGATGGGTCCATTGTCATCACTCGTTGTATCGGTCAGGCCACGGTCGTGCATGAACTCCCCAGGGGTCTGACATGGGGTCCCGGGATTTTGGAGAGTGACATCCATAACACACTGGTCCCGATTTCCGAGAGCAAATGGCAGTGGGACATCAAGGTGACGGATAGCACGGCGACCATCCGATACTACATCTTTGAGCGGATGGGCGACGACCTCTGGCGCATCCTGGTACCGTGGAAATTTCCACGACCCGATGTACCACGTGACCTGCTTGTGCACAAGATCAAAGAACGTGCATTCGGTCGCCCGAACGCCTATCACGAACTTCTCGAACGTCCACTCCGCGAACATTTGAGCAAACGTGTTGCCGTGTTAGCCTCCGAGGAGGCGCGCCCCCAGGACGTGAGTCTCAGCGTGTTGCGCGTCACGGACCAGCTCATGGCCCTGGTCAAAGCGGACAAAGGTAAACCGCTCGACCGTTTGGACAACGAGAAGCTTGACCGAATATTTGAGACCGCCGTCCTGGAGGAACTGAGCAAACACGACCTACACCTATTGGATGCGGTGCTCTATTGGACGGACTGGATGCGCCGGGATTTTCGCCGCGACTTGGATGCGACGGTCGAGAAGATGCTGCATGAAAAATCTGACATGTCAGATTTTTCCGAGTGGTCGGCGGTCGCGGAAAACCGTGTTGAAAAAATTGTGCACCATGCCGTCGAGAGTCAACTGAGAAAAACTGGAAACGTGTTCCAGGACCTCTTCGACAAACAACACAAGATCAACGAGGTCCGCACGCACACTCGCCGCAATACATCGTAATACCGACATGAGTCAATGCGACTCTAAATTTTTGACAAAAATTGAAACCGCGGGACATATAAAAATGAGTGCCGTCGATCACCTGAAATGCTGTCTATGTAGGGAGCTCACCCTGCATCCGCTGCTTCCGTATATGGGGACCTCATCAGCCATGGCGTACGGACAGTATTGCACGCATTGCGCAAAAATGATTCCAAGAGGGGCGCTCGCAGCGCACACGGCCACATGTCCCAAGAACACCGCTAGCGAACTGTGATCGAGTCGCTCTTTATTTTTTCTTTGCCCAAAGAAAAAATAAAGAGTAGGGCCTTAGAGCATGCTGGCGACCAGAGAGCGAATGTCTTCCATAGTGCCTCGGAACATGTTACGGATCTTACCGTCGACCGTTACAGTGAAATCGCGCTCATGAAGCTTGAGCTCAAATTCCGACATCTTAATGTGGCGATGGAGGTACAGACCATCCATGCAGGTCGGTTGAGAACGTTTGCTAAAACTCACTTCGAAGCAGATCTCCTCGTCTTCGGTGGGTTCGAGCTCATTGAAGTCTGAAAATTCGTCTTTGATGGCCTTCGGTGGTTTCACGAGGTACACGTAGATCGGTTTCATGTACATGGCCTTGAGCTTTTCCACTTGGTATTCCGGAGTGTCGGTGCTCTCCTCACGGTCCAGGAGACGGCGTTCCGCAACAATGGCCCGCTCCATCGCGGCCATTTTTTGTGTGTAGAACTTGTCACAGTCACGTTTGTACTGCATGAGTTCGGCATGCTCGCGCTCGAGTTGTTGGTCTTGCTGGGCAATTCGCGCCTTCTGCTCCTCAATTTCGGCTTTCAACTGTTGCAAGGCCGTGTCGAGCGTGACCTGTCCCCGCAACCTCAGTTCCTTCATAACCACTTTGGTGAAGGTCTGGAACTTCTCACTTACCGGGGTGTCGGTTCTCGCGAGAACCTTGTACAGACCCTGTTCGGTCAACAAGTTTTGCTCGTTCATGCGTCCGTCCTTGCGTGCGCATACGAGCTTGACGTAGTCAATTCCCAGTTTGTACCCACACATATCAAGACGAATGCGTTTCGATCCGATCACATCTTCGACCTGGCTGAGAGGGAACAGTGGATCTTCGGAAGTACCGTAGATGGTGATCTGGGCGATCTCGGGGAACTCATCGATGAGTTTCTGGCTTGGAGTAAATGGAATGATGTCTGTCATTAGTAATATCTTATGTGTTTTTTTCAATTTTTAAATGAATAGAATGGATTATTGGCGTGGAAGGATCCTTCCATGCTGGCAACCTCGTGAAACGGCTATACCTGGACGAAAACAGTACTTCGGAGCATGGAAGGTTCCTTCCATGCTGGCAACCTCGTGAAACGGCTATACCTGGACGAAAACAGTACTTCGGAGCATGGAAGGAACCTTCCATGCTGGCAACCTCGTGAACCGTCTGGATATATTGTAAAAGAACGCTGTTAGACTTGTCAATCAATGTAGTCCTAATTGGTCGCTTCGAGTTCGAATATATAGCCCTTCCATTCACGTCCGGTACCAGCATACCGTCGTATGGTGTCATCCGATATACCCAACTGTTTCCAAGCCTCCTTGATACCAATGAACGTCTGCGTTACTCCGTCTTTGGTCGCTCGAACGGTCAACCGGCTCTTTCGGACCGTGTTTTCGTTCGCGCGATTCTCCTCCCGGGTGGCCCACCTCAGGTTGTCAAGGCGGTTGTTGTCGTAATCGCTGTCAATGTGGTCGACATCCGACTTTCCCTCCGGGTTGGGTGTAAATGCGAGCATGACCAGCCGCCAGATCGAAAAAGATGTTTTCTTTTGCTGATGAGATAGTTTAATTTGACGTTTGTCATCCGGTTGGATAAGTTTTTCACGATGCACCAATCGCACTCGCCCCATATTGCTCACCATATAATTCTCAAATTTGTGGAGTGACGGATCTACCGCTTCAATCAGAGGTCGCCACTCTTCACCTTCGAGGTTCTCAATTTCGCCGGGAAAGGGGTCCGCACGCTTCCATCGGAATCCTCCAGTTTTTTTGCGGTGACCCTTTAGACACTTACTAATGCAGTCTGGATCATATCCGTCGGCGGCAGCCAACGGTATTGATTCATATGTTTGCAAAATTTCATCCGTATTGAGATCGCACCTGTGTACCCTTGTTCGGTTATAAGTGGTGATGTTGTCAGCTGCATGTTGAGCATTTTCCTGTTGGGTCACCCATTCGAGCATGCATGCTCGGTTGTCGAGTTTATCACCCAAGTGATTGACTTGAGGTTTGTCATCGGGATTGGGGACGAACGCATCAGCTACCATGCGATGTATCGATCGGGACTTCTTCCCAAGTGTCACCTCGTAGTAGCCCTTACGCGTATTCAGTTTCAACAATTTGCACAGTTTAATATTGCGAACCCGGCCCATGTTGCTCACTTCGTAGTTTTCGAATTCCGAGATCCGCTTCCACTCTTCGCCGTCAAGATTAACGCGCCCGTTCATATTAATTTTATTTTTCCATTAGAGCCGTGAATTTAAATTATTTATTGATCGGGATGAATGCAAATAAACAGCCGGAGGACGTGCCAATTAAGCGAAAGCCAGGCCGACCCAGGAAGAAAATGCTCAAGGAACCGCAAAAACGTCAAGGCATCCTCGAAAAACCCAGTTCAGACAAGCACGTTGTTGAACTCCTGTACGATAAGCCGTCAAACTTCAACAAGATCTGCAAGTACTGGAAGAGCTTGAACACGGACAAAATCAAGTTCGTGTTCACGCCCGCGGGACTGGTCCTCTACACCAAAAATTACAAGGGTACAAATCACGTCGGCATTAAGTGCGACGGTGCACTCATGAACCAGTATTTCGCTAAGGAGACGATCATGATCGGCGTGAGTTTCGCGAACATCGAGCCCATCCTCAACAAGTTGGACAAGAGTTATGAAACTATCTGTTTCGTGATCAAAGAGCGCACCAAGAACAAGACGTTGCACATCGTGCTACAGAACGATGTCAACATCCCCGAGTCGTTTGATATTGAGATCTTTATCGATGAGGACATCGGCCAGCCTTTGCCTGCAGATCTTTTTGATGGCAATTTGGGATTAGGGGGAGACGAAAAAGTCGGTCCCCGACTTTTTACCCCGTACCAGCTCGAGTTCCGACTCCCGGGCAAGTACTTCAAGAAGATGATCAGCGACACCAAGCAGTTCGACAAGCAGTGGACGATCGAAAAGTACGGTGATGCTAACCTCATGTTCAGCTACAAACTGAGCAACGGTCAAGTCAAGGCCACAATCATCCCGTCCAAAGCAGCCGACATCGGCCTCAAGTCGCTCGTCACGCCAAATGAAATCTTTTCCGTGTCGATCTATGTCGACACGATCAAACCCACTTCGAGCAGCCAGCTCGCGGAGGTAATACAGATCAAGGCCAGCAAGGATCGCGCTCTCTGCATTTGGGCCGACCTGGACGACAAGGCCGTTGTCGTCAACACCCTGGTCGACATCGTGGACCACCGCGCCCCCGCGGCAAAATAATTTAAAAAATAAAGAAAAAGAGCGGTAGTGTAGAAAATGGTACTGAAATCGGCATATCATGTCGACGCGCAATGGGACATACAGGTCGTTGACCTGGCGGATGTCGAGAATCATATCGGGCAGAGTACGGAGGTCCACAAGCGCAGTGGTGTGTGGGACGTGGTGATACGATACCGGGGCCGAGAGATCGCTCGGCTTGAACGCGTGGGCGACTCGGTGCGTCTGCTCGCCCTTGCGGGCGGATGGTTACTCCTCGATTAGTACGCGTTCGAGTTCGCTTATTTTTTCCGTGAGCGTCTCGTAATACCGCTCCCACTGTTCGAGCACGGGTTGCATATCGCGAGCGGCTTCGAGAACATCCCCGACAGGGGCGTCATCGTCCAAAGTGGGTGGTTCGGGCCAGTCCGTGAGGGGCAACGAGTTTAGATCAACGCCAAACGTCTCAATAGGAAACTGAAGAAGTTGACGAATGCGGCTCACGGGTTCCTGACGACAAAACCCGCGGAAAACGACTGCTCCGGGTTTCGAGCGGGCTGCGGGATCGCCCTCCTCGGCTTCGCGAAGGGGTTGCCAACCGGTGAAACGCATATTTTTGAGGAGCCAGGCCGAATTGCTGTAGTGCTTTCCAATCAGGGCGTCACTTGTGATCCAGAATCGGAGATCGTGCGCTTGCTTGTTGTAGCGCTTCTGGACCCAATCGCGCAACGAAACAATCCCGGGTTTCGCGATGTCCGTCTCGGGGGTAAGCAGATTGTGGGCGCCGCCCGTGTAATTGACATCACCCGAAGTCACATCTCCGTCCTGGCGGAGCACCACTGCAGAAATACGACGGATGAAGAAATCACATAGTGCGGTGTGAATGACGAGTAGCAAATTGCTCAGGTGTCCACCGACACCGCTGCCTTCGATCATGTGGGGCAAGAGTTCGTGTCGAGTGCGCGGCGGCAAAACGGTCAGCCCGTTTTGATGTCCGCCCGTGACTTCCTCTCGGGCGCGTTCGGGATCGAGCGCGTTCCAAGTTTGAATGCGTTTGGCCCAGCCGGCTGCACGGCCGCCCATGACGTGAACGGTTCCGCCCACAGTTATGCGCTTGCGCATAACATGTGACATTAGTATTATATGTTGTCAACATATTTTAATTGAGAACATATAAGAATGCTAGGTGGTCTTGCCACACCTAAGGTATCAAATGCAAATGATAGCCACGCGCTGGTGCAAGTCGTGAAGGGTGAATGTGCGCCCAATGTCAAACAGATTGCCGCGGGTGTGTGTAGCGATCGCGAGAGTCTTGACCGGTTGCGCCAAGCCTTAAATATACCCCATAGTAACCCCGAGGCAATTATCAAACGGGCAAAGGAGATCAGGGGGTGTGCTACCGAATCGTGCCTCTTCAAAGAACATAAGCAGGTGCTGACCGAGCGGTTCAAACCCGAGGGACCCTGGCAGAGCACGAAATGGTTGAGCAATAAGGATATTGATGATGTTCTCTTGCAGTACAGTGAAAAATTCCCCCGATTCAAACACGTGGAGTTCCAGATGCGCGACTTCGAGAAGCAGGGTGGTGAACTCGCACGTGTCAATTGGCCCGAGGTAGCAAAGAACTACGACTTTTTGGGCTGTGTGCTCAATACGGACCTGAGTTCGGGTTCGGGCGAACACTGGACTCCGTTCTTCGTCGATTTTCGTAACGGTACAGTCGAATATTTCGATTCGGCGGGGCAGCCTCCGCTCGACGAATTCGTCAGCTTCACAGTCAAGGTTGCCCACACCCTCTCGAAGATGGGGCGAAAGTTTACGGACCATTGCATAACAAAGGTCGAGCACCAGAAGGAAAACACGGAGTGCGGTGTCTACTCGCTCTTCTACATCCTGAGCCGCCTGCACGGGGTGAGTTACAAGGCGTTCGAATATAAACGCGTCGATGATAATATGATGGTGATGTTTCGACGTTCGCTCTTCCGTAATGTCTAAAATTCACGCTCGAAAGGAGGTGCGCCACCAGCACCCGCCCGAGTACTGAAAATAGGGACACCACCCCCTACCACGTTCTTTTTTATCTAGGCTCGTACTTATTGACGAGTGAGCAAATGAAAATTGAAACCCCAAATCAAGAAACACATGAGCTGCCAGGCCCTGTACAAAAAATGTATGTTGGAAAACATCCCAGTGGGAGGAGCCTGGGCCCGCCCGTACTGCGACTGGAAACGAGAGCAATGCATCAGGGCGAAGGGTGCGCTTACAGGTCAATGTAAATCACATTGTTCTCCGCATCGTACTGACGAGCAGGGATCTCAACCGGCTGGAACTCCGGCTCCTCACCGGCAACCAGACCATGAACATCAGGCGTGGCCCGTTTCGGGATAAGAGCATACTCGAAGAACTGGCGCACTTGCCCAACACGGCGCCATCCGAGACGAGTCATGAACGTGTGGTTGCGATCGTCGTCAGTCTGGTCCATGTGCGCATAGCACCGGGGATGGTCGTGAGCTACGGCGCGAAGAATGTCTGACCCGGCACCCTGGCGTCGGTAGTCCGGCGCGACACACAAGTTGTACATGTATGCACCAGGTCCCTGCTTCATTTTTTGAGGTGGTTCGTAGTGGACCATACAGAACCCAATGACCTGACCGCGCTGGCCGAGCGCAGCGTAGATGCTGTCACGCGGAGTGGTATTGGCGAACGGCACGCTTGCACGCCAACTGACGGTGGGAAAACACTGTTTGAAGATGTTCTTGTATTCGGACTCATTCTTTTGGGTCAAGAACCGCTTTACTACAGTAACGGGCATAAGATATCACTCCTCTGGGGGACGCATCTAACTTAATTTCTCAATCGAGGCGGTTCATGACGACATTGCCATTATTGATCGCGAGCGTGCCCCGATCGCGCCCGCCCCACGAAAATATGAATGTCTCGTTCAGGTGATTAGTCATTTTCAATCCGCCGTCCGCAGTTGGTACCGCTTCCACACTCTCGGACAGGGGTCCGTTACACAGACCAACTGTAAAAATTCCCGCGGAATTTTTCGGTGCGATTTGCATGTAGATTGGCGCGCCGGATGCGGTCGCGCCAATCCAACTTCCCGCTACGGTCCCGTGTTGGAAGAGGTTTCGAGCGTGGATCCAATTCATGGTGTGACTCGCTCCCGAACTGAACCGAGCCCATGTAGAAATAACGGGTCCCGTTATTTCCGTTGACGTGGTCGCGCGCCATTCAATCCGACCGCGCCATCGGTCGTATGTGCCGTAGAGCGGCTCGGAACCTGGAACCACTTGTTGGAATTCAGTGGTCCAGGGCCATTTTCCATGTTCGATAGGAATACTGCGCTGGTTGCTCGTGGCCACACAACGATCCACAGAACGGGTGATACGGAACATCTCGCCCGTGGCGAGATCGACCCATTCCCCTTCGTGATCGTACGTGAAGCTCAACCAGATGACCACGGCGACCGCCACCACTACCGCCGCTTCAACCAACATGACCAGTTTTATCATAATATAGTTTAGATAAGATAAAAATTGAAAGTACTGTAATAGGAAACACTCATGGCACTACCAAACGGCCGTTTGGTCGATCTCAAACAAATCCCGAGCACGGGACACGTGCAGCAGGACGTCTACAATGTAGTTCGCAACGCATTCTGCCCCTATCGGGGCATCCAGGTCAAGACGCCCGTGATCACACCCCAACAACTCATCAAAGACATGCAGTTCGATATGTATGTCAAAATTGTTGGTGAGCAAATTGTCGAGGATAATGAGAAGGACGCTCAGGGGCGTCCTCGGACAAAGCGTGAAAAACTCGTGATCGCCATTCTTGGTCGCGACGAAAAGGAGAGCAGCCCCATTGCGACCACGACAGAGAAGTTCCGACTGTTCATCAACAGTGTGAAGGAACCGGATGCCAAAATCATTCTCATCAGTCCGTGCCGTTTCGCGACTCACGTGCTCAACTACATTCACGATAACGCGCTCGGCCGCCGCATCCAGCGGTGTACCTACGACCACTTCAAAACCGTGGTCCCGCTCGGTCCGGGTTGTAGCGAGCACCGTATCGCTACCGCGGATGAGGTCAAGAAGTTCCTTGCGCTGCACAAGCTGGATACCAAGGAAATGAAACGTATCTACACGTATGATCCGCAAGCAATTTGGTTGGGTGCGCAGCCGGGTGACTATGTGCTGATCGACCGCGTCAACCCGCTCTCGGGGCGCTCGTTCGACATCCGCCGCGTCGTGCGCGGTGAGGCCCCCCAATAATGCGGGCTTCGCCTTCGTCTCACGCGTTGCGCTTGTTCGAACCTTATTTTTTGTGATTATCTAGTTCTGAACAAGCGCAGCGCGTGAGACGAAGGCGAAGCCCGCATTAAAGATTTAAACTTTGAAAGCAGATAGGGCAATAACACACATGTCCGATAACGTTGACACTACGAAGGAAGTCGCCGAGGCATTGGCAAAAGCCCAATTGAACTTCGTTCCCGGAGGCTCTCCGGTTGAACGGGACACCGTCTCGTTGACGGATGAGCAGGAGAGAGTTGTTAATTATATTCTCGAGGGTCGAAGCATGTTCCTCACGGGGCGTGCCGGTACGGGAAAATCGTTCACGCTGCGCCATGTCATCGGCATGTTGCCGACCAGCACCACCTTCATTACCGCGACCACGGGGCGTGCCGCTGTGAATATTGGAGGTACGACCTACTTCCGCTTTGCTGGCATCGGTCTCGGCAACGGCTCGGTCGCCTACATCATGCAGCGCTTGAGCAGACAGGGGCGTGCCAACTGGCTCGCGGCGCGCACGCTCATCATTGATGAAATCAGCATGATGAAGGGTCAGATGTTCGATAAACTCGAGGAGATCGCACGCCTCGTGCGTGGTCCGCATTTCCGCTCGGTCGCTCAGACGCTACATGAACTCGCTGAGGACATTGATGGGGTGGACATCATGGGGGCACTCGAGCGCAAGGAGTTCACGGGTCGCGTCGCCAAACGCATTCGCAGTGCGGCCGAGTCCATATCCGATATCGAGCTGCGACATGAACTCCTTCAACAGGAGATCGCCCCGGTCGGCGACAAGCAGGCGTCGGCACTTGACAGCATCGCGACCCGAGTCAGCGGTCTGGCCAACCGCCCATTCGGTGGTATTCAGGTCATCGCGTGCGGGGACTTCTTCCAGTGCCCACCCGTAAACAAGAAGTTCAGCGAGGACGATGAGGACGCGTTGCAGTGCTTCGAGGCCGACAAGTGGAACGAGGTGTTTACCCTCCAGGTCGAGTTGACCCAGGTCAAACGCCAGAGCGAGCAGCTCGCGCTCGATTTCGTGAACGCTCTCCGCGAGAGCGAGACTGACAGGAAAGGTGTTGTACAGTTAGACCAGAAGTGGATCGAACTCATGGACTACCTCGCTCGTCCCCTCAAAAAGCGAAAAGATGGAATCCTACCCACAAAACTCTTCTGCACCAATCGTGACGTCGACCGCGAGAACCTCGCCGAACTTCAAAACTTGCCCGGTAAGGTACAAACATACCTCGCGGTCGATGCCGGCCGGGACCCGTGGCGCAAGGACATGGAGACACACTGTATCGCGCCGAGCGAACTCAAATTGAAGGTGGGTGCACAGGTCATGTTGATCAAGAACCACGCGAGCAACCCGCAATTGGTCAACGGCAGTCGCGGCGTTGTCGTCCGGTTCGAGATGGACGCGCTCGATCCCACATGCAAGGCACCGCTCCCCGTGGTGAAGTTCAAAAACGGCGACGAGGAAATGATCCGTTATGAAACATGGGAGATCCAGGACCAGGCCGCACGCCCACTCGCTTCGCGCACTCAGGTCGCACTCAAGCTCGCGTGGTGTCAAACCTGCCATAATGCCCAAGGGCAGACGCTGAATTATGTCGAAGTGCATATTGCCGACGCGTTTGACTACGGTCTGGCCTACGTGGCTCTGACCCGCTTCACCTCGCTCACGGGCCTGCGCATCGTGAACTATAACGTGCAGCGTATTCGCAACAACCCCCGCGTTGTCCATTTCAACAAACTTCTGCGAGAGCGCCCCGAGAACCAGGCTATCGGTGCATAACGGCCGACATAAAAAACGATGACCAAGGGGCGTCACCAGCATCCCCTTTGAGGCATCTAAAATCGACCGCCGACTCGACGTGATGTTATTTTTTGATGGGCAACACGAGTCGCGATGCGCATCGTTTCCTCGATCAGGTGGTACGCACCCCAGGTGGTAATGACGACACCAACAACTACACCGAATGCAAAAGAAGTAAAGTCCATTAAAAAAATAAGTCGTCGCGTTCAAATGGAAAGGTTTAGACGATGTCCATGGGTCCGCGTTCACTCGGGCAGCGGCACGGTGCGGGTCCACGGAACGCCATACTGAATCCGCGCTGCAATTCGTCGCCGATAAGCTTACCCCGACAGCGCACATGAAAGCGGTTGCATGTGGGACACCGCCATTCGCCACTGAACCAGTTCTTAAGCTTGTAGTAGATGGCGTAGAGCATCCTGTTACTCATTCAACGTACTTTCAATTTTTGTGTTCCGGTACACGGGCACGCGATGCGCACTTCGCCGCAGCTGCAAAATCCGGCACGCTGGTTACGGCACATTTTCCTCAGGAACAGTTGGCCCATGAGGGATGCTCCCAGGTTGACGAGCCCCAGACCGATAAAGACGTAACCAACAATTTTCTTGTTCATTATTATCAACAGGTACCAGGTGTTAAACTTGAATTGCCTGTGAGAAGTAACAATGGACATCCTGTTCGAAGGTCTCGACTTGAGTGCATTTGATACGATCCCTCGGTTCCGAACACCCACTCGCCGAGAGATAGCCGAGTGGATTAGGCAGACCGAGGGCGTCTGGACGAATGAAATTCTCGAGTGGCTCGGACGACCTGTCCGTCCCGATCGGGCCGGAGTAAAGTACCACGGACCACTTACACTAGCGCAGCAGTGGTGGATTATTGGTGAACTCCAGGACTTGAACTAAAGCGCGGCCTCGGCTTCATGATCACAAAAAAATAGGGTTCGAGCAGGTCGTTAGGCAAGAACTTCCCAGAACATGATGGCCATAACGGCAGTCGTGGTCAGGTGGCTCAGATCGTGATAGTCCCAGACGGAGTGACCGCGGCAGGGCCATTCGGCAAGGTATGCCAATTTGGCCACAACGACGTTCGCACTGCATATCGCAAACCGCATTTTTTGTTCCCACGTGTTGAGGACCGGCACGGTCTCGATGACCACCGCAACGAAAGTCGCTGCGATCATGGTACCGTTCATCCGAGTGAACGTGTGTGGACCATTGACCAGTTTTTCCCAGAAGTGCGCGAGACAGAGGAGAACGATGAACGTCATGCGCGCGCCAAACACCCAACCGATGGCAGCCACACTCACGGCGATCATGCAGTGGTCGATACTCTGGGTCCATTTCAAGTTGCGTGGGGACAATACGTGCCACAAGAGGTGGAGGCGGGCGCTCGCGATGAGTTGAAATTCGCATACCAGGGCCGCAACGGTCAGCTCGTACAGGCGGTCGGGTCGTACGGTCGCGAGTACGGCCCACGCCGTAGGCAGCAGAGCTGCCATCTGTACGTGGAATGTACCGCGCAGAATGGGCACACCGGGGGCAAACTTGGTCATCGTATTTGTTCCAATTAAGAATTCAAAGTTAACGTTATTGAAAGAACTGGAAGATCACCCACTGAACACCGAAGAACGCGAGAATTCCAGTGACCGCTGCAATGATAGTAAAGACTACCGTCCCCGCGGATTTGATAGCGTCCATCGCACCCGGTGCGTACTTGCTTAGGATGAAAAAGAGTCCCATTTCCAGGAAAATCACAAGCATGAGAATACCCAAGGTTTTGGTATTCAAGTATTGTTCGTATTCGCTCATTATACATTACAAACAAAAAAAAATATTTTATTGGAAAATACCTACATGATGAAATCATCGAGAGCCGCGCTTTGATCCTCCTCGATATGCACCTCCTCTTCAATTCCGTACATGTTGTTGTACTCGATCCTGCGAAGAGCAGGATCCTCGATCGCATTGAGCTTCTTGACCTTGTCGAGAGCGGCCCGGATCTGCTGTTCGTACCGCCGTGTGTACCCCTCCTCTTTCTCGACCGGCACGGCATTGATGTCAAGAAGTTTGTACCCCAAAATTCCCAGTGAAATTTTGCTAGAGGTCGCGACCCAACGGTGAAATTGCACGGCCTGCTTGTCCATGTCCACATGATGGTCGTGGATGGGAATGCGCTGGTCCGCGAACCATTTACAACGTTTCCATTCTCGCGACTGGAATACCATCTCGCTCCCCCAGGTCTTGACCAACCCCTGACGCACCCACTTGAACAATTTGTTAAGTTGTGACTGGTTCTCCAATTTTGCAAAGTCAACATTGCCACTCTGGATCCAGTCCACGAGGCATGCGCCCTCTTCCGGGATGAGGGCGTCGTCCATGTAAAATCCGATGAAGCCGTAACTCATGGGAAGTTGTTTGTACGGGTTACCGCCCTCGCTCAACCAAGTCTTCCGCTTTCCCCGGCTCACGTGTAACCAGTCCTCGACATGGGGGTTATTGCCAAGCTCTTCAAAACGGCTGATGCGAAATACGCCTTCGACATAGAGTGCGATATCAGGTAGAGCGAGGTCACTCATGCCCGACTTGCACTGTGGTATGTAGTCCGCATAAACTTCTCCCTGCACGATCTCGCGGCTGAGCGGACACTTGTACTCGAACAGTGTATTGAGGTACATGAAGAAGTCGTACGGTTTTCCGTTCCACTCGTCGCAGAAGTAGCGCACCACACCCATACCGTCCATGGAATATGTCTTTCCGTCCACTTCTGCACTTGGAATTGAGCTCGCCTCGAAGATGGGTGTTCGCAGGACAAGACTCGTAATGTTGCGGAGTGTGTTCTCGAACACGCTGCCCCAGTTGCAACTCAGAATGTTATCACCCATGCCCGGGAGGATACCGCACTTCTGCCCGACCAGCCGTTTCTCGTCCTTGAGTAGCATATTAAGTTCACTGCCGCCAATGGTCAGCTTACGATCGTCCTTCCATTGTTCGGTACCCTGTGCGGGTCGGTGCCTGTGCGGCCGGAGGAAAGCCTTGATTTCGTTGAGTTTGATACGATACATTTTGTGCAATGTACATACTTCGCTCGCTATCTCTAATGAAAAAATAATTGCCCCCCGCGAGTTAATCGCACCGGCACGGATAGGGGCAACACCTGTCTTGCGACAGAGCAGGACCCAGGCGCAGTCTCTGCAATGTTGTCCCGGACGCCCACAATCGTCATTGCATTTCAGGCAGGGGTACCACGCGACATCGGGGCGGCCCGGGGCCACCTTGAGCCAGCACTGACGCGTGTCGGACCAGATGCTGATACGGTTGCATTTCGTGCAGGTACCCGCGCGATACTCCGAATCGCCCGACAGGGCGACGGGGTTATTGCAGTTGTAGAACTGCGGGCAGGGTTTGGTGATGGTCGTTCGGGGCATGGTTGTTAAATTTATACCAGATTTCAATTTTGACCGACATGCGGGAATATTTTTTAAATACGTCCGGATAAGACGGAAAGATGCAAGCTCTCAAAACTCAACTTGAAGCCCTGACTCAAACTCTCGGCAGCCTGACGCAGACTGATGTCAGTGCGATGGAAGATGCTAAAAGCCTTAAAAGTCTTGCGTTCGTTGTCGACCGCGTGCTCGATATGCTCGCGAACGAAACGTGTACGCTGGAGCAGCTCAAACTGCGCACGCTTAAAAAACTCGAGACCAAGATCTCAACAGTTCGACCACATCTTGAAGCAGCCGAGAAGAAATTTATGACGCGTTATGCATCGGTACCACGCCCCATAACGACACCGCAACAAAAAATCGGTGTGGATTTTGCCGGCTTGAAGTACGCGTGCCCCCTATATGACGACCAGCAGCAAGTTCCCGTGCTCGGGTACGGCGCGGTAATGATACGGAGTCAGCCCGTACTTGTATATCGGTACAGTCCGACAGATTTCGTGAGCGTCAGTCCGTGCATTGTGGCCGACTATGCGAGTGATAACGCGCATACGATATGCTGCGGGAATGGTGTCACGTGTGAGTATGGACAGCAGTGTCGTTATTATCACGACCCGGTCGAATGGCCGGAAAGTACACACGTGCAGAGGTTTCAGAAGAGTGCGCTAGTGAAACGATGTCCGAGCTTCGGACACGCTCCAGCTCTCGCGGAACAGGCGGTGCAACTCTCGTTCGAGCACTTGAGAACACTGGCACGGTACTGCGCGGTGCAGACCCTGATGATTCACCTTGTCGCGTCGCGTGCATGAGGGCAATCTTGTGGCAGTTCCACAAGACGAGGAGTTGCCGGTTGAGGTCTCGAATGACCCGATCGAGTGACTCCACATGTGCATGAGCTTCTGCGTGCCCCTCTTTCACACACTGGACGTGATACCGTGAGCGCTTGAGTTTCAAACGGGTAACTTCGGCGGTGAGTTGAATAATTTGCTCCTCGTATTTTGACATGTTGAGCGATAGTACTAGTTAAAATTTCAACTTTGATAATACACGCCTAAATAAACTATGTCTCGAAAAATCAAAGTGTGGCCTGGTAACTGGACCGTCACGGACGTGCGCAAGCGGCCGACCTGGCTATTCATTTTCGGAGATAACGACGAGGAGCGGGGCCATGGAGGCCAGGCGATCATACGCGACCTGGAGAACGCCGCGGGCGTGCCCACGAAACGGAGTCCGCACTGGCACAACTCGGCTTATTATACAGATGAGGATTACGATGCGCAGTGTGAACGGATTCGCAAGGCGTTCGACATCATTGTTGAGCGCGCTGCCGGATACGAGCGGGTCGTGTTCCCATCGGGCGGCCTGGGTACCGGACTTGCCGATCTCGAGAAGAGGGCGCCGCGAACCATGGAGTTCCTAATCGGGCAGATCGGCCGATTGCGATCCCTGTAAGTCTACCGCCCTTTCACGGCGGCTCGAATCCTATTCATTCCGTTATTTGAGAACATGGGATTTATAAAAATTGATTTTTTTTGCTCCAAGTACATCTGACCACTCAGACATCCACCATGGCCGCTCTCGCTCCTTCCGCTACCCGCTCCGTCTACTCTGACAAGGCTCGCTCTCGCGAGTTCACGATCACGACCAGCGGTCGCCATCACGAAATTGAAATCGTTGGTGGCGACCTCGTTGCCACCGTGGACGACTCGCGCCCACTTACGATCTTCGTGCTCGACGTGTCGGGAAGTATGTTCGACTCGGGTGACGAGCGCAACGGATATGCCGGAAGCCGCATCTGGGCCGTGATGGATGAGATGACCAAGGTGGCCAAACGCGCACTCGCGCAGGAGAATGCCGTTGAGCTCGTGCTCTGGGCACATGATTCGGCCTACCACCAGGTCACTCTTGCGAACGTCGATACAGTGTTCCGCCAGAGTGTCAACATTGGTGCTATCGCGCAGCGCATCCACTACCGCAGGAACGCCCCGAACGAGTTCAAGGACCTGGTGTGGCATGGCTCCACACTCCCGCGTCTCGGTTTCGACCGTGTGCAGGAGGTCGTCGAACTCTACCGCAGCAAGCGCGCGGGACGCACGACAACGGTGTCGAACATCACGATGCTCTTCGCCACGGATGGAGAATTCACCAAGGACCACCCGAAGCGCCCGCTCTCGCCGAGCCAGGATCTCACAGACTCGTTCCTGCGTGACCTCGGCAAGTGGCTCGTCGATATCAACATCCCGGTGGGTATGACCTACCTCGGTATCATTCGCGACAACGTGCCGGATGCCCAGCGCATCCTGAGCGTGTTCCCGAAGACGCGCTACTTCTACATCGAGAAGGCCTCGGAACTCCGTACCAAGACCGACACCATCATTGAGGCGCTCGAGACCCGCATTGCGGGCAACATGGCGTACTTCAAGGTCTACAATATCATCGGGGCACCGGACCGTGCCGACTCCCAAACGTCTATTGATCGACGCCTCATCCAGGTGAGCGAACTCGGTCACTACATGTTCGCGGACGATGTCGTGCCCGTTGATGCTGAACTCACAAGCACTGTGGAGGTCACAGGCGAAAGCCAGATCCGCATGCTCCACATCCGTGAAAAGATCACCGCGGCGGTCACGACGCTCGATCACCTCAAGGACGAGCACACCCGAGGCGTTGCAATTGTGGACCGCTTGCTCGAGGTGGACGCCACTCTCGCCGCCATCCGAAAGACGATCGAGAAGGAACCGCGGTCGAGTGCACTCAATCGTACTCGCATGTACCACCATTCGGCCGCTCGCTACAAGAACGCCATGCAGCAGTTCGCCGCACAACAGGTGCACCGCGATGACCTCAAGAACGCCCGCCTCATCTTGAGCAAGCAGCAGGACCTCGTGATGGCATGTGAGGACAAGTACAGCATCAGCCTCGCAAAGCAGATCACGCGCAACTCGGCCAAGCGTCGCGAGTACACCGTCTCGGGACCGGCCTGTCAGAACGACGAGACGGGTGAGTTCACCACATTCACCATCCAGGTCGACTTCGCAGCACCGCCGGGAGGCCAGCCCGACGTGAAGCGCTTCACCACCGCGATCGTGCCTCAACGCGTGGCCTTCGACGAGGAGATCGACCCCATCACAGCCGAGAGCTGGGCCGAGATTTACCGCAGTGCCGACACCCGCGGTCAGGCCTTCCTGATCGAGAAGCCGAACGAGAGTGCCTATCACGCTCCGAGTCGCAGCAAGGTCAAGCCCGCCCTTCTCAATACCGCTATCCAGACGTTCTATGACGCCGTGGAGCAGCGTGTCGAGGTGGACGGCTATGACAGTATCTTCACGCGTCCGTTCAAGGGCATGAGCGCCGATGACACGTACAACCTGGTGTTGCCGACTTACGCGCCCAATCTCGAGTATGTTGCCAAGTTCACTCTGAAGCGTTTGCTCGGGTACATCATTGCGGGTCACGAGATGGCCTACCCCAGCCGCATCCTGGACATCTACATCCCGTGCATCATGTCGCTCTGGAACCGCTACGCGCAGCAGCGGGACACCAAGACGCTGCGCGAGGCCATGCTGCTCACGCACGCGTTCCGCCAGATCAAGAAGTGGACCGGCCTGGGTTCTCTGCACGATCCCGGCGTCAAGACGGTCGAGGGCGCGCTCCGTCAGTTCGTCACGGGCGACTCGGGCACGCACAATTTCATGAGCCTGAGCGAGCCGCTCATCTACTACCTCATGACGGGTGGCAACCCGACCGTGACCAAGACGGCTGAAGACGGTACGGTCACGACCACCCCCATCGTCGAGGGGCCCGAGACGTACCAGTCGCGATTCCGCCACACCATGCTCGCCGAGAAGATCTTCAAGATCGCTCACGGCCGGGGTGATGCGCTCTATCGCGAGCACCTCGTGCCCATGATCAAGGAGATCATTACCGAGACCGACCTCATGAACACTGAACGATTCCCGGACGGAGCCCCCGTGGACGGGCTCGGCAACGCGCAAGTTCCGGTGTGGCAGGGCACCGAGCGCCTCGATGCACTCCGCCAGAAGTTCATGGGCAACTTCACCACTAGGGGGGCCGACTCGCTCATGCTCATGGCCGAGGTGCTCACTCCCGAGGTCTGGGAGCATGTCGACACGCACTACGACGTGCCGGCCGACCTCAACGACCGCATCAAAGCGCATTTCCAAGCCAAGCAGCCCTGGGTGGCACCGCTGCGCGAGGTGATTCCGCTCATTGCGATCGCTAACGACTTCCCGAGCAACAGCACGCGCCGCGCCCTGTTCAGCGACGCTTCGAAGAGCCTGGGCCAGCGTGCCCGCGAGGTCTTCGCGAATCGTGTCAAGCAGACGCTCGATTGTGAGATGGGAGACATTCGCCGGGAAGCGGTGTACCAAGCTCGTCTCGAGCGCATCAAGCCCACACACGAGGGTCTACCCATTATCTGCACGCCAGCAAACGAGAACTGGATCAACACCATCGCGACCATGACCGAGGAGCAGTGGATCAGCGGGTTCCGCCGGCGCTTCGATAAGCAACTCGTTAAGGAAGCCGAACTCTTCCGTCTCCCGCTTGCGCGATACATGGAGCTACTCGACATCAACCTGCGCCGCATCTGGGCCGAGCGCGCCAACCTCGGTCAGGTTGCAACCTCGAGCACAGGTATGTTCTACTACCGCTGCGGTCACGCGCTCTGTCCGGAGTTTCTCAACAAGCAGGCCGACATGCTAGAGAACGGCCACCTTCGTGGACTCGGCGGTGATCTTCCGCGCCAGAACAAGTTCCGCATGTGGGTCCCGGGCATGCACTTGGAGATGAGCCGCTATGTACACCGTCCCAAGGAGGAGTTCATGTCGCACATGCGCGAATATGGTAGCCGCTTCTCGGGTGAAGCGTTCGTGCCGCACCTCGTGGAGTACTACTCGTGGCACTGGGAGAACTTCCAGTAATGGTGGACGAGTGACCCTAACGAGATGGAAATTTTACACTCTTATTTTTTGTAGTGTAAAAAAATGCGATACGGACCGGGTCCCGTTCGTGCAAAAGTGAGAATTACTGCTTCTCCCCTTATTGTTCTTCTTGGTTTCAGCGCTCGTTCACCTTGGACTCCGGCGCGAATTGCAACTTGTTCGTGCGATCAAGTTCAGGAGATGGCTCTCAGGCGTGGGATCCCTGAGAGCCACGCAGAGACTTGACTTCCGCGATGAGATCAGCGTTGAGCTTCTTGAGATTCTCGATCTCATCGTTCCGCATCTGACCGGCCTTGTGAGTGATCTGCTCGGAGGCAGCCCTGTCCGCGTCGCGCTCCGCAATCTGGTGTTTGAGATCCGTGACTTCGCGAGTGCGTTCGGCGAGCTTTCTCTCGCGATCCTCGAGCTCGCTCTTGAGATCTGTGACTTCGTGAGTGCGTTCGGCGAGCTTTCTCTCGCGGTCCTCGAGCTCGCTCTTGAGATCTGTGATTTCGTGAGTGCGTTCGGCGAGCTTTCTCTCGCGATCCTCGAGCTCGCTCTTGAGATCTGTGATTTCGTGAGTGCGTTCGGCGAGCTTTCTCTCGCAGTCCTCGAGCTCGCTCTTGAGAGTAGTGGCGTTGCGCTCTCGTTCCCGGGTCTCGTTCTCGAGACGATCGACTTTGCGAATGTGCTCGGCCAATGTCGCGGTGAGACGTGTGATCTCCGCTTCAGCCTCCGCGCGTGCGCGCATGCGCACACTCTTCTCGAGTTTGGCGAGTTCCTCATACATGAAAGAGATCGACACGGTCGCACCTCGAACGGCGGTCATCTCGGCCTTCAGCTGGGTGATGGTGGAACCGCTCTCCGAGAGGCGCTGATTCAGCACCTGGATCTCGGCGCGCTGCCTGGTGTTCTCATCCTTGGTCGCAGTGTACATGACGTGCATACCATCCAAAATGGTCTTGTGCTCCACGAATCTGCTGCGCAGCGTGAACTGCTTCGCGACCTCGGGATAGTTATCCAGCATCTCAATCTCGAACTGAAACTTGGTCTTGGCAACGAGGTTGTCGAGATGCGCGAGATGTGAGCGAATGTCCGCGCGACGCTTCTCCTGGAGCTTGGCCTCGTACCACTGGCGGAGCCCACCTTGGAAGTGTGCTGGGTCGTATTCGACCTCCTTGTTCTCGCTCCACCACTGTTCCTGGTGGTCGGGATTGCCGAAGCAGAACTTGAGATCGGTAATGGGGTCGGTGATACCGGACATGGCTGGAGATCGAGCAGTTGCGCGAGTGAGTATAACGCCGGTTTTTTTCAATTTTAACCAGTGTCTATATGCACAACTGGACGAATCCCGGGTATGATAAAACAGATGTGCGGATCTCCTCGCGAGTCAATGCTTACTGGTATAGAGCATGTTCGATCGCGAGCTGTACGAGCAAATCGTGAGCAGTTTGTTGTGCACGATCGGCCATTTCAGAGCGTGTCGCGGCTTGAATATCAGGCAGAAGCGAATTGCGCGAACCGATGTGACGCATGTGGAGATTTTTTTTCTCGAGCGCGCGGTCGGTGTAGATCCAGCTGCCGGGACTCCATGTCACCAAAGCGCGCGAGCGTCCATCCTCGGTACGGTCGGTGGGGTGCCCCCACTGGCACCCCTCTTCGCGACATGACGCTCCGCGGCGGCACTTAACGCTCGATGCTCCCGAAGAGAAGTCGCGGATTCGACCGCGTATCAGGGACCCGTTAATGCGTACGGCAAATTCGTCACTTGAGCGGATGTAGTAGAGCGGACTATCGGGAATAAAATCTTCCGTCGCGACCGCGACCACGGGAAGTGCAATTCCGGGAGCGACCTCGCGCGTACCGTGATCGCGTGATTGTAGCTGCTGGATATCGGCTGCGGTTGGTGCGGGGTTGTCCAGAATTTCTACTTCACTCCGGATTTTCTTTAGTCGGCTCGTGATTTCCGTATAGCAGTTCTGCCTTATGAGTTTGATATCTTGCACAAGACTATTTAGGACGCGATAGAGGGCATCGAGGTCGTCAAATTTTTTGGCCAGCTGTTCAAGGTCATCCGTTCTCAAGAGTTTGGCAATGTCGGTTTGCAGGCTTTTAGCTTTGCCAATGAGGTCCATTTGTCAATTAACGCGTGTGTGTTTATGTTAAAAGAGACATGTACCCATGTATAACGCTCGACAATATTTTTTAGTTTAAAGCGGCACTCGTGCTATATTAGCACATGATAAAAAGGGAACGTGCACAGCGTAAACCGAGCCTGGGTATAGCGTTATGTCGTCGCGATCCGGAAACCCAAATACCGCAAATTCTGTTGGTGCGGAGCCGTATTACATATAGTTTTAGCGGGTTCGTATTTGGAAAATATAAACCATGGGACTCGGCCCGTCTTGCCGAACTCGTCGGTGCGATGACACCAGAGGAAAAACTTCTCGTTTGGGGATGCAACTTTAGTCGCTTGTGGTACCACATCTGGCAAAAAATACCTGATAACCAGCCGACGGAAATGTCGGCCACTGACACATTTTACCAATTTTACATTAACTCGCGAACGAAATTCGAACGGTTAATACAGCGCGATAACGGTCGCCGCCTTCGCGCCATCCTCACCGCCACGGGTTCGGGCGAGCTCGGGTGGGACATCCCCGGCGGCAAAGCCGAGACGGATGAAAAAGAACTCGAAACGGCACAGCGTGAATTGCGAGAGGAGGCCGGTGTGGTCGAGACAGACTATCACCTTTTAGAAGATGTGAGACCCATCTGCAATTCGTTCGAGGACGATAATGCGACATATGTCCGCAAATATTATGTCGCGTGGACGGACAAAAAACTCGACCCCCGGCTCAACTACTCCAACCTCTCCCAAGTCGGAGAGGTCAGCGCGGTTCGGTGGTTCGGTCTGCGCGAAATGAGCAAAATTGTGGCGCAGAATAGGTGTCTGAGGGACCAGGTGCGACTCGCACTAACGCTTTTCAAACGGCGAGTGCGGGTGTGATCAGTTTATTTTTTGTTGACAATCGTGAACACGGGACCGAAGGCGACGACGGTCCCAACCGGTTCGCTCGCCTCGTTCATGCAGTTGCCACATGCCCATCTCTGGCGCTCGCCATCATGCACCTCGGTATACCCGCTCTCGAGCCGGAACCGGTTGCAGTTCAGACATGCAACCCGACGCTTGCATGCACAGTCACAACCCGTGCAGATCATATCGTGGCAGACCGGGCAGTTCGTCAGTGTTCGCGGGCAACACTTACTCCGACATACTGTGCACTCGTTGCGACACGCCATACAGTTGGGGTGAGGCTTCGGGCATTGAGAGCATTGAAATACTGTCTGGTGAGCGCACGGCATAGCGATGAGATACTAGACCGTTAAAAAATCAATTTTGACCGACCTAGGCCGCGATGGCAAGTGGTGGCGGGACGCGGACTCGGAACGTGTTGTCGATCTCCTGGTAACGCTCCTTCCAGTCGATGTCGTGAGACTTGAGCGCGCGCGCGAGCTTGTAGGTGTTGTGTCGCCAATTGTCTGCTCGAGCCCGGCTGAGTACGGGAAGGCCGTACCGAACACCGCGGGGCATGATGTCGACACGGAAGAACGGGTGGTCACGACGGAACGCACCCGTGATCTCGGTAATCTTGCTGAACCCGTAGCCCCATCTCTCGCTCGTCTCCATATACTTCGAGAGGCACTCGAGCTCCTTCAAGTTGAGAATGGTCGTGACGCCGCGCTGGCAGTACTTGAGGATGACGTCCACGGGCACCTTGTTCGAACTGAACCAGTGGAAGTTCTCGCTGATACCGGTGATGAGGCTGGCCGCGCAATTCCGTGTCATGTACCAGCGCTTGCCGAAGTCCCAGTACATGCGGACGGGCGCGACGTGGAACCCGGCCACGAGCTTCATGCGGCGTTGCGGACTGCGAAAGATCTCAATTTTGATACCGAGACGCGGGTGGCTCACGTGGTAGCGCACACCGCTCGCGGTACAGTCGTGCACTACGGCGCACGCTCGGAATTTGTCCTTCGGAAATGCAACCCCGTCGGCGCCCGCGTTGAGATTTTCATCGAGTTGCTTGACCATTGCATCCGCGATGATTATGAACTCCTTGTTGCTCGCGGTGCTCACCACGACATCGAGATCGCTGCTCATGTCGCCTTCGCGTGGAAAGTAGAGCCGGCTCCGGTGTTCGAACGACACCATATCGGTGTAGCTGCGAGCGTCCGGCACGAGATTGATAGCACCGTCATCATTGTCCTTGACCGGCGGGCGCATGAGGGGATTGTTACTCAGGCTCTGCATGAGAGTGCTGCCCGTGAGTGCGGCAATGTGATTCCAGCGGTCGAACCCGCGGAAGCAGCCGTGCGTGAGCCGAGAGATGCGTTCCTGCGCGACCGCGGGCGTGCTCACACTGCGTTCTCCCTGGAGGTAGAACGGACAGAGGTTGTAGACGTTGTTGCCGTTTCGCATCGAGTTCACGATCCAGGGGCTGACGTCGGGAGGGAGGTTGTTGAGGAAACTCAGGTGGTTGATCTCTTCGAGCGTGAACACGAACCGACTACCCTCGCTCGGAGCCTGGCATGTCTGCTCCTCGTGCGCGAGCACGTAGTTGGTCCAGAACAGTCCGGCCTGCACGAGGTCCCTCTCAGTTCGGGACCCGGGTCCCGTGCCGGTCCAGAGGGAGCGGGTGAGCTGGCGACCCACGGGATTCTTGAGCACGATGTGACACATGTCGTAATTCGTAGCGAGCGTGTACCAGAGCTTGCACTTGAGCGCGTGATTTCGCAATGCAATTGAGAGATTGATCACCTTGACCACGACTTGCGTTTCCACTTCGAAGCGCCTGGGGTCCCATTGCGGGATCATACCGAAGTTGGTGTGTAGCTTCAGGTTGTTGCCCTTTGCGAAGTTGCTATGTTTGGCGTGCTTCTCGAACTCGGGATAATTGCTCTTGTACGACTCTCGGCTCAGTTTTTCCCAATCCTGGTCGCCGCGCATGGGGAAGAAGCGGCGCTGGTACTTGGTGTACATGAAGCACTCCTTGCTCGCCACGCTCTCCCAGAACTTGGGATTCCAGAGCGGCGTGATAAACCGCCGCTCGAGCCACTGCATCCAGACGGCCGGGATCATGTCCGTAACGTCGTCGTCAGCATTCGTGATTTCGGTCATCGCGCTCAAGATCTCGAGATCCTCGTTGAGGTCGCTAGAGGGCGCGTCCACTTTCATGGGCGCCCCATCCGGTCCGATGAGGTCGGGAGCGGTGCGAACCGCCGCACGTACGCGGGTTGTGATCTCCTTGAGTTGGGAAAAACGATCGTTCTGCTGGCTCATACCGTGTTGCCCGAGTTACTGGTATTCAATTTTGGAGACCTGGCGAAGATTAAAAATTGAAACCCTGTGAGCCGATAACACACTATGAAGCTCATCCGTACCAAGATTCGCAATGTCATCGGACCGGCCGACATCCGCAGAATTAGCTGCGAAATGATCAACATCTACCATGGAAGAAAGCTCTTCGAAGAGGACGGCACACCCGTCGCAGGCGCCACGCTCGACAACACACCTGCGACCTATCTCGAATGGGAAGAAGGTTCTATGCGCTATAATTATATCCCGGTGCGGGCGTTCATCCACGTGAACTTCAAGGGCGGTATCTATGACACGGCATTCAGGGCGGCCGCGGTGCGCAACCAGTTGCTCGCAGAGTTCCAGTTCCTAAACCGCTGGGGCTGGCGTAGTGAGATCTATACCGACCACCAACTCGGCACGAGCCAGTTCACGGTCGAGAAGTACGACTCGACGCTCTACACCACGGGGGCCGAACTCTGCATCACGCAAGGTGAACCGTTTCATACCAAGAACCGCGAGTTCAAGTTCACATGGGTCATTTCGGATCGACCGAGCCTCTTTCAGTACAGTGCACCGGGAAAGTTCCCGAAACCGTACAACATGCCGGCTGCGATCGCGACCATCGCACTCGACGTTGCGCATACGGTCACGGATCTCGAGGACGGTTTCCGGTGCACGAGCTTTCCGCCCCTCATGAAGAACGTTGACGTCGTGGCGCGCACACTTAATCTGAGCCGACGGGTCGGGGTCGAGGCGCACATCTATACCCTGATGGGTGGTCCAAGCCCAGACAGCCGGTGCTGGGACGACGAACACATGGAATACACTGCCTCGCTCGAGAAGCGACCACTTTGGAAGGAGGGCACGAAGGTACATCTTGTGAAGGAACTCAAGGAGATGGCCAAGGTCAAGAGCGACGCTGACAATGAGGGCACACGGTGCACCGTGTGCCGGGTGGACGTGTTCGACAAGTATTACCAGGTGCAACGAGACGGACCGGATGGCAATCCGGTCCGGGTCGTGGTCTGCAAGTTCTGCGCGCACTGGAACACGAAAGCTAACAGTGAAATGAATACGGGCAACTACAAGATCGCCGTCGCCACCTCGAGCACAACGGCCGCGAGTCTGGTCGAGATTGTGAGTGCCAGCATTCAGGAGCGTGATGTCATACGCCACCTCTTGCGGGAGCAGGCCAAGGGCACACTCAAGTATGTCACGCCGAAAGAAGGTGACGATTTTGCCATCGTGAACAAGTGCCATTCGGGCGCTCTTATTACGAAACTGGGCAACACGCACATCGTGGGTATGCAGAGCTGCAAGGAGTACCAGGAGGTGCTCGAGCAGATTCACCGCTTCCCGGATCACACACACGTGTTCGAGTACCGCATTTGCTTCGATTAGATCGAGCCCTCTACCTTATTTTTTGCGCAAAAAATAAGGTGGCCGTTCAGCGGCGGTCGAAACGGCGCCGCTGGGACGGGGCGGGTCCGTTAGCAACTTCACGCCGGGCCGCACGCGCTGCACGTGCACGTTCGGCAGCGGCCCGCGCGATCGACCGCCGCATTTGTGCGGGCGGCAGGACGGAGTTCCCGTCCTGATCGGGACGCACGGGCGCGTCCGCCGTAATGACGGTGCGAGCGCGTAACGGGTCCGATCCGAGTGGTGTCGTGAGGACCATGTTCTGCGCTCGAGTGGCAGGCATCAGACCAAGCCTCTGGCGCAACATATGGTTAACCGCCCCTATGCGTTCCTGGAATGCCTCAGGATGACCGGGGCACATCTCGGTCTCATCGTATATACTGCAACCGCATTGAATGTCGTGGTTTGCCGACATCAGGATCAGACGGAGTGGGTGCATGTGGAGACGGGACGTTCGGCATGTTCCCGACGGTTGGTGCTGAGACGGTATCACGAGGGTGCCATCATTCTCCGACGAGCCCCCCACTGCGTTGCGGGCCAGATGCCACGTTGGGCCCCGCGGCACGAACCCGAACCGGTTTACCTCCCGGGGACGCTCGTTGCCCAGAAATATCCAGGGTATGGGTCGTGTGGAAATGCTTCTTCCCCCTGTGATGAATTGCCCAACGTCCATGTCCTCCAGGGTGTGGATGAGGTCACTACGGGGTGGTTCACGCGTCTGGTCCGAGGCGACTTCTGGGTTATGGTAGGTCCAGAACTGGAGAGGAACATGTACTTCGGCCGGTTGAGGATGTGGTCCTCGCGTCTGGTCCGGTGGCGGGATCTGGTAGGTCCGGAAGCGAGCGAGGTCGCGACTAATGCGCCACACCAAGTCCGTGACGGCCTGCCAATTCATGGGATCTATGGGCCACACGAGCACGGTTCCCGCTTTGTCCCGGTGTACCGAGGCGATCTCGGACTGGTCGCGGATCGTGATCTCAGGGTCACGCTGGTCTTTCAGGTTTCTGAGGATGTGGTAGTGGAAGTGACGGCGCGGGATGGCCACGAGAAGTTCGGCCGAACCGTCATCGCGGTCTCGCGTCTCGACCGAGTATCCCTCGGCAGATGTCCACGCGTCATTTGTACACGCGTCGTCCGGCACGGGGTAGATTCGTTGCACGAGCGACATGGTGCACGGTTGTTATAACAATAAAAATTTCAGTTTTCAAATGATTTAAAAAGTGAATAGTAATGGGGGAGTTACCCATGACTGAACCTGAGTTGAAATCTGAAACGACCGTGCCTACTGATGATTTTGCCACGGTCGCGGCGGACTCGCGCACCGTATCTAACCAGTTCGAGAACTTGCAAGTGGCATTCCCATACATACGCAGTCTCGATGCGGAATTTTACACGCTCGAACCGTACCGCAGCAACAAGCTCAGGAAGTGCAAGATCCTTGTATTTCTTGGTGCACTGAGCAACTATCCCGCATTTCGCGAACTTCCTGCGGTGCAGCAGAATGTGATCGTGCGTAAAATCGAGTCGGGCTGCGTGAATGAGACCCTGCGCAAGGCTCGCGAGGACAATATCGGGTGCAGCTGGCAGACCGAAGAGTTCGTGCGCCGGTACAGCACGATAGTTCGCGAGAAAGCCGAAGCGCTGGATTACATGGAAAACAGGTGGCTCGTGCCCCGTGTAGTGGCGGGTGAAATCAATCCGTTCGGCGTCGCGGCGCTCACCGAGGAGCAAACCAACCCGGACGCCTCGAAAGAGATGCGCGAACGCAGGGCTCGGCGATTGGAGAGCAAGGTCGAACGCAAACGCTGCTCGGGTTACCCGTGCGAGGCGTGCAAGAACAATGGCGGTTGGGGCTTCGACGCGGAAGGTGTCTGGACCTACCAGGGATACGGGGGCTGGGCCTACATCCAGAACGTGCAGACGAGAGGACTTGATGAGGCAAAAGTCACGCGCCAAACCTGTGCAAATTGCGGCCACACGTCCGAAGTAGAGCGATAAACGACTTGCCAAAATTGAACTATTATTTTTTGATATAACGATGCCTGGACCCACTATAAATACCGACACTTGGTTTAAGAAAGCACGTGCACACCATGGAGACCTATTTGACTACTCGAACACCGAATATCTTGGAGCCAAATACACAATTACTGCACTCTGTACGAAGTGCAATCAGAACATCACGCAAAGGGCCGATGCCCACCTCACTGCTAATGGCTGTGTCTCGTGTAATACACTTGACATATGGAGGAAACTTCTAGCGCAATACAAAGATTGTCACGGCGGCTGGTGTGATTACTCGAACACGGTGTACAAAGATGCCAAGACGCCACTGACTATACACTGCAATGGTTGCAACGAAGATTTCCAACAGAGACCAGATGTACATCTCCGTGGTACCAAAGGGTGCTCGAAGTGTGCACTGGTGCGTGACCTACCAAATGACGTCGATAAACACTTCGACAACACTGGCGGAAATCAGATCCAGAAGTGGATGACCCGTACATGGGTTTACAAAGCTCGTGCCGTCCATGACAACAAATACGATTACGGCAATGTAAAGTACACGAGTGCTCAAGACAAGGTCACGATTGTGTGTCGAGAATGTGGATACGAATTCCTACAGAGAGCCGCAAGTCACCTCGAAGGGCGAGGATGCAAAGTATGTGCGGGCCACAAGATGACCCGTGACGTCTTCCTTCGAAAGGCGACGGAGAAACATGGCGACCGTTACCAGTACCACAAGGTCGGTGAAGTGGACTCTACTATGACTCCGGTCACCATCTACTGCCCTGAATGTGCTCAGGACTTCACACAGAAGGTCACATTGCACCTCACCGGACACGGATGCTCGTTCTGCAACAAGGGCTACCTACCGCGCACCACGGAGAACGTCATCGCAGACGCCCGGCTCATCTATCCGGGTAAGTTCACGTACGAGAAAACGGTCTATCGTGGGTTCAAAGTACCCGTGACGGTTACGTGCACGGCATGTGGTGAGGACACAGAAATGAGCCCGAACAACCTCGTGAATTCGGGCACGGCGGCATGTAGCAACTGCAGCAAAACAAGGAAGCGTACGCTGGACGAATTCATCGCGAAAGCTAAGAAAGTGCACGGCAACCAGTACGACTACAGCAAGGTGGAATATGTGAATAACGACACGCTGGTCACCATCCGATGCCTCCGGTGCGACCACGAGTTCGAACAGGCACCGCGTAACCACACTAGCATGAAGTCGGGTTGCCACAGGTGTGCCGCACTCCGCAGTGAGCGTATGGCCGTTGAGATGTTGGAGGATGTGACTGGGAGTAAGTTCCGTAAGGTGCGACCGCTCTGGCTCGAAGGTCTCGAACTCGATGCCTACAATGAAGATCTCAAGTTGGCCCTCGAGTACCAGGGTGAACAACATTACCGTCACGTGTGGTGGTTCCATCGTACCGAGGCGGAATTTCACGAACAGCAGGAACGTGATCGGTGCAAACGCGCACTTTGCCAGATTAATGATGTTCGCTTGATCGAAGTTCCATTCCAGTTCAATTACAAGTGTCCGGACGAGATGCGCGAGTTCATTGCTATCGCAGCTATATAAAATTGATTTTTTAAAACTGTATATCAACCAACATGAGGTTTATCATTATCTACTCCAAGCGGATTCGCATCGACACCATCGAGGCGTACGAGGCGCGGGACACCGACCACTACTCGCCGTTCAAAGCCGAAGTCATCGTGGACATCGGTGGCCAAGAACACAAGTTCAGCTGCCACACACGGGACGACGCTGATGCCCTGGTGGAACGTATCGACCAGGAAATTGCCGAAGCGGGAGGCCAAGGGTGCGAACTGGATTGAGCAGTCGCATTCGTTATTTTTTTTCCCATTAAACATTTGGAGCACACGTTATAATCTCAAACATGTACACGTTCCGACCACTTAACGGCGAGGGCGCCGTCATCGCAAACATTCCGGTGACCGTATCGGAGCTGCAGTCGCTCCGCAATACGCTCGTCATGGCGCTCGACCACAACCCGAGCACTCCGAAGTTCGCTGAGGCGATGGCGCCGGCACGTGCCCTTGTCGGTGACGACACCCTTACCCGGTGGGTTGCCGAGCTGCAAAAAATTAGGACCGAGGGTGAGCGTGAAGGGCATATCAACTTCACGTTCGAGGACTGGATCACCCACTGGCACATTGCGGACTTCATTGATCGCAAGTGGACCGTGGCCGGGGTCGAATGCGTGTGGCCGGCCGAATCTACTGAGCGGGCTCAAGAGGTACCACGAATGTCAGATCAACCGATGGAGGATTCAGGGCCCGATCAAACTCCGCCTCCGGAACTTTGAGCACGTTGTGTTCGAGGCGACCGCCCGTCTCATGTTGCGTGAGAATTGGGAACCACCGGTAGTACGTACTCCATGGAACCGTGGGCACTCGCATGCTCCGAACATATTCCGAATTGAGCATGCCGAGCACTCGTGCGGGCTCGCCAGCGATCACAGCGACCACTCCCCCGTCCCGGTAGGCACCACGGGACGACTGGCAGGCGCACGTGCGGACCACCTTGGTAGTGAGCGCAATAATATCGTTACACCGGGTGCAGTTCAGTAACTTCATGTTTTGGATATATCCCAAATACCATTCAATTTTTTAACTCGCCGGTACTATATGTCGTACACGTTCGACTTCAGTAAATTACCTCTGCGCGCAAATCGTGCCGCACCCGCCCCGGCACATGTCGTTGAGCGCGAGGACGTGGCGACGAAAACGGCCGAGGACACCGACATCCACACCTACACGTACGTACGTGCCTCGGGTCGCCGCCCGGAGAACTGCGTCGCCATCTACCACACGGACCAGGGGGAATGGTGGGAACTCGATGTGGGTCCCGAGAGCCAGGTGGGTCAGCGCGAGTTTCCTCAAGTTCACATCCGCTCGATCGAACGCATTTCTCGTTAATGGGTCAATTGCTCGGCAACCTCCCGGGCGACACGGTGGAGTTCGCACCGCACGTCCTCGACCTGTTGGTTGTAGGCATCGAGCTGGTCTAACTCCTGATCGAACCGGTCACATAATTTTTGCTCGATTAGGGAGCGATCCTCGGGTCGTCCCGTGGGCATGAGGTCGAGAAGATCCCGGTGTACCGCATCCGTGAAGGCACGGAGCTCCTCGCGGAAGAGCGTGGTATAGAGGTTTTCTGTTCGGTACGGGTGCGGTGACCACGCGGCGGTCGAGAACCTCAGTGTCGAAGTGTTCTTCCACGTGAGTCGGGGGTAGTGGGTGCTATTACGTATATCGACTTCATGAAGCGCGTCAATGACATCAGCGTCGTCGCGAGGCCGGCCCTCCGTGAACGGGTGTTCGATAGCGTGAGCGACCACCGCGCGCATGGCATCAAAACTCGTCCAAGTACTAATGCGAATGAGGTGGATATCACGCTGCCGACAGAGCTCGGTCTTCCACCGGTCGTAAAATCGGGCTCGGTAGAAGTCGAGCACGTTCTCCGAACGGTCGCGGATTTGTTTACGGCGGGCCCGATGGCCCATTTTTTTCCATTCCGCCCAGCTGTAGTGTTGAGGTCCATCGTATTCGAAAGCTATGCGGTGCTTCTCATCGAGCCCGTCAATTTCGAGATCTACCGTACGGTAGCGCAGCCAGGGGACGGTTTCGCCCGTTACCGTCTTGAGGAGGAGCGGAGCTCCGTACTTTGGCTTCGTCTGGAGGTAGATGGCCGCTCGACACACGCTCTCACCCAATGTCGTGAATCCGCCCAGGCGCTTGAACTCTCCCAGGGTAAATTCTACCAGCGCATTAGTCGTTTTCGGTTTGCCCCCGACCGTAACTGGTGCACATGTCGGCAGGAGGAATAGGACAATCGGTGCAATAACGAGCAGTGGACACGGAAACGACCCCTGCGTGATCATATAAACGGCAACAAGGGTGAACACCGCGATGACCGCGATATGTATCATTATACAAATGCAGCAAAAAAAGGTGGGCAAATTTATTGCCAAAGTGCGGGCGGTGCCCAGTTTTGTTTCGGAGATTGAACCTCCGCTTTGGAGGCACCGAAACAGCACGAGAACAGGCCTCGACCAAGCTTCATGTTGATACCGGAGGTGGCCATGAACACGAGGTCGTCAATGGCCTGAGCCATGCCGAGATCGAGCACGAGATGGCTCGCGAGCTTGTCATCCGCGCTCATCGAGCTGTTGTCCACCAGGAAACGAAGTGCCCGTGATACAATGTCCTTCTTCGCCTTTCCGGACACCTTGAGGCGGCGCGCGATTAGCACGGCTTGCGTGACCGCAAGCATGATGCGTAGTTTATTGACATCACCGTTCAATACGTTACGCAATTCGGTCACGACAAAGGCGACCTGAGGGTCCTCGGGCACAGCCGTTCCCGCGGTGGGTGCGGTGGGCTCAGAAATATTGTCTTGGATAAATTGATCAATCTCGACAGTCTTCAGTTCTACGGGTTCACTCATAGTACTCATACCTTCGATGAGATAGTTATCTAAACTAAAAAAAAACTCGGGGACCACGGTTCTCCAAAAATTGAAATTCATTTTGGGTGATACACACTATGAAGGACATTTTCGGGCGCGAACTCATCTCGAGCGTCATCAACTATGCCGGCACTGCCGAAGCCGAAGACGGCTACGAGTGGCGCAGTGGCGATAACTGGGAAGTCACCGAGGACACACCTCTGGCCGAACAGCCCGCCCGGTTCAAGATCCCGCTCATGGCATACCAACTTGCGAGTATCTACGTGATGATACAGATGGAGACATACAAGTGCTTCCTGACGCGCACTCGCGAGATATTCAGTTCGGCGGGAAAACTCTCGAACGACATGGGTTCGGGCAAGACCGCGACCATCCTCGGGTTGATCGCCTCGAGCCCGGTCCCGTGCAACGGCCCGATGTACCCCATCACGATTGACCATTACAGCAACGTCACTACGAAGCAGTCGGGAGGCGCACCGCGAGGCGTTATCACTCGCAGCTACTCCCGGGTGAATAAGCCCGCGCTCATCTTCGTGGGGTACGGTGTCGTCAACCAGTGGAATGGCGAGGTGGCGAAGTTCACCGGATATACTAAGGAGGGCGCCGCAGCAATCAACCCCATTCGTAAACTCGCTGGTCTGGCGCCCGTGACGGCCAGCGCGGACGCCATGCGCGTGTTCACTGTGGACGGCATCGCCGCCCTCAAGCGCTTCTACGAACTCATTCACGACACGTCGAAGCGCGGTATTAACAGCTACGATGTCGTGATTATCAAGAACAAGGACGTCACGGGCCAGTGGGAGTGGAAACATGACGAGCTCGAAGAGGGCATCATCGACCGCAAGGGCGCGCGCAAGATCTGGAACATGGTCGCGGTGATGTGCCGCGGTATGTGCTTCACGCGCCTGGTGGTCGATGACTTCGACACTATCGGTGTACCGCCAATCGCCGGAAACATCAATGCTCTCATGACGTGGTTTGTGAGTTCGACGCAGGCCGAAATTTCGGGGCGCACCTGGCAGAACACCGAGCACTCGACCGCCGAGTCGTTGATTCACAACAACAACTGGATCTTCAGCCAGATTACAAAGAACGTGGTGCTGCACGACCTCTTCAACGTGCATGTGGCCAAGGACTACATCAAGAAGTACATGAGCGTGGGTCGACCCCGGTTCTTCTACTACAAGTTCGAGAACGCCGTGGGCAAGGTCATGGACCTCATCAACTGTATGGCGGGTGACAAGATCAGCGAGATCATGGAAGCGCTCAACGGTGACGCCGTGGGCGAGGCCGCTCGCCTCGCGGGGATTGAAGCGAACGATCCCAACCAGATCTTCAAGGCCCTGCTCCAGCAGAACTACGAGCGTCTTGCCGAGGCCAAGGAGGTACTCACTCACTTTGAGGAGTACTTCAACGACCTGGACATCGACAGTCTCCCACCCTATTCCGAGAACCCAAACAACGAGGGTGATGACCGCGACACCTACACCCGCAGGGATGTGCGTCGCCGTCGACCTCTCGAGTGGCGCTACCCCGGTATCCGCCAGCTTCTCGAGGAAGAGGAGCGGAAGTGGCAGGACCAGTTCAACGAGTGTTCGAGCTGCCTCGAGAAGTTCAAGTCGAGTGTCAAGAGTAACGAGTGCACGGTGTGCAGCTGTGAACTCGACGACCCGGACGAAAACTACGCGATCATGCCCTGCTGTAATGAACTCCTCCATGCCGACTGCGCCGTGCGCGGTTGTGCGTTCGAGAAGGAGCACACGCGAGGCGGTATCGTAATCGTGGGTCGTTGTCCGTTCGACAAGAGCCACCGCGTACCGTTCGACAAGATGACCTACATCAAGGGCACGTTCGATCTCACCAAAATCGACGAGAACAAGATTCTCGACAAGGACGAGCCGGATGAACAGATCGAAAGCGAGAGCGAGGAGGAAGCGCCCGTCCAGGACGAACTTCCCCGCAAAAAGAAGGAGGGGCCGCGAACCAAGTACGATGCCATCATTGACATCGTGCGAGGCGTCACCCCAGAGGAGCAGGTGCCTATTAGCCTACAGATCCCCAAGGTCATGCAGGGGCGTAAACACCTCGGTGATCCGGAGTTCCTCGCAAAGGCACCCAAGGTGCGCGCTGACATGGAGGCCGCAGGCATTAGCGATGCCGTCGCAAGCGAGCTCATGGCCAAACTCTTCCCGAGCTGGACCCCCCGATCACTCATCTTCGCGAGTTTCGACGAAACGATCGCGAAGATCGAGGACATGCTCAAGGACGAGGGCATCCGCTACATGCGCCTTGGAGGTACCATGGGCGAGATGAAGGAGCAGATCGACGCGTTCTGGGCCAGCAACATTGACGTGCTGCTCATCAAGAGCACGACGCACTGCAGTTCGCTCAATCTGCAGTGTGCCGACAACTTGATCTTTGCCCATCAGATTAAGGATGTCCACATCATGACGCAGGTCCTGGGCCGTATCCAGCGTGCGGGACGTACCAAGGACGCGCGTGTGCACTGGATGCTCTTTGAGAACGAAATCTCGAGCTTGGACGCCTTCAAGCTCGAGGACGAGCCGGATGATGAAAGTGTGGAGAGCGAGGACGATGAGGAAAAGCCGAAGAAGAAACCTGCAAAGAAGCCGGTGAGTGAGGACGAGGATGACGAGTAAGTCTAACCGCATTTCCCCCAATTATTTTTTTGGGGCGACCTGCTTTTTTCCACAAGGTAGGCGGTGATCTCCGAGATTGCACTCGTATCGATGTCCACTTCATGACAGCGCGCGATGATGTTCGCGGCGAGATCACGGCAGTGTTCACGAGCACGTTCCGCACCGTGTGCCAGGGCGTAATTCGTCACTATACCGCGCTGAGCATCCCGTTCCATATCCCCCAGATCGTCCACGATCTGAAAGAGTTCTCCGAATTGACGGGCGGTTTCGCGCACGTGCGCGACATGGGCGAGATCACCCTCGCGGGCGTACCAGCCGCACAGGAATGACATTTCGAACAGGCTGCCGGTTTTCTGTCGAATAACATCCTCGCACGCGTTAACCCGTAACTGCTCGCGATGCTGGCCCAGACTCAGGTCGCGAAGGGTTTCCGCTACCTGACCCAAGATGTCAATCCCGCGCTGGTCGGGCGCGCGTGCACCGGTCACGGCAGCGTGAATTTCTATAAATGCGCTCGCGACGAGTTGCACGCTCGCCATTTGTGCCGCGTCATGACCGTACTTCGCTACAACTGTGGGTTTACCACGTCTGAACGTGTCCTGGTCCATGATATCGTCCACAATCAAACTCGCGGCGTGAATGAATTCTACCGCGCTCGTACACGCCTTGGTCACCGGGATGTCCGCCTTGCAGCCTGCTACAGTCAGAACAATCACGGCGCGTACGCGCCGCCCGTCGTCCACGGCATACTGGCAGATTTCACTCATGCTTGGGTCGATACGACCCACACTCTCAGCGATAATTAGGTTGGCCCGGTCGCGGGCCGTTTCGTAGTGTGGCGCATTGATGCGTTCGACCGGCTCGGGCTGATCCGGCGCGAGACTATGTAAGCGCCACCCCGCCCATATTACACCCAATATAACAAAGGTAATTACAAAGTTGGTAAGTTTCATTTATATTCCCCTGTGATTTTTTTATTCAGAGCGAAATGCACCGTGACGCCGGTGGTGATCGAGTTCGTCCTGCACCATCGCATAACTCTGTTCGGTCCAATGGAGCTTCTCCTTGTCCGTAAATTTCATGTCCCATTGCGGTTTGCCCGGACCCTGGAGCGCAATTGTTCGCTCCATCCAATTGTTGTGGGCGTGACGTAGGGTGAATTGTGTCGTGGCCATGCACGTATATACCGCACACGCGTGTTCGAGCAGAGTGGTCGTGGGTTGTCGGTGCACAAGATCGGCAGCCTTTCGTTCGTGCCGGCTCAGGATGAGCATGCCGAGCGTGGTCGTTTCGTGACCACTGAACGTGTCGAGCGGGAAAATATCACACAGGCCACCGTCAACATATCGCGAACCGGCATGGTCGACCGGGTCGTAGATGAAGGGCAGGCTCGCGCTTGTACGAATCGCACGCGCGATGGGCATGTCGGGTTGCGTAAGGTGGTCCCAATATTCGGGCTCGGCGAGCGTTTCATTGCAAACACAAATCTTGAGGTGACGTCCCGTGCGTCGATAGAGTTCGGAAAATGTACAGTTCGCGATCGAGTAGCGCGAAATGATGCGTTCACACCACTTTTCGAGATACTTGCCGCGGTAAATTCCCAATCGCGTGAAGAATTTTACAACGTCGTCGAGAGGGAACCAGCTATTGTCCATGAGCTGGTCGGTATCGAGGTTTTGCACCATCGTCTCAAGTTCCTCGGGTGGAATCTGTAGCACGGCAATTGTTGCGAACAGGCTACCAATGCTTGTACCCGCGGCGCCACGCAGACCTGCGATGACCCCGGACGCCCACAGGGCGCGATAGCCACCGACATACATGATACCGTTGGCCCCACCACCGCTAAATACCAAGTGAGTCCAGGGCGACGACGCAGTTGACGCCCTGGCTTTAGTTGGTTCCATGGTTTTGCTATTGACGCAACCCATATTGATCTTAAATATATCTGACGGATCATATTTAGTAAGATATTAAAATGGCTGACAAGAAGACAAAGGCCGAACTGTCGATCGACGAGCAAAAAGAATTTTGTCAAGAGTATGTGAACGGGTTGCCTCAAGGGGGACGCGAAGAAATTTTTGACATATTGCGACTGCACGTGGATGACATCCACATCGATAGTGGAAATTCCGATGGAAGCCGCATCTACTGGAGTCACATTCCGGATGCGGCCTGGACCAAAATGTACCGGGCCATTCGCGTCTGGCTCGAAAGTTGAGGATTTCTCTCAATTTAAAAAAACATGTGTATTAATAAATATGGACCCCGTAAGCGAAAGTTTCAGCCAGTACATGGCCGATTACACTGGTGGTCACAGCAGCCACTCGCACGTGCTGGAATTTGAAATCTATGATCCGCTTACCGAATACGAAGATGTCGACGACTCGACCGTGGTAGTCGGTGGTGACGCGGACCGGTGGGAACAAGTGGTTGACAATGACCGTAAACTTGACGATCTCGGCGAGCAGGTCGCCGAGGATGTAACGAGTGAGGAGTACTACAAATCTCTCGTGGTCGACGATGATCAGCAAACTCCGGTGAAAGAAAAGACAGAGAAAAAGACGGAAGTATGGAAGAAACGTGGTGGGGCGGTGGATTTCCGCCAGAACATTTTCGAGCTCCTCGACCGGCTACCACTAAAATAATTTAAAGGGTCCGGCGCTAAATGGCATACCAAAATGCAAGCCATGCAAATGCAGGACTCTGAAATTGACGCCACGGTTAAGACGGCGGATGACATGTGGGCGGTCTACCAGTCCAAACAGAAGGATCCCGCGTGGACGAAGAAGAATGTGACTGAGAAAATTGGACACTTCCAGACGCTGGGCTACGGCGACTTCATTACCAAGTACGCCGTGCCCACTCGGTACATGCTCATGTACGGTGAGTATTCACACAAGGCGTTCCTGAACTTCCTCGTGCGCCTCCGCACCGTGGGATACCGCAGCAAGGACGAGTGGGTCGACCGTCAGGCCGACTACGTCAAAATGCTCTGGCGCGTATATAACCCACGTGCGGGTGCGAAGGAGGCGGGTGAAGCGTGGCTCCAGGCACGCGACAACGTAAAGAAGGAAATGGACGGGTTCGAGACGGATTACGAGAAGGCCAAATTGAAAGCCGAGGAGCGCCGTAAGGCCGCTATGGATGCTCAGCGTGCTACTCTCCTCGCGCTGCTCGCGGATCGCACCGTGGCGGCACGTGTTGCTGAACATCAGGCTAAAGACGAGGAGGAGGCCGCTCGGCGTGTCCGATTCGAGGAGGATCAGACCCAGGAAGTTGAGACCGATACGAAAGAGCAGTCCCCCGCCACTCCACTAACTGAAGTTGAACCCGAACAGCAGAACGAGCCCGTCACGCTCACTGCGAGCCAGCGCAAGAACGCAGCGCGCCGCCGAAAGGAGAAGGCGTGCCGCGAGGCCGCAGCGGCCGAACTTGCCGAAGCCGAAGCCGAACAGGCTCGTGTCCGACAGCGTCGGGCCGATAAGGAGCGCGTCCGTGAGGATCGTCGCAAGCAGCGCGAGCGCGAGAAGATCATGGCGCGTGAAGCCGAGAAGGACCGCATGCGCAAGCGATGGGAGGAGGCTCATGCCAAATCGTGCGGCGAGAAGACGGATGACCAGCTCGTCGAAGAGGCTATGCTCGATGTCCCCGATGCGATCGAGGGTCTCCCGAGTGGCGAGGACGACGAGTGTGAAAATTGAAATTTGAGTGGGGTTTAACACTAAGATGAGCTGGATCACCCGTTTGAAACTCACCCACTACCGTCGCTGTGCTGCTGCGGCGCGTCGACGTGAACATGTCTATCTTGATCAGGCGCAACTGAACATTCGTTATGCCCGGGAGCAAGCGGAGAATGCCAACCGGTACCAAGCTCGTTGGCACGCACTGTCAGCTAAGATACTCGATTCAGCCGGTGCAACCAAGATGGCCGAGGTACACCGCGAACGTGTGCTGGAGTACTGGGCGCACATGGCAACCAGGGGCGATGAGGACGATCGCCCCCGACAAATTGCGACCGCAATTGAGGCCGCGAAAAAGGACGACAAATAACTTTCGGCAAAATTGAAGGGCTATTATTTTTTAAACTAATACCCTTTCAGGAATATACGCAATGACCAATACTACGACCGTCGTCTCTACCGCTGCAGCAAGCAACTCCTCGAGTGGGTCCCCGGATGGGGCCCGCGGGCACCTTCTTTACAATTGGTGTAGAGAAAAGCCTCCCATTGACGGGCATCGATCCTTCAAACTCCGAGGAAGATGAACTATGCGCCATCTTTGGCGAGCTCTCAGATTTCAGTGTAGACTACACCCATTACACGAGTGAAGAGGACTGTCGAGTGCCTCTCGACGCGTTTCCAGTGGAGCACACTCGCGTTCAAACAGACACCACCTCGGGCCACTCGCGCATTTATGTGAGTGGTCTCTGCCTGGACACGTCAGATTCTCGTATGGCTGTGGGAAACCTGAATGGCGGCAGTGTGCTCGATGGCAACAAGTGCGCGCTGAGCGAGTACCTCGCCATGGCCACCCTCGGTTCGGCGTGGGGTGCTCGACTAGTGCGCACCGAGTGCGAAATCGATTATTGCATGCCGAACGGTAAGAAGACCGATATGATTGTCGCAATACCGGTGGGTGACAATGAGGCCATTCTTGCCGCTGTGAGTGTGACGCGAGCAATGCGCCATAACGGTGAATTCGATGCTGAACGCGCACGCACTCTTCTGACAAAAAAATATTTTGGCGTTGAGGAGAGCAACCTGAACGTGTATACCACGCATCCCCACAATCGATGGTGTCGCCAGTACATGTTCGTCTGGTGTGAGGACGAGGCAGTATGTCGCGAGATCGAACAGTGCGAGGTCGTGCCGCCGGAGAACACCACACTGATCACGTGCACACACGCTCCCGACTTCGCTGACATATATTAAAGACGCATCCCGATTATTTTTTCACCCGTTCACAAAGTTAAATCGACGCGACCTCACTTACCCTTCTCAGCGCGATAGAGTGCGACCCAGGGGCTGTCTTTCTCCTGTGCCCAATCGTACTGGGTCGCGAGAGAAATGGCGAGCTCGAGCTGTTTGAGCATGCTCGCGAGATACCCCTTGACCACGGTCGCGCTGTTCTTGATATTAGCCTTGCCATCTTTAGCGTCCTGCCACCAAACCGACATGTCCGAAAGGGGGGTCCATTCCGGACGTACAATTCGACCGTGGCCGCGCACTTTAGCGATATCCACCTGTTTGAACCCCTTGCGTTGCGGGTCTGTAATGCTCTTCTTCGGGTCGAGTAGGTCCTGCCAGTGCTTAGCGGACGCGTTCGTTTCGAAACGTTTGCGGACGTCTGCGACACGTGCGAGCATGGGCTCGATTGCATGCATGTCCTCTGTGGTGAGTTGAACTTCGAATTCATCGGCCTGTTCGGGCTGGAGCAGGTGGAGTGGGATGAAGGGAATACCACTTACGGAAATCGTGTCACGGTAAGCGATATACCTCGCGTCCACGACACGTACGGGCACGATCATACCGACTCGGAAATGCTGCAATCGGGGATCGGCCGCAATCATAATTGCAGCGTGGCGGCTTCGGAGCACCATCTTGCCGGTCTCGGTGATCTCCACTATCTTGGCGTCGGGAATGACTTCGAAACGGTCGTACACGAGACCCCTCACGCGGAACTGAACGGCGATTCGCGCCGACCCTCCGTTCCGCATGGCCTCGAGAACGGGAGGCGAGTACTCATCGATCTCGAGAATTTCCGTCACATAGCACCGCTTGAAACATTTACCCACATACATCTTGATCAGGATTGACTTCAGGGTGGCCGGCATGTCGGGCGAATAGAGCACATTCGGGTCCTTCTCGTCGATTTGCGTAGTAAACTGCCGTTCAACAAAGACCATTGTATATTACTGGTCTTAAGTTTCACTTTTTAAATTATTTTCTCCTGAAGATATATCAGATGTTCTTTCCATGTGAAATCTATGCGGCATTTATTCTTGTATTCGTTGTAGGCTACTCGCTCGCCTGGTACCGTTACAACATCCCGCCCGTGCATGTAGTTGTGCGTAAAGATCCGCCACTGCCTCCACTACCCACCCCGATTGCTCCACCCGGTCCGGGTAGCGAGAGGTTCTACCAGGGCGGTGATGATGGTCCTCTCCATAATTACGATAAAGAACAGTCCGAAGATCACGACAATCAGGTCATTAGCCGCATGCGGAAGTAAAAAATAAATAATCGATCACGCGTGCGCCCAAAGTGCACGCGGTCTAGTAGAGTAGTGTAGCGTAGGTATACCTGAGTGGGGAAGACGAAAATCATCCATCTTTTAATGCAGAATGCAGGTTAAATCTGTAGTACGGGGATGTTATTATCTCGCAAGCATGAAATTATGCTTCGAAATCTAACACCGTAGCGAAGAGGGTAAGAATATCCTCGCGGTCGTGCTCGACCGCATATTTCACCTTGTACAACATGTCGGGCGTACGTCCGGGAGGGGTTTCGGGGAGGCACGATTTGCACCACATATTCGTGTTGAGTCGCTTGCGGTAGTACTCTGCGGCATCTTCGGTACCGCATGTGGAGCACTTGAAGCGGCATTCGCCGGGGCACCTGTAAATGACGGTACCTGTGCTGGGGAGGAACCTGGGTGAGAGGCGGGCGGGATACTTTTCCCCACAGATGTCGCACTCGTAGAACGCCTCGTGTTCGGGACATGCTTGCTGCTCGGCGCACGTGCCGGATTGTTCGCAGATCAACGCACCCGCCTCGCGCTGCTGGAGCCATTCGTACCCGGGGCGGTACTGCACATCCGTACTGCTCCTCATGATCTCTTCCTGGGGCGGAAGCTGGAAATCGCTCTTGGCCCGGGAGATGTGCACCGCTCTCGGAAGTATAGGGTACGACAGGATATTGTACACTGGGCTCGGGGTGGTTGCGGGCGAACGCCTCTGCACCGAGTTCGGTAGGATGGAGAGAAGGAATGAGGAGGGCATCTTCCGCTGTGAAATTGCGTAGCGTTGTCGCAGGTGGTATGTAGTAGGAAAAAAAAATTCAAATTTCGCATAAAAGTGAACACCCCCTACCGGCGGCATCGCGAAACCCAGGTACTCGCGATGCGACTGACGAGTTCCGAATCGAACGGGTGTTCAGGATTACCTGTACTCCAGGTCACGCGGCGTATACCGGCGCGACGCATTGATGCAATACAAGCCACGCAGGGCTTGCTAGACTTGAGTGCCCCGCCGTCATACCGGATCACACGCACGTCGTACGTGCGAGCACGAGCATTATTGTTGAACTTCACTGTGTTTAACGACACGTGCTTCATTGTTGTGCCGCTCTTTGCGGCGCGCTGCTTGAGATCGTCCAGACACATTGTTTCTGTATTCGGGTAGACGCAAAAAGAATCTAAATTGAAATTATCGCCGCTATGCACGGTTGCGCGATTACTTAAGTTGCCCCTCTTTCGTTGGATGAAGCACGACTAAGGCTTGACTGCATCCATGAGAAGGTCATACTCTTTGTGATTGCGCGCAACGGGTACATACCCGCCGAGATCGTCGCGAAACTCGAAGAACTCGAAGGACCCGTCCGAGTGCCGAGTGTACATAAACTTTTTTTGACCTCGTACCGTGTCGATAACGATCTCGCTCGCTTGGACCTTTTCAACCTTGGGTGGGTGACAGGGGTTAGCTGCCTTGCAGTCCTTGTCGAGGCGATCTGTAAAAAGTGGCTGGTTCGTGGGGCTGCACATCATACAGTGCATTTTTGCGGCACGGTCCTTGGGGAGGTTGTCACGGTGAATGGGGCAGTCAATACTCGCTTCGATCATAAGGCGGTAGAACTCCAGACTCAGGAGCTTGCGGCGCTTCGAGCTAGCGTAGAGGTCGTTGTCGGTGGTCGGCTCGCGCTGGATGTCCTCCTTCTTGGCGTCTTTGGGGTATGAGGCCAAGAGGTGGTACATTTGAACGTTCTGTTCCGATTTGGGCAGGCCCTCGTGGCTCTTATAGCGGTCAATACGCGATTCAAATTGGTCCGTGCGCACACCGTTGAAGAACGGGTCCATGATAATGCAGTATCGGAAGTGTTTGAATTCGATACCCTCGGCACCAGCCGGCCCGATGAGCACAAGACGGATGATACCGGCCCGGATGTTCTCCATAGCCGAAGCAACACGCTGTATCTTTGTCACGTCCTCCTCGTCCACATCGCCCGCGACAATGGCAAAACGCTTGTAGTTCTTGGACATGTCCTCGCCATCCCACTCCTCCCACCCGTCGAGCTCGAGCACGCGAGCCATGTCGCGCAATCCACCCTCGTTTACAAAGTTACTACACAAGATACCGGGTTCCTTGTGGCTCTCGATGATCTCCTTGGCTTTGTAAAATTTGGGACAACGGTCGGGATTGTCCAAGCCGCGATTCTTTTTGTCGCGCAGATCGGGTACGAAGTTGCTCGCCTGTCGTGACCGGATGCGGTATGTCGAACTGCTCATCTTCGGTGCAAAACGCTCGTTCCCGCGATTGCCCATACTTCCCTTCTCCTCGCGTTCCTTGTCGCGATATCCGGAATAGATGGCATACTGCTCCTCGCTCATGGGTACCTGAATGATTTTGGTGGGCAGGCGGGTGGGTCGGTGTGCACGTGCAACGGCCTGTACCCAATCACCGTAATAACTGATAAGCCCGAAGACTCGATTTTTGAAACGGTCGGCATTTTGGACGTGAAGACCGTCTTTTGAGATAAAGAACTTCTCGAAGTCCTCACTGTTTTCGGGAAAGAGTTTAGTACCCGCGAGCATATTGAAGCAGGGCACGAGCTCGAATGGCGTGTTCGAGATGGGTGTACCGGTGAGGAACAGGATCTTGATGTTCTTGGCCGCCATGATGCTGTCGTAGAGGTTAACCGCGTTCTGGCTACCGTTAACGATGGCGTTGAAGAGGTTGTGCGCCTCGTCGACAACGAGAAACGTGTTGTCGAGCGGTGTGTGCTTGAGCACGTTCTGCTCCGCCTCGGTCTCCATAGAATAATCGGCATCCGATTTTTGAAATCCCGGAAGGCGATCGATCTGTGCCGTGAGGTTGTTCGCCTTCAAACTAATCTTGTGCACATCCGTGGTCTCGACCCCCACCGTTTTGAACTCGCGATCAAATGTTGCAAAAACTTTTTTCGGTGCTATGACAACGATCTGACGTTTTTTAACGTATTCCCGGATGTTGTTGGCTCCCAGTCGAGTTTTACCCGTTCCAGTCATATGGTAGGCCAGGAGACCACGCTGCCGGGGGTTGTCGAGAAGGTAGTTACGAACCAGGAATTGGTGGTAGAGCTCAAGGTCGGTAGGTGTAAACTTCAAACTCTTGAGACGTTCGAAGTTATAAAGAGGAGCGTTTGTATTATTACGGTCGGGTGCCTTGTACGTCTCGCTCATTTAGGTATATAGTACAAAATTGAATAGTTCAAAACGAAATTAATCATGCCCGAACAGTGGAAACCAATCGAAGGATATCCCGGATATGAAGTGAGCGACCAGGGTAATGTCAAACTCAAGCGTGGAACAATTACCCCAGGTAGTCTAGAACGTAACGGTTACCTACGCGTGACATTATGTGCTGACGGAAAACTTAGACACTTTGGCGTTCACCGCCTAGTGGCACAAGCGTTCATTCCGAATCCAGAAAACAAGCCCGAAGTGAATCATCTTGCGGCGACGACCGACAACCGCGCGTGTGTACTCGAATGGGTGACGGAGAGAGAAAATGTCAAACATGCGAACGAGAACATTACAAAGCGCAGGGTGGTGGGAGTGGACCGTATCGATATTCTCACGGGGGAGATTATTAAATATGCAAAAGTATGTGATGTCGCGGAAGATGGGTTCTGTCCGAAAGCGGTATCTGGCTGTATTCGCGGACTGACGCAGTCGCATAAGCAATTTTACTGGAAATATTCGGAACCCACAGTGCACAAGGAAATAGAAGGCGAACGCTGGGTCCGACTCAAAGATTCAATCTACCCGGAAGTCGCCAAGTTCGATCGATATGAAGTGAGTGACCACGGCCGAGTGCGCAACCAGACTGGTCGTATGCGAACAATTAATAAATCTGCCGTATCGCTCTTCACCGGAGTTAAAGGTGAAGAGGCGGACATTTATGTATACCGGCTCGTCCTTATGGCTTTCAACGTCCCTAATCCTGATGGGAAGGGGCAAGTCGATCATATCAACAGCAACCCTACGGATCACCGTCTCGTGAACCTCAGGTGGGCAACTCCTAAGGAAAATATGAACAATGATGCGACGAAGAAAAAAATCGCGGCGGCCACTCGGCGGGACACACAGTGGATCCGCGTGACATTCAAGGACCAGCACCAGGAAGTGATCAAGGGGATTACTGAAGCAAGCTCGAGAACGGGAGTGTATGCGGGGACAATTAAGAAGTACATAGATGATCCCGTGGAAATGGGATTTTTCAAGCACTGGAGATTCGAGCAATGCGATGCTCCGTAAAACCAGGGGTCTTATTTTTTCGTCAATCTGGGACAAAAAATATTCAGTCAGACACCCATCGTCGGTGGGTCTTCGGATATGGGTATCGGACATATCGTGGACGTCTTCGTACCTGCTGCCGGTGTGGGGGAGCGAGTATGAGATGTATAAGTGACCGGTCATGCGGTACAAATGTGACCGGCACTACCTTGGTCGTGTTGGGTTTACCCACGCAGGTCCCCATGGGATATTCCACGTGAGATATTTTTTACCGACACCGGGTGTCGTGACCACGTGCACCGCGGGCGGTATATTCAAGGGCACAAAATTCACATTTGACACTTCCGCACCCCCGGGCGCACTCGAGGGTGAGCTTGTGTCCGCACCGACACCTTCGTCCGGTACCGTCACGGTCATGTTCTACGAAGGTGTGCCGTTGGCCACCGCAGGCCGCACACAGGTTGGCCGACCGGCGGCAAGGGTGCCTACGCGGGGTGGCGCACATGCACATTTTTTTGCTTTCACTTGACATTTTTGCTATCGCCTTATAATCACACCTCTATAATACTAAATGACCGCCATTGTGGTACTGATTGTACTAATTGTAATCGCACTCTCACCTCCAGCGGTTGATGCGGTGCGCGTGGGCGACCCGACCAAACCGACCGTGCTCGTGCTCGCGGGCACGCACGGCAATGAACCCGCACCCGCACACTACTTGGAACGTCTCGCTGCAGAACTCGAGCAGCGTCCCGCCCGAGTCCCTAGCGACGTACACTTCGGCATCGTACCGCGCGTAAATCGTGCCGCTATGGCACTTGGTAACCGCACGGGTCTGGACGGTGTCGATATGAACAGGTGCTGGCCCGATCCCGCGGGCAAATACTGCTCACCCGTCAAGACGCTGGTCGACCGAGCGGCGCTCGTCATTGACCTGCACGAGGCGTGGAGTTTTCAAAATCAGGATCCGGGAAGCCTCGGTCAGACCATTTTCACGAATGACGAGCGGCTCTATCCGCTCGTGAACGAGACAGTACATGCGCTCAACCAGAACTTCGGTCATGATGAATCATTGAAATGGTCGCGCATCGGGAGCTTGCCCGCGCTGCCGGATGGTACCGCACTCGACCAGTACTGCGAGTCGAAAAAAATACCGTACATCCTGGTGGAAGTGGCGGGTCAGCGTGACATAGTGCCACGTGAATTGCGCATGGAGCAGTGCCGAGTGGCACTTGGTGTGTTGCTCGGCATTTAAAAACTGAATCTTAGACATGATATTACAAGAATGGCTGAATCGACACAAGAGATCTGGCGAGACGTCCCTGAATGGCCCGGATACGCCGTGAGCGACCAGGGGCAGGTGCGACTTAAGCGTGGTACCGTGACTCGAGGTGGCGTTGAGCGCAACGGATACCTTCGGGTGACGTTCAGCCAGGGCAAGGTGATCAAACACTTCTGGGTGCACCGGCTTGTGGCCCAAGCGTTCATTCCGAATCCCGACAACAAGCCCGAAGTCAACCATCTTGGTGCCAAGACGGACAACCGCTCGTGTATGCTCGAGTGGGCGACCACAGTCGAGAACGTTGCACACGCCAATGCCAACATCACTGTTCGCGCTACGCGTGCAGTAGAACAGCTCGATCCCGACACAGGAGAGGTCATCAAGCGGTACAATGCCATAGTAGATACAGAGGAAGACGGATTTTCACGGAAAAACATATGTGAGTGTATCAAGAAAGGGGGTCTACACGGAAGATTCCGATGGCGTTATGCCGAAGAAAAGATCTTTGAGGAGATCAAAGGGGAACAGTGGCGATCACTCAAGGACAGTATATATCCCGAAGTGGCTAAGTTTGAACAATACGAAGTGAGTGACCATGCTCGAGTCCGTCATGTCCGAACGGGTATGCGGACTGTTAACAAGACTAAGGTGATTCTTCACCACAACAACGAAACTAGTGATTTCCTGCTCCATCGACTTGTGCTCATGGCTTTTAATGTCCCCAACCCGGAGAGTAAACCCGAAGTCGACCACATTGACAGCAACTGCGATAACCATCATCTTACAAACCTGCGATGGGCAACGGCACGGGAGAACATGAACAACCCGGCAACTCGTGCGAAGCTCGGTGCAGTGGTACGCAAGGATACCCGGTGGATGCGCGTCACGTTCCCGGATCAGCACCAAGAGACTTTGCTGGGAATAAAGGCAGTGGCGCAACGTGTCGGCATCAGTGAGGCAACAATTCGCAAGTACATAGCAGGTGACGGGTTTGGACCACGTCACCGTTTCGAATGGTGCAATCCGCCACAGTAACTTATTTTTTGTCAAACCCAAAATCTCATGGATGGAATAAGATGAACTATCTACAAGCCGACGATCCAAAAATTCTGGAGGATCTCACACGGCGAAAGGAATTCTATCAGTTTAACGTCCCTGAAAAGGAGGACGAACCGCGTAGCAAGCTTCCCGATGGATGGGTACAAAAGTACGATCTCGCCGACTTAAAAGAAGAAGATGTCAACCTCGAGCCTCAGAGCTACCAAAGTATGGTTGCAAATTTTCTGAATCCCCAGACCCCCTATAGTCGTCTACTATTGAAATGGGACGTCGGAGTGGGAAAAACTATCGCTTCCATCAACATAGCAATGCAGTTCATTCGGCTCTACGAACGCGAGAGCCAGATGGAGGATCAACAAATTGGTAGCGTGTTCGTCATCGGATTCACCGAAGAGATTTTTAAGCGCGACCTACTCTCGTTCCCCCGGTTCGGTTTTATCTCGCGCAACGAGCTGAAGCAGCTCCAGGTCCTGCGCGAGGCGGCGCACCAGGAGAACAAGACCGACATGGACCGCCTCCAGGAGTTCATGACCCGCCTCAAGAAGCGCCTGGGCGCGAGAAAAGAAAATGGATACTTCCGGTTTTTCGGGTACAAGGCGTTCGTGAACCGCATTTTCATGTTGCAGGACTTCAAACGTAACATCAACGACATGACCGAGGACGAGATCCGTCAAAGCCTCAAGGACGGTAGTCTGCGCTGGAACAAGCCCCTCCTGGAGTCTTTCCGCAACTCGCTGCTAATTTGTGACGAAATTCACAATGTCTACAATTCACTGGAGAAAAACAATTGGGGGGTCGCATTGCAGATGGTACTCGATCAGGATCCCACTATCAAGGCCGTGTTCATGAGTGCCACTCCACTCAACAACAATCCGACCGAGGTGGTCGATCTTGGTAACCTGATGCAGCCCGCAACCGCTCCCAAATTGAAGAAGGAAGATTTCTTCGAAGGCAAGGAACTCAAAAAGGGAGCTCTCGACCGTATTGCAAACGTGTTCCGGGGGCGGGTGAGCTTCGTCCAGGACACGGACCCGCGCCATTTCGCGACGCAGGAGATCGTGGGCGACGGAATTCCGGGTATTCCCTATCTCCGTTTCCAGCGGTGTCCCATGAGCAAATTTCACTATCAAACGTACAAGAAAGTCTACACCGGGGTGCTCGCCCAGGACGCGCAATACCTCATGGACATCGCGTTCCCGAACCCGCAAGACGAGACGGTGGGTCTCTATCGCACCACCGAGATCAAACGCGCGCTCTCGTTCGCAGACGAGGCTTGGACTAAGAAGTTCGGTTTCAAGATCCTGAACGATGTCATCGTCGGTACGGGGCTGGAGGAGGCGAATATTGGCGAGTGGAGTAGCAAGATGGAGAGCGTCCTGAAGGACACCAAGAGCGACCTCACGCCGCACGGCGGTAAGATCCTGATCTATCATGACGTTGTCCACGTTTCGGGCGTCCTGTTCATTGAACAACTCCTGGCGCACAATGGGTTTATCGGTATCGATCAGAACCCCACCGAGAGTACACTCTGCGCCGTTTGTGGCCAGACGCAGAAGGACCACAAGAAGAAAAAGGGTGGCGCAACCGACGGGAGCAAGTGGGTAGTCGAAGCGGGGAGTGAAGCCAATGCCGCGGTGACACGAGAGTTCTACAAACACATCACCGGTATGGACCTTCCCGGCGAAGTCCTGCCGTGCACAACTCGTGTAATGATGATCGGTGACAATCCCATTGCCGTGCTCCAGTGGTATTCGGAGGACGCTCAAGTCACACGTATTGACGCGCTCGCGGTCGCACCCGAGCACCGCGGCGAGGGGTGTGAGGAATATTTGCTCGAGCACTACGCTCCCGACACGGTGCTCACAGTGGTCGTCCCGGAAGCGGACCGTGATGTGTACGAATGGTACACCGCTAACGATTTCCGCGAGCACGAACGTGTCGATGGAAACATCTACATGAATTTTACCGGGGCCATTGGTGGAGGGCGCAAGGATGCAAAACTCAAACTTCAACAGTACCGAACTCGCGCATTGGCCCCCCGGTGGGAGACCGGTGCGAATAAACTCAAACCCATCACCAGTCATGACGACATCGTCCTTCTCACACGTGGTCCCGATGTCTACGCGTGGGCCCACGTTCGGGACGGTAAAGTGGTGGACTCCGCCGTTCATGGTGATGTCGAAGACGCCCGTGACGAAGTGTTCGCCCTGCTGATTCATCACACGTCTCGCGTGACCAAACGGGGCGGTGCCAAGAACAACACGAAGCCACTCGACCACGAGTTCATTCCCGCGCGCTATATCGTGGCGCACTCGGACATGGACAAGGGCATGATGCACAAACACATCGACCGGTTCAACAGTCCGGATAACACGTGGGGTTACCAGTGCCGCGTCATTGTGGGTTCTAAGATCATCAAAGAGAGTTATAACTTCAAAGCCATCCGTCGCGTGAAGGTCACCGCGCGCCCGGCCAATATCGCCACACTCATTCAGATCTTGGGCCGCTCACGGCGTAAGAAGGCGCACTTGATGTTGCCACCAGAATTTCGCCATATTGAGTGCAAGATCTTCACATCGTGCTTGCCGGTCAAGGCCAAGGTCCATGGTCGCAACATTTATGACCTGAGTCACGAGGAGGTCAAGTACCGAGAAAAGATGGTGGACTACCAGATCATCCAGCGCATCGAGCAACGTATTCACGAGGGTGCAATTGACGCCGTGACAGCTCGCAACATCGTGCTTCCCGGTCTCGATCGCAAGAACCCGAGCATGGGTGCGCTCTGGTTCGAGCCTGAAGTCCATGTCAAACGGCGGTACAACATCAAAGATCTCAATCTCAGCACGTTCAGCATTTTCCACAGTCAAGACGAGATCCGCCTCCTCATCTACATTATCAAACGTCTCTTTGTCGAAACCAGTCTGTGCTTCACTTATGCCGAGCTCTGGCGTGCCGTGCGTGACCCCCCCTTCCACGTCGAGCAGGACTGCAGCCTGTTCCAGGAGGACTATTTCGTCATCGCACTGAGCATGCTCGTCTACGGTACGGAGTCGGATTCCACGGTGCGCCCGCTCGCTCGCAGCCAGAACGCTACCCAGCGCACCTACTTGCTCGACATTCTACACGAACACATTGACAAACGCATTATGCAGGCCGACCGTACCGTGGGCTACGTGAACCACATCAACAATCTCTACATGTTCGTACCATTCCGCAACAATCAACACGACATCTTTACCGAGAGTACGTTCCGCACATTCGACCTGCAACCGAATCGTCCTATTAATGTCATGCGTTATATCAAGGAGAGCAGCCTGACCCTCAATTACGAGAACCAGAAGCTCAAGTTCAAGAGCAAGTACGAGAACGTTCCACTCGAGCGTCTCGCGACCGTGGTGGGTAAGTTTGGCGTTAGTTTCCACCAGACGTTCGTGGAGGAAATTATCAAATACGTCTTTACGCTCTGGACCAGTCCGCAGTTCACAAAAAAGAGCGAGATGCACGAATTCTACTTCAAGATGCTCTACTATTACGACCTCATGGGCCTCATCGTTTGGGCCGCCACGGCCAAGGAATTCATCCGCGAGATGTACAAGGCCTGGATGCTGCCCATCTCGGCCCAAAAATCTGAACAGGATGGCGAGATCCGTCAGATTGAAGTGAGTCTAAACCGGAGCAAACCCAACATGAGCGTCGCAATCAGCAAGAGCGAATTCACAGCGGCACTGAAACAGTCGCTCGAAGTGATTGCGAAACGCGGCAAAAAGAAGGAGAAGGCGCCCATCGTGCGTGCCGACCCCAAAGTCCTGGCGATCGGCCACTTCATGGGCAACGTGCCGCGCTTCTACCATCCCGATAAGGACTGGTTCGAGAGCCCCGAGTACGTTCAGCGCACGCAGGAGTACAAGGAGAACGACGTGCTCGTGGGCTACTACGAGAAGTCGGGCACGGGACTGCGGGTCAAGTTCAAGATTCGCACCCCGTTGCACAAGATCGAAAAGCAGAAGGACGTCCGCAAACTCGAGAAGGGCAGCATCTGCACATCCAACTCGAAGGAGTACTTGATCGAGATGGCAAAGAAACTCAAGATCAAACTGCGCGACAAGATAAATGTGCCTAGCCTCTGCCAGGAGATTGAGGAGCGCCTGCAACTCAACGAACTCGAGGAGCGACGAAAAAAATCAAATACAAAATGGTTTTACGCTGCATGGGAAGCTCACGAGGGCAAGCGCATCGAGCAGAGCATGAGTTCGAGCCCGCCCCGAGCGGCCGGTGGCAGTGATACGCCTTATGTCATCGACATCGCTGACGATGGGCCATCATCATATGTGATAGATGACAATGGTGAACCAGGTTTGTATGTGTAGTCCAAGTGGATTCCGGCGAACATGCGCACTAAGCTCGGGTATTCATCGCGCTTTTTTTGTCCGGGTCGCTCGAGCTCGCGTGCGACCCGCCGTGCAGTTGCGCCATAGTGCCCCTCGAGTGCGAGCCTGTACCGACGAGCTTGCTCCTGCGGACTGTTCCACCAGCGATTAAAACGTGCGATGCTATCGCTTACCTCTTTGGGATTCATAGTGTAGCGAAATTAAAAATCAAATTTAGGGGGAAACCCCTAAATTTGAGATAAACACGAAAATTGAAAGCTAGGTACCAAACCACCGACATGTCTTCAGCACCCGCCACCGTACCCACACCCGACGCCGTCGCCCGCGCGATGGCCGTGTTCGACGCGAGCGCCGCCAGCAACGACCGCGGTGCGGATATCTCGCGCATTCGCCATGCACTCACGGGCGCAATTGATCTGGCCTCGGTGAAACCGAACGAACCGGAAGCGGCCCCCGCGGATGACAACACTGAGACTCTGGCCGATCCGAGTTCACTCTCTATCGAAGAGCTCAGCAAGATCATTGGAGCGCAGCGGAGCGTCCGCATGCGGCGCGAACTCGAAGAGCTCCAAGCCGCGCGTATGAAAAAAATCGAGGAGGTACCGCGCTCCGGGCCCGTACAGGTGTCGACCAGGCTCACGCGGAGCCGCGAACCGCAGTGGTGCAAGGTCGCCGAGGACGGGTTCACCCCGCTCCGCAAACAGCCGGCGATGACGATCACCACCGTGTATGATACCGCAACGGGAGTGCCTGCACGGCGCACGTGGACCGTGCTGGACCCGTTCTCGCGCGAGAACCGCATCACCGACGTCTTCTCGATCGACTACCCGAGCGCCGAGCTCGAATGGGTCGCGCGCGACCTCACCCAAGCGTGGCAGGCCTACCAGGCACGCGACCTCAAGTCGATCGATTTCACCCTGCTCGCCAATACGCCGCTCCATGTCGAGGTGGACAACATCCGCGTCGCGCGGTATAGCGACCTCTGGTGCCATCTCAAACGCGTGCGTGGCGACCTGCCCGCGAGCGCGAAGTGGCGCGTCGTTCGGGGTCAAATCACTTCCAAATAATCCCTCTGGGATTATTTCGCAGGCACGACCACCGTCTCTGCGGGCTCCGTGAGCGACCGCTGCAGGATGAAGTCAGCGCCGTAATACTTATTTTTTGTGACTTTCTTCTGCTCGTCACCCTCGCCCTGCACCACTTCGATCGTGAGCTTGGCCATGTGGATCTTGAAATCTTCACCCGTACTGCGGAGCAGCGAGCTCGGTGGCAGGCCCAATTGTCCGGTCTCACTCGCATAACTGTGTACCTTTTCGGGATGGTCGAAGACCACCGCACACTCCGCTCCCGAAGAACTCGGTTGTTGCGGGTTCTTGATGGGGTGACTGCGGCCAACGGCAATGTTGAGGATGGCAGCGCCCTTCGGGGTCGTGACGAGGTCCTCCTGGACGGCGACGAAAGGGTGACTCGCGATCACGCGAGTAAAGCTCATTGTGACCTGGGCGAGGGGCTTGGTGGGGTCGAGACCCATCTGCGAGGCCAGTTTTGCCGGTGTTTCGATGCCGTCCACGATCGTGCGCCAGACCTGCGAGAGGCCGTAATATCGAAGTTTGATTTCCTGAAGATTCATCTTATGAAAAAATAAGGCGGAATGTTTAACCGGCAAATCGCATGTGATTTATTTGGGAACGGTCATGAACTGTACGCAGAGGCAGTCCTGACCCCACACCCGCACGGGCGAGGTACATAGATGGTGCGAGTGGGGTGTTCCGGGAACTGCTCGAGATCAGGAAGTTGCAAGATATCGACTTGGTTCGTGCGGATGTACCGGGCCGCTTGGTAACTCCAGGGCAGCTCGACCAGGAAGGGCGTACGGCCATCGTCCACATCATGGTGGAGCACACTCATGACCGCGAAGTCGCCTTCGTCCCCACCCACCATGCTCCGATTGCTCCGCTTCCATTCGAGCACGGGGTTCACGCCGTCCTTGAACCGCTCAGCGAACGCTTCCCAGTTCGCGAAGTTGGTCAGTTGTACTCTCTTCTCGACCTTTATAGCTTTGACCTCCTTAGCCTTGGCACGGCGGCGTTGGTTCTTAGTGGCTGCCGACATTTTTGTGTGCCTGTTGATAGGCCCTCAAAAAATCAAAATTGAAATTTTTACATCTTTTACCGCCCAAGCGCAGATTTAGAGTGGCCGCTCAAGATCGCATAGTCGGGTGGCCGGCCTGGATCATTGCGTAACAATTCAAAAATTGATTCTCATTATTTTTTGTACAACTATGGCCTCTGAACAACAGAACAACCAACAGGACGACCGCAAACTAACTTGGGGTTCGGTGGGCGTACATGTCGACCGACGCGAGCGGGGCAAAGTAGGAATCGAAGCGAGCATCCGTGCCGCGCTCCAGGAGCTTCCGGGAAGCCGGTGCTGCCAGATCTTTACACACGGTCCGAAAGGCAAGTCGATGAACAGGTTCAATACCGAGGACCTGCGCGAGCTCTGCAGCGAGAACCGGGTATACATTCACTCGACCTATTTCACGACGTGGAAGGACGCCTCGCTCGCGCACATGCAGGAGCAATTCACCACGGCCGCGAGTCTGGGCGCGCAGGGCGTGGTGCTTCATCTCGTAAAGCAGACGCCGGATGAGCACATTGCCGTGCTCAACCGCCTCAAGATCTCTACCCGGTACGGCAACCGTGACCGCCCGTGTCTCGCCATTCTCGAAATGCAGGCCTTCAAGCCCGACAAGTGGACGTACCAGACCACGGACGAGATCAACACCCTGTGCGAAGCCCTGCAGGTGGCGGGCTGGGGGCCGGACCGCGCTATCATCTGCCTGGACACGGCACACATCGATGCCGGTCGCATCCCACTGCGCACGGCTGCGGATGCCCAACAATACATCGACGCCCTGCGATATCCTGAATATATTGGGCTTCTACATCTCAACGGCAACGCATACAACTGCATGGAACGTGCCAAGGACAAGCACTGCGTACCTCTCAGCGAGGACGACTGGATCTGGCACAAGAGCCGAGATGACAGCAAACCGATCGACCTCCGGGATTCGGGTATTCGAACCCTGGTGCGCTGGTTCACAAGTCGCGGTCGTGACGTGATTCTCGAACAGGATTTCACGCCCGATCTCGTCCATTTCTACCTGGAACTCACGCAGTAGGTGAACAACAAATTCGTATTTTTTTTTTGCAAAATTGAAATCAGGATAGGCCTTTACACATATGCCTTCCGCATTTATCTACATCCGAGTCTCGACCGAACAACAGGCCCGTCCCGAACACGTGAGCTTGGCGGCACAGCAGGCCGCCTGTCTCAAGGCGGTGCGCGCAGCCGGGTTCAAGACAGCCAAAGTCTTCAAGGACATCGGATCTGCTCGCCGTCCCGAGGCCCTGACCGATCAGGCTCGAATGTGGAAGGTAGTGAAACGAGGTAACATCGTGTTCTGCCATAGCTACGACCGAATCAGTCGCGACATGGCCTACGGCGCTGCTCTCATGAAACGTCTGGATTCCCGAGGCGTGCAACTCCAGAGTGTGACCGAGCCGCTCGACTACAGCACTCCGGCCGGCTTCCACCAACTCATGAACATCTTCAACAATGCCGAATTTAGCAGCCGAAATCTCGGCCTCAAGGTCAAAACGGCATTTGACCAGATTCGTGAAGGTGGTGGATGTGTCGGTCCGGCACCCTACGGGTGGGAGATTGACCCCGACCAGCCGGGTCGTAAACTCCGTTCATCCGATCACGAGCAACGTGTCATTGCATTCGCACGTGCATTACGTCTCGGTACCAAGGACATGCGAGGCATCAATAACATCCTGATGCAGATTATTCCTCGGAAGCGTCCGGATCTCATGGTCGCACTCGAACTGCACAATGAGGACGGTACACATGTCAAGCATCCGGAGCCTAAAGCTGTTGATTACGACAACATCGCCTCAATCCTCAACAGTTACGAAGTCCCCTACCGCGGCAAGCGCCAGTGGAGTGCGGGTACGGTCCGTAATATTATCCTGCACGATCGCCACGTCTGCGATGAGGTCCAGCTCGCAATCGGCATGGAGGCTATCACGGTCGAACAGGATATCGAGATGATGGAAGAGAAACCGACGGAGACCGTCGCGATGACGGATGTGCCCACTGTCCAGGCCCTTTCGGCTCAGATCGTGGAGATGCGAACAATGTTCCAGGCATTCATGGCCTTCGCCGGCGCGCAGTACGTCACACCGGTGAATTCGCTGCCCGCACTGGTGGATTCGAATCCACCGACACACCATCGCCGTCGCCGTCGTGCGGACAACGTCGCTCCGATCTAAATCCGGGTGTACGTCCCAAAATTGATTTTTTTTCTTCTAATACCCACGCCAGCGTGAAATGCCGTCGATTCCTCACAACCGCTGCATCATGGTAGCAACACCACCATCCATTCCCGAAGTTGCGACTCCAGTGGAGTGTGTACACGAAATGTTGAACTACGCGCACGCTGCGGTGCAGCTCGGATGGCTGCCACAAATCTCAGAAAAAATGACAAGCACCCTCAAAAAGTTCGAGCCGTTGCTTCCTGCCGACCACCCGCGCCGCGACGATATAATTACCGCTCACACCAGTGTGGCCACGCTCACGTCCTACATGTCCACCCGGGGGTCTTCGGATCCCGATTTTCTCCTGCGCATGCTCGACATGCGAGTGCGCAAACTTAGCACAATGGTTCAATAGCATTTATACCACTTTTACTGTTAGTCCAACCCTTCGTCACGAGCATTTGGCTCCACGTCATCAGAAGATTCGGCGTCTTCACCCTTTGCCTTTTCTTTTTGTTCCTTTTTGGCGGCATTGCGCTCCTGCCGTTCGCGATCACTCTTAGCGTAGTCTTCGGCAATCTTACGTACCGCGGGGGTGACCTTGATGTCACTCCAGTCACGCACGATTGCGACCGGCGTGACGTTGCGCTCCTCCTTGCAGGTCTTGCTGAAACCGTAGTACTGCGACTTGATACTTGTCGCATTGTCCTGTAGGTAATACGCCACCCTCTTTCGATCACGATCCCCTCCTTCGCGAAAGATGCGGTTGAGGAACTGGCGGAATTTGTTCTTGCGGGGGTGGAAGAACACGACAGCGCTGAACTCGTCGTAGCTCAAGCCCGTCCCAATACACTGGTAGCTCCCCACGATGACGCGGCTCTGGCGCGCCGCCGCGCGGTCGCGGTCCTTGGTCTTTCCCGTGATGATACCCGCGGCACGAAGACCATCATCAACATCGAGTTCATCCTCGGTGAACGCGGTCTTGAGATACTCCCATGTGAGTTTGGCGAGCTCAGTGCGGTCCGTCATTACGAACGTCTGATGCCCCTCGCGTACGCACTGGCACACGATGTCGACGAGCCACTGGCTGCGCCACGGGTCCTTGCTGAATTGGCTCACCATCATGGGGCAGCTCACGGTGCCCTCGGCCGAGGTGAGCGTCTCGGTAAAGTCCCGTGGACCGTTGTAACGCATGCAGTACGCTTCGAACTTCCAGTCTTTGGGTGGTGCAACTCCCGCTTCCCGGGCCCGCTCCTGTTGAGCAGCGAGCACGGGCGCCATCAAATGGCCGCCCGCAATGGGTTTACCAATATGCTTGTATGCGACTTCGTCCATCTTGTCTTCGCGCTCGTTCGTCGTTCCCGAGCACCCGAGTGTGCGCTTGCACGCGGCACGCATGAAGATGCTCTGGTTCTCCGAAGTACAGTACGTGTGCACTTCATCAAATGCCGAAAAACCGAATCGACGGAAGTAGTCCGTCGATTTGACAGTAACGGGTTTGGTGCCCTTGGGCAGCGCAAAATATCCCCCTGCGGGGTTTTTCGGCGGCATGGGGAGGAACGTGTACTCATCCATGCTCGCAGCGCTGCGCGTCGTCATGACGACAATGTCACCGTCCGTCTTGGTCTTGCTCCAATATTCACCAATTATCAAAGTGGGAAACATGGTTCGCAGCGTGTTCACGGTTTGCACGATGAGCTCTTTGCCCGGTACCACGACCAACGACTTGCGGCCGAACGTCTGAATTAGCTTCATAATGATGAAGGTCTTACCCTTGCCGGGTTGGAGATCGAGATACGCACTACCCATACCGAGCCGGATGGCCTCGTCCGAGTAGGCCTTCTTCAGTAAGAAGTCGACAATGGGGACCTGGTAGTCTTTCAGCTCGAGTTTGATATCCGAGACGTCGGTTCCAAGGGGTTCGCCTTCGGGCAGCGCGGGTGTGACCTCGTAACCCATACGCGAGAGTTCGAGTAGGCCGGACATGCGCGCCACGTACATCATGCGTGCCTTGCGGTCGATGGTGAAACACTGCATGGTAGTCTTGCGATCACCAAAGCCCACGCTCGTTACGGTAAGCCGCTTCTTAAGTCGGGTGAGCTCCTGTGCGGTGAGCACCCCGGCCGGAATGGCAATACCGCGCTGTGTAAGTTCGAATTTAGTCTTATCAGCCATTTGCTTGATACGCTATATGTGGCGAGTGTTTAGATCAAAATTGAATATACCCGCAAGTCAAACAAAACCCTCCGGAAGATGACCGACAGCTACGCACCCTTCGTCAGACACCGAATTGCCATGCACCTGTCCGTGAATAGTATCATCCGCTCGATCCAGGCGCCGGACGACAAACTCCACATTGCAATCGAGGGCATGACCAAGAACGAGCTCGAGAACCACGCCTCCGATCTCCTCATGATCGCCGTGAACCATCGCGCGGACTCCGTGATCGAGGCATTACTCAAGAAGGGGCTCCGTTCCGGGCACGCTCTTGACGCCGCGGTCCACCTGCGCGATCTCCGAATCGTCACCCAGCTGCTCGAGGCCGGTGTCACACCGAGCCACGGGGCGGAGGGAATCGCTACACGATTGCACGAACCCACGATCGCGCAGGCCATCTCGCGAAAGCGCGACGAGAACGATGCATTCCGTCTCGACGTCGAGTTTTAACAGAGTAAGACGTACATTGTTCCCGTTGTTATTTTTTTATCAAAAATAATTAAACCGAACTAAATTCGTTAAAAAGACCGGAAAAGAAACGGAGATAATCATGCTAGCAGCTGAAGTACTCGCATGGCTGCCCGAGCGATCTCGTGCGGAATGTGTACTCCGTATGCCACAATCATGGATCGAGCGACATTTCGAAGAGCTTCCCATCCGGATCAAGGACATTTTCTTCCAACGCACCTGGAGCCTAAAGTTCCTCGAACGCGTTTTGCCGCCCGAGGCAACCGACTTATGGGACCACGTGAGCGCATGGTACGACCTCACGGATTCGTTCTGCGAACGCAACATTGACTGGCTCAACTTTCACGATTTGGTGTACAGTCAGAATCTGAGCCGAGAATTTTACATTTCTAATGCCGACCGTATCGATTGGATCGCCAACCCAGTAGATCGACGGAACCTGTTCGAGCGGTTTTACAAAAAATCACCTGAATGAAACAAGAGTTTCATTTAATCGTCCGAACTGGAGCATCCGGAATCCGACGAGTCCGAATTGTTACTTGAGATGGGCATCCAGCTCATGTCGCCCGAGTGCTCATGTTTCTTCTTCCGCAGGACTTCGTCATCCGTCACTGCCCCCGCGGGGAGTGTGACACACGAGTTGTACGGGCTCGGACACTTCCGGAGGGGACAAGTGAGGGGACCGGCGCACTTGAATGCCATGGGGCACGGCGGGAAGTCCGCCGCAACCGAGACATCGGGTATAATAGCTTCGTGCTGCGCCAGTGGCAGTCCAGTATGGTGTACCATATTGCTCAAGTGGCGGAACCGGTAGTTCTGGCGCACGCGCCAGTGGAACGCCTCGGGGCGGGCGTAGCGGGCAATTCGGACAATCATCTTAAAATATCGCGGCATGTGTAAAACGCATATCAATTTTCAATTTTTGTCAAAGTTGAATTTATTTTTTTTCAATTACCCCTTCCTTTCTCGAAATGCCCATCTACAACGAAATTGCTCAGGCCGACGAGCCCACTGTCATCACGCGCGATGGTAAGACCCTGTATACCACTCCCCCCAAGATCAATAAGGGCGTGTGGACCGCGCTCGGTGAGGAGATTGTGTCTCTCGAACGTCAGTGCGTGAACGCACCACACGATCAGGTCATCACCTTGCGTCTTGACATCACGTGCATGAGTACACTCAAGAAGCACCTCATGAACATGGGCATCTTCACGCAAGGCTGGAGTGACGAGTTTGCCCGGATCATGCAGGAAACCGCACAGAGCCTCGCCACGAAATACAATGCTCGATGGGCGTACACACAGAGTGACGAGATCACGCTCATCATTGTGCCCACGCGTACCGAGACGGGGGAGTTCAATCCGCGCTACGAGCACCCGCGAGCCGGAAAGCTCCAGAAGCTCGTCAGCCTGGCTGCGGCGCATGCAAGTGCGATCGCGACAGCGGCCCTGCAGCGCTTGCGTCTCGACCGGATTGGCCTGTACAGCACGGCCGTGGTCGAGGGGTGTGAACGTCATGAAGAGCTCGACACGTCGAGATGGTGGCCCACCCATCTCTGGAACAACGCTCGTGAACTCTGGCAGCGCGGGTTCCGTCCTCACAAGACCGTGGCGCAGGCCGTGGCGATACAACTTGCAAACGTTCTCAGCACGCCCATCACGATTGAGTTCGACTGCCGTATGGCGGTCTGGACATCGGAGCGCGAGGCATTCAAGCTCATCCTCTGGCGCGCGTACGACTGCGGCGTGAACGGGGTGAGCGACGCGTGCCACAACCAGAAGGGGCGTCCCGTGATGCGGAAGACGGGCGTCACGCACAACACGCTCATTGGTCTCTCGACCTGGAGCAAGCTCAAGTGGCTCGAGCAGGTCGGACTTCTCCCCCTCCCTGATCACCAGGCCCACGGTACGCTATACCGGCGAGTCGCCCGAAAGCGCGAAGCGTTCAATCCCAAGACCAGTGAGAACGTGACTGTGATGCGCAATGTGCTCGAGCGCGTGCCCGGAAGTGTCATCAACCTTGTCAAGAGCGGTGAGATTTCGTTCCCGGAGTAACTTTGCCCTGCTCCGTGATATTTTTTTGGGGGAATTCCCAAAATTGATTCAGAGACAAGAGAAACAAACAGTACCGAATCAGAATGGCCGCAGAAAAGAAGAAAGTTAATGCAGTTGATGCGCTCAAGGGGTGCACGAAGAAATGGCTAGAAATTTTCCGAGGTGAGGGCATGCTCGAAGAGCTCCAGGTCCTGTTGGGACACGCCACGGCCCGATCGTTCCTGCCACGCGCATCGGATATTTTCACATTCGCACGTCATACAATTGCAGCGCCGAAGGCGGTCATCCTCGCGATGGACCCGTATCCCGCAGCGGGACTTGCCCACGGTTTGGCGTTCAGTGCACTCTCAGGTGTGTGCCCCACAAGTCTCGCTCGCATTTGGAGTGTGCTTTACGAGAATAAACTCATTCGATCGAAGCCCACGGCAACTGACGAGAACCCCCGACCGCACGACCTGACGTATCTTGCGGCGCAGGGCGTGATCCTGATCAATTGCGCGCTCACGGTGGAACCGGGTAAACCCGGGAGCCACATACGGTTGTGGCAGCCCTGGATGGATAAAGTTATCGGGCGATTGAGTCGGGCACTACCGGACGAGACGATCTGGTGCCTCTGGGGCAGTGACGCTCAGAAGAAGGCCGACTTCATTGAGCCCCGACACACCATATTGAAATGGTGCCACCCCGTGGCGATGCAGAAACCGAGCTTCTCGGAATGTGATCATTTCCTCACTATTAGCAAGAAGTTCCCCGGGCTCGTGTGGGACCCGCTTCGTACCGATACGCACTTCTACACGGACGGTGCGGCGAAGGGTAATCAATTTCGGACCACGCGTGCATCATGGGGCGTGGCGTGCACGCGTGGCTTGATGGCCGATCGCGAGTGGGCGGGTGAGCTCGAGACCAAAACTATCATCGGACCCATTCCGACAAAGAGCAAAACGGGAGTGTGCAACGCGCACCTTGTGCGCGCCGACGGTCTTGCCGATGTAGAAGCGCGACCGACCAACATTCGCGCCGAGGCGGCAGCGCTCATCCGTGCCATGCGACTCGCGCTCAGCCTGCCCGCGCAGTTTGCAAGCGTGATCCATACCGACAGCAAGCTCTGGATTCACGACATGCTGGGCGTCGGTAACGAGCGACAGGGTTACATACCGAACTGGGTCGAACGCGGTAGCAAGTGGACGAGCCACGCAAATGCCGACCTCTGCGAGGAGATTTGGGAACTGTATAAGCGCACCGAGGCGCGCGGCAACATCCGGTTCCAGTTCGTCAACTGCTGGCACGACCGACCGCGCCCCGCCGAGGGCACTCAGGACCTGGAGTGGTGGCTCGGTAACCGTGCCGCCGAGGAGGCCGCCGAATCAGCCCTCGAGTAAGACCCGGCGAAGCCGTATGCTACCATATTTTTTTTTGCGACAGGGCTCCCCAAAAATTGAAACAGTTTTATATTTTAAATGACAACTTACGCTGATTACCTTCAGGCGGCTCGATCTCGAGCATTCTCACAAATGACAGAAGTCGAACAGGCCGTATTAAAAACCAAGTTCGCCGACGACAAGATTGAAGCTCCCAGGAATCCTGAAACCGCGTGGATCATGGACGGGCCTGCCGGCGAGTGGTACTTGGCAAACCAGAAATACGGAGCTTTATGTGGTCGCGAGTACGCTGATGTGAACGCTCGCTTTGAGGTCTCCCTGCGCGCGGCGGAAGCCCGTGCCGAGCAGCTCGTACTTGACATGAAGCTTTCCGTGCACGAATGTAAAATCCGGAGACGTGTTCTCTATCGCGAGGAGCGTTCACGTGCGACAATCCCCGCGGAGCGCACTGGTGCGTTCTGGCAGGACCGCGCACTCATGGATTACGAGTGGTTCCCGAAATGGGCGGTCGATCGCGTCCCGGTGCAGGATCGCATTATTGCCGAGATTCTTGCCGGTCACCGGGCAAGCGAACGTCGTACCGCACTATACACGTGCGGTACATTTGGATCTGGCAAGACACACGCGCTGCGCGGTGCGCTCCGGAAACAGTTCAACGCGGACAAGCGCGTGCGTATCGATCCGGACGCGATCCGCAGGCGGCTTCCGGAGTGGCCCAAACTTGTGCAAACGGATCCCACTTCGGCTGGCGCCCAGACACACCAGGAGGCAACATTCATTGCACTTCTGGCCGAGCGTGTATGTATTCGTATGCGCTTGAGCTACCTCGTGGACGGTAGCCTGAGCAATGCGGACTGGTACCACACGTGGCTGCAACACGTCGTCACACAGGGCTACACCGTCATGCTCGTGCGTTTCGATTGCACGGTAGAACGTGCGATTGAACGCTGCGAGAGACGTGCACGCGAGACGGGACGATACATTCCGCGTGAGCAGATCGAGCGGGTCGCCAAAAAAATTCCCGAGAGTTGGGGGCACCTGTGCCCCCTCGCGCACGCTGTGTGGAATTACGATACTGACGGCGTCGCCCCCGTTCTCCTCGGTTGGGCGGTGAACGCGTAATGCCACCCGTGATTTTTTTTTAAATTGACCGGTATAGCAAGGTAATGCAGTGCACGACAGCCAAACGTTTTGCCTCGGATACAGGTAAAGTCGCAGGCGAATATGCTGAGGAGCGTCAAGCTATTGGATTTTTATACTTTCCAAATTTTTCAATCGAGCGACAGGCACTCCAAGACGAAATCATCAAGGAGTGGTCAAAAAAAATTGAGGGCACTAAGGGAGAGAAAACGTGTACATTTATGATGGGTGCACCCGGGTCGGGAAAGAGTACGGAGGCCGCACGAATTGCAAGCGCGTACAAGGACTATTACGGAAGTCCTCCCGTTATTATTGATGTGGATTGGTTTAAAGACAAATTACCGGAGTTTCGTACATTCCCACGCCATTTGGCATCGGGGGTCGTTCACCGAGAGGCGGGTCTGCTCGCCGCTCTGGCTCAACGTCGAGCCGAACGGGATGGCTGCAACATTGTCATCGACAATGCATCGGCAAATGTCGAATGGCTCGCGGGTGAACTCGAGAGGCTGCGTGAACGGGGTTACCGTCTCGAACTGGTTCGGACTGTGGCCACGCGGGCCACATGTCTTGAGCGGTGCGGCAAGCGCGGGCGGCATGTTCCCAGATTTGTAGTCACCCAGATCCATGTCACCCTGAACAAGGCATTTATGCAGGTCCGAGACCAATTTGACCGGGTACGCGTTGTTCATACTTAACTGTATACATGGTAATTATAGGTTATGTTGATGCTGTTCGTGCCTGAAGAGTGTTCAATGTCAATCACACTGTTGTCATCGGGGATTGCATCATCTTCCGGGGGAAAAAGACTAAACCCTTCCCGACATTGACAGTACCGCCGCACCGAACGCCACACAAGAAGGATCACGACAATAATTAAGGCGTGGTACATCATATATCATCGGGATATTATCAATCGGGGTATTATATATTAAATAAGCAACTATAACCAAATAGTACAAATGGAACAACCACAGAATCATAATCAACACCTATTCACCGCCGCCGAGCTCGATCAGGACTGCGTGGTGAGTAGCCAGCGCGGCATGCAGCTCAACAAATTGAACAAGATCTCGCTGAGCGTGCGTATGACGCGCATCAACCGCGTGTGGCTCGGTCGCAACGTGAGCGTGGCTCACTTTCCCGACTCCACCAAAGAGGTGAACGCCACCGCGACGTTTGTGGCAGGTTGCACCGTGCGCGGTAATGCCATTATCGTGGGTTGCACCGTGGAACAGATCCTGGCCGAACAAAACCGCCCCAAGAGCTGGGCCAATCTTGCAAGTGCACTTCCCAAGACGGTCGAACTCGATGATCGGGCGCGGGCGCGTCAGGCCCAGGAGGCAGCCGAACGCCAGGGGGCCTGGAATGATTACTACCGCCGCAAGCAGGAACGCAAACGTCATGTCAACATGGACAGGGCTATGGTCAATCTCAAAACGGGTGAAGTCCTGACCGAGATGACAGCGGCAGAGCAGGAGGCCGCCGATCTCACCGACGCGGCATTTGCCGAATGGCAAATTGAGGAGGGCGAACTCAACATGCCCTGGGATGAGGAAAATTAAATTCTATTTATTATCTAGCTCCACTTATATGAGCGAATCAAAGAAGTTGCAATTCTTGTGCGACCTTAATGTCAAGGCGATGACCAAACGAATTTATAACGCGCACCAACGTGAGGGTGGAAGTCGGCCACTTGCGTACTTTTGTGAACATGTCGCAGGCTTGATGCAGGGCTGGCCTCGTCTCGAATACATTGACACTTACGAAAGTCTCGTGAGTGATCCCGAGACGGAAATGGATCAAATCAACCAAGATTTCTATCGCGAAATGATTGAACAGTTCTTGCCCGCGGGAGGATTCGCTCGTGTTAAAAAGCTCGAGACTGTAGATGATTACCTCAATTTTGATATTCAACGTGACCCGCCACCCGTGGTCAATGCTTCCGTGTATCGCGACGGTAACCGCATACCGGTAAACCGCAAACCCATCATTCGCCATTACGAGAACGATGGCGTTCACGGACAGAGCCTCGGTCGAAAAAATAAAGAGATGCCCGGTATGGATGAACTCTGGGAGGCAGTAAATCGACCCTACGAGAAGATTGATCGGAACGACGTTCCCTACTACGGCCAGCGTGAGGACGAGGGTACGACCGCGCTCATGAATACGGCATGGAATTAGGTGCGGACGCGTCCGCACCAGTGACGGGCGGTACACCTCAACCAGTTCTGGATAGTGCTCGCCCAGCCGCGCGGTTGCGCCCAAGATACGCTCGTCATTGCATCCCACCGATATTTTTTTGGTTCGCCGTGCATGCGACTCGGCTCACCGAAATGTTCGTCTATGCAGTCGATACACCACCACGAGCGGCCCGTTTCCGTCCAGGGATCGTCATCACGTCGTGTAGTGATTTCGCAGCAGCGGTCGGTCGTGCCGCACTTGCTGCACGTCTCGTGCTCCCAGATTCCTGCATGTGTGTACTTGGGCATCCTTGCAAAGCGTTAACTTAGGTAATTACAAATAAAAAATCAAATTTGGAGAATTCTTAGTCCAGAGAGCCAAAGTTGCTCGCGAAGTGGCCCTCGCACACCTTCATCTGAGTGATGTCGCCCGGTCCGCGACGGTGGTGAACGGTGTAGCACGGCTGCTCGGCCTTATCCGGGAAGAGTTCCGTCCCGTACCGTTCGCGACCACTGCGGCAAATGCGGCACTCTGCAATGGACAGGAGCTTACCGTCGTGCCAGTATGCCGGAGTAAACGCACGTGGGCGGCGCATGTTGCGTTCGGTGGCACTCTCGCGCGGCCGGTACGGACCTGGGATCTCACCAGCGGTGATCTTGGCTTCCACGATGCGGCGAGTCTCCTCCTCGGGACGGACCCACGCAATGCAGTAGTGACTCATCGCTGCCATGGCCGCATCACATTTCTCGTGCGACGGGAAGTGGCCGATGCGTTTCACCCCGGCCGGAAGTTCAGTGTCCCTGAATCGCTCGAGGACGCAGACCGTGATGCGACCGGGTGCGACCCCGTTCGCAAGCAGCCACTCGAGGGTCATGTGATCCGCTCCGGGCGCTGTCCCCATGACGAACTCCGAGTCCGCTTCCTTACACGCTTGTTCGAGCAGCGGAACGTAGTGCTCCCGGAACTGCTCCGGGGTGATGTCGAGATGGCCGGTGACGAAATGTGTGACCTTCATGTATGAGTTGGTATTCTCCCGGAACGAGATTTCAATCTTAGTAAAGTTCGTCGCCCGCGCGGTATACGACCGTGTCGGTTCGAACCGGCCAGTTGGGGCTCGGTGCACCGGGTGCCCAACAGCGGTAGCACATCCAGCGTGCGTGGATGCGGCCGAGATTAATGTATTCGACTCGACAGCAGCGGGCGACCTGACCACATTCCGGACACGCCATGTTGCGTCGCGCATTAGTTGGGTAAATGATGAGCGACGATGCAGGAGCCATCTCGGTGAGTATTAAGGACTGAAAAGTCAATTTTGGGATACCAAAGTAGTTAAAGATTGAATATGTAAGGTAGTACACACAACCATGCAACGTGTTCTATCCAACTATACCACGGGCGACGAGCTCGAGATCCGGTACTACATCGATCCTCGCGCACGCCACCCCGCAGAATGTCTTCCCGCGAAACACCCTGCGGGCTTTCGCAAGACGGTCGAGAGCATCATCGCAAAACTCGGTGGTATGAAGAATGCACGCCACACGCGTGTAATCGACCTCCATCTGGGAGATTTGCGAAAACGTATCTTGTTCAACAGTGCGGGAGAACGCCGTGAGGAATGGTGCGAGAAGCGTCGCAAATCGGATTGGGTTGAGCCGAACGACTTCGGGGGACTTCGTGTGGCGGTTGCCACGGAGGTCGATACTCCGGTACGCACCATAAACACGGTGGACCGCATTACGGTCAAGTACCGTTACACGTTTGCACTCGATTGTCTCGGCATGCCGTCGGCACTGACAGAGACGCAACGCATGAATTCGTTCTCGACGGACACTCCGGAGAAGAACAATATCGGCGCGCCCTGGGTAATTGAAATGAGTGCGGTCAAGGTATGCGATCTGAGCAACGTGCAGGAGGCCAAGGCGAAACTGCTTGCGTGCTGCGATCCGCTTGAAGCGTGGGGATGGTGGGACCACTGGGAGTTCGAACGTGAACTCGTGACAGCAACTGGCATGCCTGTTGCCATGACCGGAGACGACAATGTTGCGCTACTCGAACTCGACGACATCTACCATACCTACAACTATCTCGCTCCGGATGTTGATCACGAGATGCTCGATGCCGTGCGCCGCGTCGCGATCATGATCGACCACCCGCGCGCCTCGAGTTTCCAACGTCTGAGCCCGCGCAACACGATTACGCGTCTCCTCCCCAAGGCCGTGGAACCCACACTCGAGACTTGGATTGACGACTACAGTCATATGGTGAAGGGCATGGTGCTCCGAGACAAGGTCGACGGCACACGCGAACTCGTGTGGATTCGTGAGGGCAAGCTCACGTGTGTGGGGGCCAAGAACATCGACGACTGGGACGAACCGGCCGCGGAAGGGACTTATGTGTTTGATTGCGAGTTCCTCGATGACGTGTGGTATGTGCTCCACCCTCTGGTCTGGTGCGGTCGCAGCGTGACACATCTGCGCGACAGCGAGCGGCTTGCGCTGATTCAGGATCCCGAAACGGGTGTGGCCGCTCTGAAGATTCCGGGACTGGCGGTGTGCCCAGTCAAGATCATCGAGGACCCGGCTCGCGACATCCGCGCATGGTGGGCGCGACGCACGCCATACCACCGAGACGGTCTCATCTTGTGCACGGACTCCGCCTACTTCGTACAGAAGAGTCTCAAGTGGAAACCGGCCGAGGAGAGTACGGTAGACATGCTCATTGTGCAATGTCCCGATTGGCTCGTGGGTAAGGCGCCGTATATCCGGCAGGCGGACGATCACCAGCTCTACATCCTGAATGTGGGCTGCAGTGCCGATCGCGCGGTGCGTCAACACGGGTTCCAGATGAAGCGCTATCTCGATATCTTCCACTTGGACAAGTCAGCACTCTATGTTCCACAGCCCTTCAGTCCACCCGATGCGCCATCGGTACATGTATGGAGCACCCCCGAACGCGATCTGCACGGCCATATTGGCGAGTTCTTGTACGGTGCCGGAGACGGATGGGCTCTGCGCAGAAAGCGCGATGACAAGCCGAGCCTGCTCCGCGACGGTACCGAAATCGGTAACGACCTGCGTACCGCACTCGACATCTGGAGCAAAAATGCTAACCCCTTTCCGCTCGAGTATCTCTGGAAGCCACCGGCGAAACAGGCGAGCCGTTACGATTCTCTTGCGGGCCCCGTCGCACGTATTGTCTCCGATCTTCTCGAAGAGGAGAGCGTCACGACCGCTATGGTGCACATGTGCCCGTTCATCCCGTTCGACGGAAATGGCAGCTCTGCGGTGGCCGTACGCGGTGCGCTCCTACCGCGTGCCACCGCGGGGTCCCCCGCCTCGTATTCCGACTACCGCCCCGACCTGAGCAACAATTCGCGCGTGGTACAGATCATCTACGATCAGGTCGGTCGTATTGACCTGCCCAAGGAGTTCATTGGCGGTGCCCAGCTCCTCGTCACAATGGATCCCGGACTTCTGGGGCACGTGAGCTGTCTCGGAAAGGTCGTCGCCTCGGGAGGGCGTCTCGTGGTGGTCGTTCGCATGCAGCCCGGTGAGGATGCTCACCCGGAAGTGAGCCGCACCGCACTCATGAAGGACATGGATCGCGCGGGATTTCAGCTCGTGACAGATCACGGTGCCCCCGAAACGGGGGAATGGGATGTATTGGAAGATTGGGAGCGTTTTAGCATCCTATCATTCCGTAAGGAGAATCGCGGCGCCAGCGACATGAAGCCCGAAGACGTGCGCAAGGAGAACCCGCACCTGGAAGAGAACCTCGAAGCAAATTTTAGCTACAAATTCTCGCGCCAGAAGACCAAGGACATTGCGGGACTGATCGGACCGAACGAGGACTGTATGTCCCTGTGCGTTGATCCCGAACGCGGTGAGCGCCTCATCGACATCGAGTTCCTCAGCACGCTGGACCCGACCGCACAGGTGCTCTACGTCAATAGCGCTCCGCACGGCAGCGCGGCACTGACACGCCTGCGCCGCCTCTTCCCCAAGATGCAGTTTCGCGCACTTGGCCACGACAGCTTCGTCGTGGCCACAAGCGAGAACATCGAAGCTGTCGTGAGTCACGTCCCGTACGACGAAAGCATTGCACTGATCAAACGGTTCGAACCGCACTGCGGCCTGCTCGATTTCGATCACCATGATCTGAGACACCGTGTCATCAAGGGGCGTGTCATGCTCCACCCGTACGCCGCTCTGGATAGCACCCGGGTGAGTGTGATGTACGGTCGCGACCGTCAGGAGTGGAACATCCTTCCGGACATCTTCCAGCAGGAGATGATGACGTTCCATCGCGCTTACCGCCCCACCGCGTTTAAGTATGCGACCCGCCCCAAAACGAAAATTCCTCCGCCGGGAGGAATTTTGCTGGACAACTGCTACGATTGCCGCGCTTCGGTTTACATCATGACCAAGTATGCAAAGTCACAAAAAATAACTCTGGACGAGGCGTATGCCCGCCTCAGTTGAAGGGTGTCGATGTTGTTTACCTTATTTTTTAAGGTAATACTCGAGCCTACGCGTTGCTGGTTGCGGATTCCGGCGAGGTCTCGGGCGCCACGTTGTCGATGCGTCCGAGAGTCTGACCGCGACCCTGGAATACGGACGATCCGGTGCTGCTGTCGCTGCTCGAGCGACTCATCGCGGCCAGGCCGATCGGGCTCGAGGGTTCCGGCGTGGGAGGCCTGAACTCGTATCCGAACAGCTTGGTGAAGTCCGACTTCTGGATGCTGTGCAGAGACCCGCGGACTTCGGCGCTGGGTTTGAAACGGTCCGCCGCGATGACGTGCTCGACGATGCGTCGCATGTCCTCAAGACGTTTTCCGCCCTTCCCGGACGCGCCGGCATACATCTCGGGAAGGTTGCACTCCAGCGCGCTGTCGGCGCTGCGGTTGAGCAACCACTCAACGAGTGGAAAATCCGCACGACCGGCCGCGGACTCGAGGTGCTTCGATGTGATTTTGAGCGGCTCGCCACTCGCCACGACGGCCTGAATCTGCTCGAGGGTGGCGCGTTTGAACGCCTTGTCAAACATGCTCTGGGTGACCTTGAAGCCCACGATGTCGTGCATTTCGGCGAGCTGCTCCTGGGTGAATCCACCCTCGACCAGTCCCATCATGACGAGTTCGGTGAAGAACTTGTTCTTCTTGATGTCGTCCTTGTGATCGCGAACGATGTTAACGAACACGGCGTAACGCTTCTTAATGACGAGAAGCTCCAGGAGTCCGGTCCAATGCGTGCCCAGCATCATGTTGGCCTCACCGCTGCGACTGAACGCCGCGAGCTTGTCGGTGTGGTCGCCCTCGATGAGCTCGCGCAGGAGATCAGCGGACTTCCACACTCCGGTGCTGTTGCACCAGTCCTTGTAGTGTTGGTCGTTATCCCACGATGTGGGTGCGCCCAAACCGCCAAGTGCGCCCATGAGTCCGCCGAGCGTCCATGCTGCCGTACGCGATGGTGCATCCGCGCCGGTTGCGGGCATGGCTGCCATGCCGAACATGAAGTCGGAAAATCCGGAGCAGGTATGAGAAGATGCGGGGCGGGACATGTTATCGGAAGAACGAAGATACTAAATGGAACGTACGGAGGACGAGAGTGGAAAGGAGTCCAAAATTCAATTTTAATATTACCCTAACCCAAGATGTAGAGATCACGCACGTCTAGATCTAATTCGGGCTGGCCGTACGCCATGTATTCCGTAGCGGCCGTGTCGCACACGAGCGGTATGGCACGGTCGAGTTCGCTCCAAGCCCGCAATAATTTTTCACATGTCCCCGCGTTGAACTCCCTGTACAGAGCGTTCGACATAACGAACCGGGGTCGAATTGCATTGATGTATTCGGGTCCGCATGTCGCACTCGCGAGTACGAAAATGAGCGGGCCGTATTCACGAACCGCGCACCGGATGTAATCTTGAGTACGTCCCGAGAGCAGTACTGGCATTATTCTTTCTTTCCTTTTCCGTTTTAATTCGCACACAGGTTCCTGACGGGTACAACACGGTAGCCACCCTCAGCGCGATCATTTCGACATGCGCGAATGATATCACCCGTGAACATCCAAAGTGCCACTGCGAGCATTACGATGCCGAGTAACATAACAAAAGCGCAAAAGCGTTCGTAGAACATATTAATGGCGGTGAAAAAAAGCGGTTGTGAATTAAACGAGCCGGGATTGCTGCTTAAACATTAAGCGTTTTTTAACATAGAATGGGCTCTGAACAATCACGCGCGAACACGGATGCAATAAACCTCACGATCATGGACGTGATGACGTGTGCTACACCGAGAACGGCACAAAATATTGAAATTAAGATAGTGGGTGACATGTGTGTCAGAACCTGCCGAAATATATACTGTGCTCCATCGACAACAGCGCTACATGACAGGTGGTCGCTACAGTTTGTCCGATCTCGTGTGGATGAGGAAGATCGCACGTTTGCGACCTCTCGTTCAGGACATCGAACGTGCAATCAAATTCTCTGAAGCCAAATGGCAAAGTTAACGGAATTTTAACCAATGACGCACTTCATCTTGAGATAGTTGATAAACATGTTGCGCGCCGGTGTGCCCGGTGTGATGAACATCTTGCGGTAGCGCACGGGGTGATCAATGTACATCTCGATCACTTCGGGATCGCAGTAATCCTTTTTGGTAATCGCACGAGTGTTGTGAATGGTATCCGCGACCAGATCAGCGGCGGCGTTCACGGCTTTCTTCCGGGCGGTCACGGTCATGGAATTAGGGTCCTGAGTCTTCAAAGCGTCAATGAGCACGACATTGGCAGTGAACGTGCGGAAGTCTTTGCTTGTGAATGTCTCGCCGCGCTCCTTGAGCCACGAATTTACATCTACATGTCTCAGGTGGTGCCACTCGCCCCCATGTTGGTACTGCATGACATGGTCGTCCGCCTTCTTCACTGCCACGAGTTCTTGAAGACATCGCACGATCTCGGGGTCGGTCACTGTGCACTCGTTGTGAACGCCCTTCTTCCCGATGAAGCTTATGTGGGCCGCCCCCTTGTCGAATTTAATGTGTTCGCGCCGGATTGTCGTGATACCGTAGCTCTCGTTCTGGGCCTCGTACGTCAATGTGCCCAGGCGGAAACCGCAACACGTCACAATACGGAGAACGATGGCAATGACCTTGTTCATGGTATAGCGTTCCGAAGCGAGCGCGGTCTTCATATCGGCATTAATTTGTGGAAGTTTCTCACCAAATTTGATGAGGTCACAGTACTTCTGTTTCTTCGCTCGTTCCTTGTGCGCGGTCGAGTACAAGCACTGCATGCGCCCCGCGGGGTCGTAACCGCAGCACGTTTGTTTGTCCGTTGTGCCGTAATTGATAGTGACATTGGTCCATGCCGGGGGAATTCTCAGTGCCAGGATCCATTCCAAAATTTTTGCATCCTTGATAACGGTCCCATCCGCATATTTGTATGTGAATTTATCTTTATTCAAGGGGTCCTTCGGATCGGCGAAGCGTGTAATTTTTGTCATTATAATGACCCAACATATTATGCTAAAAAATAAGCGAACCCCCTGTCGCGAATTTGGGTTCGAATGAGATCGCTCCCGGCTTACATGCGATGGTGGTAGCAGTAGTTCGCGGGGCGGTCGTACGTGAAGTTCCACGCCGCGGTCCTGCGGCAGCCCGTCTTCCTGCACGGATAGAGCTCGCACTTCCTGTCGAAGCACTTGGCACTGCAGCAGTCCAGAAGACGCGTACCGTTCAAGGTGCGCTTGCCCCGCTTACAGATGCAACAGAGGGCTTGTCTCGAGCAGTCCGACCCGCCGCATAAAGACTGGTGGCGGCCCGTGGAATCTCGAAGTGCCTCATTTGTGTGACAGATTCGGCACTTCGGGACCGGATATCCTCGATCTCGGCTGCGGCTGCGGCGATCACGTGCCGGGCTGCGGCTGCGGCTGCGGCTGCGGCTGCGACCGCGCTTCGTCTCGATCGGTTGATAGACCGTCTTACTCGACTCCACAGCCGGCGCTACCTCCGGCGGGAATGCCGGCATGCTGCTGGACGGAGTGACGGTTGGAGGTGGTGGGGGCGGGGGTGGGGGCGGTGGTGGGTACGACGGCACCGGTGCACACGAATCACACATGATGTTGGCGGGATTGCTCACGAAAGTTCGGCACCCGGGGTGCGCACATCGCATGCAACGCTCGGCTCCGCAATAATTCGAGTAGCCCGAACTCGTACGCGCGCGCACAGCGAGACGGCAGTCCATGCAATAGATGCGTGTCTGGTCACACTCCGGGCAGAGCGGTGCACGATGCACGGACCAGCGAGTGGCCGCGGTGGCATCGTGAAAGGCGCTGCCGCACGAGAAGCAGTTGGAATTCACCTGCATCGTGGCGGTAGATATGTACAAGGGCTACAAAATTCAATTTTTGTTTGTACTTAAAAAGTGCAAAAATTTACTTCCACTTAAAGTTGAGACAAACGATTTCGAGATTGAGAATGCCGCACGCGGCGACAATCTGAGCATACATGGTCTCGAATGCCATATCTGGTACCATACGGGAGCGTTCGAGCACAAGTCTGAACGCTCCATTGCGAAAACACATAACGCCCCTGATGTGGCGACAGTTGAATTGTCGCACGACCGCCGCACGTCCCTGTGTTGTGCGACCCGCGAACCGTGGACTCGCTATCGATCTCGGTACTTCCTGTTTGATATCGACCGTGCCGCTCAGGGTCCCGGCCATTTCGTACGAGCGCGGAGCAAAATGTTGCATTTTGCACATTTATAAAAGATGTACTATTTTCAAATTTGAAAAGGTATATTACATAAAACACCATGGCTAGCCAAGCACCGACACTTAAAGCAAATCGAGGCGGAAAGCGCGCCAAGAAGATGAAGAACCACTCCGAGGTCCGGGACGAGACGCTCGTGACCAAGGAGGAGGGTCAGGAATACGCCAGAGTCACGAAAGTGCTCGGCTCGTGCCGATTCATGCTCGATTGTTATGACGGGAAAACCCGTATTGGGCTCATGCGCGGTAAGAACACCCGCGGTGCGGCCAAGAGGAACAACCTGACCCACCACGACGACATCGTTCTGATCGCCCTCCGCGATTACGAAAAGGACAAATGTGACATCATTCTCAAGTACTCGTACGATCAGGTCAAGAAGCTCGTCAAGCAGGGTGATCTACCGACGGGCACGTCCGCGCCGCAGAAGATCGATGAGACCGTGGAAGACGATTCTGGATTCGACTTTGAGAACATTTGAATGGTCTCACTCGCTTGCCACGTTCGAACTATATTTTTTTAATTATCCTGTGAGCGTAAAAAAATATAGTTCGAACGGAGCAAGCGAGTGAGACTTACGAATGTTCGAACACGAGTAGACGTTGAGCCTCCACAAACTTTCCGGTCCATTCCCCGAGGTATCCGGGTGCGCGCACACGTTCGTCCTTGAGGCACTTGTAACCGGCCTTCTGCATGACCTTGCGCAGGTGGTTGAAGTCGACCAAATACTCCTGCTGGGCCTCGACCAGTGTGTTTGGGTTCTTCATTGTAATTTCTATTTCGCTACCGAATGCGGCACGTGTCCGGTATTTTTTCTTGATCGTAAAGAGCGGCGTGTCCAGTACGTCTTTATCAAAATTAGATTTTTGTTTTTTCTGTTCTTGGAACCACTGGTCGACACGTTCACCGTCCATACCGATGAGCACGAACCGGCTGCCCGGACGATCGCCAAGGGCGTGCCTGATATTAGCCACGAGATGGTCAAGACGTTCCGGGGAGTGGAAGAAGAATGTAATACTGTAACTCATCATGACCGTATCCACACCACCCTTTGGTAACCAGGTCTGAATGCGCGGGTCCTCACCGCCCCAGGGCTCGAGCGCCTGGACGCACGGCAATTTCTTATGTCGAAGTTTTTCAATGCTGCCCTCGTTAGGCTCCACGCCCCAGACACGAAGATGTTTGGCGAACCAGAGGTCCTTGCTGCGCCCCGTGCCCACGCCTATGTCCAGCAGTCGGGACCGTTCGGGGATCCAGTTCCAAAGGTTGCAACGTTGCCACTCTCGCAAGTACGGCGTCATGATAAACGAGTTTTCACCCTTGACCGTGGCAAGATCTGCGCGATATTCACGCATGTAGCGAGTACCGCGCTCGTCGGGTAGCTGTTGCCAGTCCTGCCACCTGAGGGTGTATCGGCCGTTTGCAATGCAGAATCCTTCACGATCGTTCTTCTGCACCTGCGCCGCCCATTGCTCGGCCACCACGGGTTCCCACCTCGAAATCTGGGTGGGGTCGATGCCCGGGCCAATGTGCCACTGACGTGCGGGATCCTTCGCGGACGCTTCCATTTCGATCACAAACGTTTTGGGATCGAACCACTCGACCGGGGCGGTTGCAGTAAATGGCATTTTACCGCCACGAACTGCGGCGTGTTGGGGGCATTCGGCAAAGTGTCCGAAGATGAACGAGAATATAATTACCACGATTCCCGCGATGAAGGTAAACATTATTCTTAGCCGAGATATTAGCTGAAAAAATAATACGGGCGACGCACGTTAAAGTGATCCAGGGTTACGAACTGATGAGGCGCACCGCACCCACCTGCAATTTGTATGAGGTGCAGAGTGCGTCCAAAGTGTGGCGGAGCCTACTGATTTGACCACCGCGCGGTTTGGGAATCATGAACGCGGTCTCGTTCGCGGCAATGCGCGCTGCAAGTGTGGGCATAGCGGCCTCGCGGATGAGATTCACAATGTCCTCGCGCTGTTCCGTCTCGAGACGGTCGATATGGCATTGCACCGTCTCGGTGGTTTCGCTGGGCACCTTCTTCTTGCGGTACTTTCGCCCCTTCTTATCATGTTTGATGGTCTCGCGCGTCGCGCATCGTTCCATCTCCTCGTGAAGCTCCTCAGGGGTCTGAAGATCGTCTGCGGGTTCATCCTCGCTCTCCTCCTGCGTCTCGGCGGGTTCGGGATGATCCGCCTGCGTCGTCTCTTCGGGGATCTCGTCCTGCACTTCGCGCTTGGTGAATTCGTGCGTGGTGCCGTCCACGGTAAATCGGATGCTGTAACTCCGACACGCCGCATCGAAACATCGGGACACGAGCTCGAGACGTTCCTGTCCGAGGTCGGGCACTTCGAGCCACTCGAGCTCGAACGCCCAGCGTGCAAATATGTTGGTGAGTTCCTGGTGACCGAGCTCGTCCAACCCGGCGAGAACGGCACCAAGGGCCTCGGTATCGATGTGCTTAATTTCGACAATCATTTTGAGCGATAAGGTATAATAGATAAAACTTTTCAATTTTTCATTTCCGCACCTTTATATAAATGACATCAAAAAAGAAGAAGAAGTCTACTAAGAAGCGCAAACACAAACCGGTCAAACCGGTCAAACCGACCGCGCCCGTGCGGAAACCGACTGCCCCTCTTCAGGAGTACGACATCGTGCTACGTACCCACGAACGACGAGCTGCTCTACAGAAGGACGCGCAGACCTGGGGTACACTCAAGATCCTGAAACATCTCAACCAGATTCGCGAAGCGCAACAGTGGAACCCACGGGTGCACGATATTATGACAAAGGACCTGGAGTTCCTGGAAAAGGCCTACCAACGGGAACGACATGCTTAAAAATTGAAAACTTTTGTTACCATTTACACACCATGTCCAACACTAAGAGGAACATCATTCGACCCAACATGCAGGGTCAGAATATGGTCATGACACCACGCCAGAGCCGTGATATGGACGAACTCGCACGTCGACTCAACCCTATGGACTTTACTCTCGTCGGTCCCGTGCAGGACCGTACGCCGGCCACGCTACATGCCGCGCAACTGGCCGCCGACCAGGCGTTTGATGCTCTGGACGACGACCAGTCTGGAGCTCACGAGGAGCGGGAGTGGTCCGCCGCCATCACCCACGTCACACGTCACCAGCGTCTCCAGCGGCGGAGTGAGACTCGTAAGACGGTCACCGTCGACGACGAGAATTCCGACGACGAGTTGCTCGAAACTATTCAGGCCGCGAAGGAGTACTACGACAGGCAGGACCAGGATCACGCAGCTGCCGTCGCACGCGAGCTCAAAACCGTGACGGCCGCCCTACCCGACGACCCGAGCGATCCCGGAGCAGCTATTGATCGAGCCGCTCGAATTCTTGAGGACCGGAAGAAGACTCGATCGGAGGAGCCCGCGCCGTCCGACCGGGAGGGCATTTCAACTCGTGCAAAACGCATGATCATGGGTGAGATCGATGTCGGCCAGTTCCGGTACAAGCACACGGACACCATGCTGCCGCGAAAGCACCAGCACCACATGAGCGCCCTGCTGCAACTGTTTGGCAAGGGCATTGTGGTGATTGATGTGTTCTCGGGTGGGCAGCGCGCCGCGCTCGGCTTTCTAGCGCCGCTCAGCAGCCAGAACCGTTGGGTCCCCGGGGACGACTATGTTATTCAAACCGCGGTCGAGATTCAGTCGGGTCGGGAGAAAGGCACGGTACAGTGCGAGGTCGTAGCCCGACAGGAACTCATCAAACCCGGCACCGACCGGGTTCCGCAGGATGACTGGCAGCTTGGTGAGAAGCGCCACCACAAGCTCAACGAGTTCCCACGCAAACACCTCGTGCGCATGAGTCATGTCTCGGGCGGCACCGATGCGTTCAAGCTCATCTGGCGCACCATGGTGTTCGTGTTTGTGTGGGAGCGCGAACCGCGCGATGATCTGGGCGCGCTGATCCGATGGGTCGCGCAGCTTTGAGAGAAAAAATAATGGTGACGGTGAATTGTGCGCTATTTACTTATGCTGATTTTTTTGGACCGTTGCGAGCGCGGTTAACGAGACGTAGGAACCACCATGCGCTCATAACAGCGACCAGAATGTAGGGAGCGGGCAGGAGGGCGTGGATACATGCGAGGAACGCGAAATTCCAAACAATGGCCGCGGGAAAGATAATCAAGCGGGTCAGGGCGTACGACACGAGCACGGTCATGGCGAGCGGAAATCCGACCCGGCGGCCGCGTGACTCGCGCCAGAGTGCGATGTTGAGGAACGGTATCGGGAGCTCGCAGAGCATCATCACTGCAACGAACAATGGCTGGTCCGGCGTTAGTACGAAAATGACCACGGCCGCCATGTGGTGTACGCGCATAGTCAAGTTGCACATGGGGAGATCGGTGATGTAGTATGTCACGGGAAACCACTTCAGTGCGGCAACAGTGGGATGCCACTCCGCCCCGGTGACCAGCTGCACGACGGCCGCGGCCGTCATTACCGTGGCGTTCACGGTACTCGCGAGCTCGAACCGCCCGATGTAGCGCTGGAGAAGCCGGTCCGCGACGTGAATTGCAATCCAGATGGCAATAAAGGCGATCATTGTGTTTTACGATGTTGATTATTCAATTTTTGCCGCCGAGAAAAGATCTCGGAGGAATTAAACTTAAAGCAATGATTGAAGTTGTGGAATAAGACAATGAGTTCTACAATGTCAGATGGTATGGCCAATTTGGGAATCCACATCCCCAAGCGGTACGTGGCTGAAGAGACCGCGGACAAGAAATTCCACCATGCTGCGCTTGTGGGTGAGGATGAGGAGCTCGCCTCAATCGAAAGAATTGATCAGCTCATTCCGTACGTTTGGGTGTCAAGCTGGGATTGCGCGACGGACATGAGCATGCTCAAGGCGAAGAACATCCGGTTCGTACTGAACATGAGCCCGAACCGTAAGGACGCGCCGACCGTGGAGTGCATGCGAAAACTCGGGATCATTCACGAACACATTCCAGTCGAGAACGTCCCCGACTGGAAACCCGAGGACACGCAGATTGAGGCGGAGGTCGTAACTGCCGGAGAGGACGGAATTATTGTTCAGAAAGAGAAACCGGTACAGATTCTCAGTCTGCGCGACGCCCTACCGCGGACCCACGGCTTCATCAAGCGCGCGTTCGACCAGAAGAAGAACATTCTCGTGCACGATGACCAGGGTACCTCGGCCGCTCCGGCCGCCGTGGCCTACTTCCTGCTCAAAAATTTCTATGCCAAGCAGAGTCCGGATGCCAACAAACTCCAGCTCGTGCTTAACAGGATCAAGCTCAAGCGCCCGTGTGTGGACATCAACTTCGGATTTCTCGAGACGTTGGAGGATTGCGAGTCGGAATGGAGCGGTCGTGCCGTGATCGAGAGTCAGAGCCTGAGCGTGCGTCGCAACAAGGTGTTGAAGGAGCGCGAGAAGGCGCGTATAGCGAACACGGTCACCGCGGAGCGCAAGCAGGCCGATGACGCGTGGGCGCGACAGGTCAAGGTGGGTGAACTCGGTCGTGTCGTACGCAAGAAACTCATCTAAGTCTTAGATCCGGGCGGCATTGCTCGAACCCTATTGGAAAATATCAGAGGTATGTACAAAAAAATAAGGTTCGAACGTGGCGACACCAGCCGCAAGCGAGTGAGACATAGGACGGAGTCCGCATCTATTTACGCACGATGAGAGTAAACCACCACGCGTTCAGGAGGACAAGCAGGACATAGGGCAAGATCATGAGCGGGTGCACGTCCATGATGGCCGCGCTCGCACGTCCCAGCTGGAGGGGGTACCAGACGAGACGCGGCACGAAGTAGCTCACCGCGACGAGCATCTTGAGCCACGCGGGTACAACCGATCGACGGCGCCACCAGAGGGCAAAGTTGAGAATTGGGATGGGGATGTCGAGCATCATGAGTGCGGCCACGAACTCGGGGACAAATGGCGTCCACTGGTAAATTGCCATGGTGGCAATGTGGTGCACACGCATATCGTTCGATGTGCGCGCGAAGTCCGTAATGTAGTACGCAACGGGGACAAAATTCCACTTGCGGATATCGGCCTCGCTCATATCCGGGGTGATTGCGATGATGATCCCGAGCACGGCAACGAACGCGGCATTAAGTGTACTCGCGAGGTCGAATCGTCCCTGCTGGAGGCTGACCCACTGTTCGAGACGGAAGATTGCAATCCAAATGGCTGAGGCGATTAGCAGCATGTTTATCTCTCACCGGAGTTTCATTTTTTGAATTTTTGGGAAAAAAAATCAGTGCTGGAATTACAGGGTGCGGACGGGTTCGAGATCGATGCACGGCATTTCGATATGGTACTCGTCGCCCAAGACGGTGCAATTCACGCCGGGTTGCAGATGAATGATGTGCGGGTAGCCGTTCACACTCAGATTTTGTGCATCAACTGCTCGCTCAACAAAGGCAGTAGCGTCCCGGCCGTACCCCGTGCACCGGAGAGTTCCGTCGGCGCGAAGCCAGAAAGGCTGCATACGGCTACGCATCACGTGCACTCGGTTCACCCGGATGCTGCGATAACAGAAATTTACGAGGCGTGTGGACATGTGTTATTGAGTACCAGAGTTTCAAATTTGGAACTTCGATACCCTTATTTTTGAGGAACCCTTTTGAGAATAATTTATCGGCTATTATATCGATATTAATTCTTGTAAACCATCGTTAGATCAGAAAATCCCATGGACCCCCTTTTGGGGCTATTATATCGATATTAATTCTTGTAAACCATCGTTAGATCAGAAAATCCCATGGACCCCCTTTTACAGGGGTTGAATAAGTTTTAATTCTTGTAAACTATCGTTAGATCAGAAAATCCCATGGACCCCCTTTTGGGGCTATTATATCGATATTAATTCTTGTAAACCATCGTTAGATCAGAAAATCCCATGGACCCCCTTTTACAGGGGTTGAATAAGTTTTAAT